AACGCCGCATCCTACCAGGCTGAGCGCCATAGCCGCAGTCGCAATAACTGCCAATGCGATATTCTTTTTCATAATTATGGAGCAGGATACCCCATTTATAGCCGTAAGGCTTAGGTGGGGAGGAATGCGTTTCTTAGAAAAGACTAAGATACAGCGTTTCCTGCTTACCTCCTTTCAGTATTTAGATGATTTGTATCCATGCTCCCGCATGGCAAACAACTTGAACTTTGGAAATTGCTACTGACTTACTTTTCCCGTTGACGGGAATCAAAAGTCTTGTGCCTTTGTTATGGCACCCGCTTGTAATGTACGTTTTACCTTCGAGACGCACAGTGTCGTATGGCTGAATTGCATAGTGCTGCCTTCTTATAGAGCGACGACCCTTCGATACCTTTTTGCTGCGGTATTTGTGCAAATTTTCGCAATCCTTTTTGTGGTTGCGACTTATTCTGCCGTTAAAAAGTTCCTTGCCCTTTGCCTTGTTACCGGTGCGAGTGTCAACATAAGTGGCATCGTAGAACTTTTCCAGTACACGGTTGTTTCTGCGTCGTTTTTGGTAATGTCTAAATTTGCAACGACGTGCCGGATGATAATCACCCATCGCATACGCATCATTGTTGTGGGTTTTCTCAAGTTGAAGCGCAATGCGTTTCTCTTTTGTCATCGCACCATAAGTGATGGTCACAAATTCCTTACCGTATGTGGCATACAGTGCATTTACTATCTGCCAGCGAACAGCATTCATAAATGCTGCGCCGGAAAGGTTTGCAAACTTTTTGTCTTTACCAAAACCATAGAGCTTGCCACCCTTTTGATGATTAGCGGGTGTATGACATTTTTCACACACTGTAACCAATTCATCAAGCTGATAGCCGTGTCTGCCTTTCCAGTAAAACATGTGGTGCATATGTAAAATCGCACCTTCGGTAGCTTTGCGCCCACAAACTTTGCAGACATAGTTATCACGGTAAAATACCGCTTCCCGCAAGGTTGCCAAATTGTAGCGCGGACCTTTTTGATAGTCCGCTCCCTCAGGAATGACTTTTCCCTCCTGAATTGCTTTTACAAGCATCGTATCAAAAGAACCAACCTCAACCGTTACATGAGTAATTGGAATCACAGATACATACCGTTCGATAAGGCTGATATTCAGCTGCTTCTTATGCTCCAGAGAAGGTGCAAGCCAACCTTTATCGCGCTTTCGGTTATCGAAGCGCGATTTGCGGTAGCGCAGCCTGTTTCTGCGTGTACGGCGATACTTACGGCAGTCATCGTGATGTTCCTTCTCATCTTGCAGCGTATCATACTGAGCAGATACATATTCGTGAGATTCGCTTTTCACGCTGATGCCGATATAGTTGTAACCTACATCCTCGCAGGTTTCGATGGGTTGCGTGTTTGTTTTGCTGTCATACAGCAGTTGGATGGTAAACGGGTGATGCTTAACGATTTTTGCCTTTCCGTCTTTCAAGAGTCGGCGTACCTTGCCGAGACGGAAGGTAGGCATTAAGCGTTCACCACTATTGCTGAGAACACAAACGCAAGTGTTCATGCAAGATACTCCTTTCGTAAAATAGTAATGAAACTATAAGTCAGGGCTTGCGCCCTGTGGCCCACTTCGCCAATGTTATGCACTGTTTTAGCCTTTCGGCATGGCAGCCGCACATCTCCTACCCTTAGAGATTTTTAACGTAATATGTATCAACGGCTTGCACCGCTAACGCATACGCTGCCCGCAGAGCCCGACACTTGTGGAGCATAATCGGGGTGCCTATATTATGAAGATGATTGCTCATCAAATGCATAACGGAGTTCGCAACAACCGAAGTTGCTGTTCACCGAGGCTAATCAACCGGGCTTACAGGTTTCCCCGCAAGCCCCGTCTATAACCGGTGAACCGGTTTAGGCGGGGTTGTTGACAAAAACACTCCTTCTCGGTATCTAGCGCCGAGGCTACTCAATAATGATAGGTTCCGCCAGCCCTACGCGGTTTTGGATTTCGTCATCGACGATACCGTGGACTCTTGGCGTCCTATCCTTCTGTACACCTGCATTTTATCACGGAGGTGTATTGAATACAACCATGATGGCTCGATTTTAACAAATCCGCAACAATTTGTGTCAGAAAAAGGATAGGTGTTTCTTTCTCTATTATATTTTGCATCGCAAAAATGTCAATGCACATTCTTTATGAACGCAAATTTTCGTCGATTTTCTTTAGCCGTTTTGCTGCCAATACCATACGACCGTTATTGATGTTGTAGTCACAGGTGAGAAGGAACAAGAATTTGTCATTGTTGCAGTCGAATTGCAGTTCCTTGTAAATCGAGGCTTTATCTTGGATGGTTTCGAGCATATCACCAGTTTCGGAGGCAGAGAGCGTGTTCGCCCATGCCTGAATATCTACAAAGTTCGGGTCATCAACATATCCCGGCACTACCATGAGCGCGAATATCTGATAGTATTCTTTCCCGTACTCGCCTTCCCAGCAAACGGTCCCGTTTTCATCGAAGAATTCCGGGTCCTTGAACTTATCCAGAGAGCCGAACATTGTCCCATCGTTCATCTTATGCCCATAGATGATAAGGTTACCGTGCTGCCGCGTATCACATACTTCATCGAGGAAAAGGGTGCCGGGGATACTATGCTCTCCGTAGATATCGGTACGGAGGTAGGTGTCGTTTGTTTCTCCCTGCACTACCGGCCCGGTAGCGGTCGTGCCATATACAGTAAGCCATCCCTTATAATCAGGGTTGACCGCAAGCATTCCATTGGACCAGTCAGTCTCATTGGTTTCCTGTGCAGTCGTTCTGATAGCCTGCAAGGATGAAGTGAGTTCCTGAGTCTTTTTGGTTTGTGCTATACTTCGGAGCAGCATACCGCTCAATATAAGCACTGCGATGAGTGCAGCTATACTGATAAGGCGGGATACCCAGCCGAGGGTTTTTCTTGCGACAGTCTTGACATTTGCCATGCTGATAGACCTCTTATTCGATTCCTGATACTATATTTCTCTGTTGCCGCATAATCCTGCGGTCTTGCGATGACTCATGATTTTATTGTATGCGATTCGCACATTTCGGCAACGCTCGCGCCTGATTTTCTGAGAGCTCCCGTATGATTTCTTGGTTTTGCCCCACAAACAAAAAGTCCCGGTGCCATAACGGCATCGGGACCTTGCATTTTAAGCGGGAGTTGCAGCCTTATCGTCTTTGCGCTTACCCTTGCAGGCGGTGGCAACACCATCGCTCACAAGGTAGCAGCCACCCGCGACCAGCAATGCTTCCAGCAGCGTCTTCTGGTCGATGCCCACATCACCCATCTTGGGGATTTCATGGACAATGGGGATGGTTTCCGGAATATCCGGAGCAAGGTACACGGTGAACTTCGTGCCCATTTTCGGCGTGATGTTCAGAGCAGTATCTACTTCATCCGACACCGCAGCCTTATTGGTAGTACCGTGGTCCATGTTCGGGTGTTCCGTTTCGGCAGCAAAACCCACAGCGGTAGACATCATCAATGCCATCGATACCGCCGCGCATGCTTTTGCAAAACGCTTCATGGAATTGCCTCCTGTGTTTTTCAAAAAATGCCCCAGCACAAACGGATGGGTCTGCACCGGGGCATCGGCATACTTTAACTCAGAACGGAAATAGTAATCTTGGCGGCAGCAGAACCAACCTCAATCGGATTCTCGCTATCAGAAGTGTCATAAGCCGTGAAAGTCGCAGTACAGTCATAGGTGCCTGCTTCGAGCGGCTGGGACAGCTTATCGGTCTGAATGTGGTAGTTGGGCTGGATAAGACCACTGTTGTAAATCTCAGCACCGCCGTCATCGAGCGTGATGCTTACGACCTGAGCGTACTTGTTGTTGGGGACATTCTCGATTTCGAGCGTACCCTCAGAATCTCCGGTCTTGAATACGGGATTTACATTGATGGAAATAGCCATGGTGCCATCTTCTACCACCCGATTCAGTTCTTCCTGAATCTCAGCCTCGCTCTTGCCATCGAGCTGGCCCAGCTGTGCGGCAACGGAATCTTCCAGACGGTTGTCCGAAATCTTTCCGCTCTTCTTCCAGATGAACAGGCCTGCGCACAGCACAAGCAGCAGAACCACACAAACCGTGATGGTACGGTGCAAAAGCTTGTCATTCTTCTTCGAGGTCTTCTTGTCGGTGGATACGATATTGTTCGCCATAATATTATTCCTTTCCAAGTGTGATGCTATTAGCTAAAACCAAAGCCGCCGAGCGGCAGGTCACTCGACGGCCAACTCGCTAACGAGTTTGATTTATGCCGAAATTTTCAAATCAGCGGTTGCTGCTGACACCGCCAGCAGTAGCAGTCTGGGTGTCGCCGGTCTCGAACATCGGGATGATGCTGTAGGTGACGCGAACAACGGGAGTGCAGCCAGCGTCGTTGACATTGGAGCCTGCAATCTTGGCGTTGACGATGAGGGGCAGAGCCTTAGAAGCGTCATGAGTGACAGCGTCAGCGGCAGCGCCGGTCTTGGTGACCTCAGTCGGAGCAGCCAGGAACCAGCCGTTCTCGGTGATGTCCAGAGGAGCAGAGCACTTAGCCAGGTCGATGGCAGAAGCGTTGTACATAGCGGAGTCAGGAGCAATGTTCATGGCAATCTCGCCACGCTTCAGAGCAGAGGTGCTCATGGGAACGACGCGCCAGGTGGCGGGCTCAGCCTGCAGCTCGGAAACCTTCAGAGCCAGGCCCTCGCGCTTGGAGTTGTCGGTCTTGGAAGCGCCAACATCGAACTTCTTGCCGAAGTTGCAGCTGGTATCGCCATCGGTGATGACGAAGTCCTCTTTCAGCTGGTGGTTGCCGTCAATGCCCTTAACGGTCTCGCGCAGGGCATCGCCGTCCAGAGTGCCAGCAGCCTTGAAGTCCCACTTGCCGTCGATGAAGATGACATAGCACTCGCCGGAAGCGTTGATGTGCTCGTCAGCACCCATCTGATGGTAGTTATCGGGCTCAATCCAGCCAGCCTGGGTGGCGGGGTCGCTGTACCAGTAGGTGTAGGACTTGGTGGTGGCATCATAAGCGATAGCGAACAGCTCGTCGTTGGAGTGGTCGGTATCGTAGATGCGGCTGTAGTGGGTCACCTTGGCAATGTCAGCGATGTAGGTGCGGCTGTTCTTGTCGATGGTGGAGTAGTTGCGCAGCTGGTAAGCGTCCTTGGTCGGGGTGACAACATTGCCGGTGCTGCGGAAACCGTACATGCAGACATACAGAGGAACGGTAGCCTTGACATTGACATGGTTGACAGTAGCGACGGTGATGTCGTACTCAACGCGGCCGTCATCGGTAGCGACGCCCGGGTGCTCTTCCTCCGTCGGAGGAGTCTCTTCCGGAATCTCGGAATTGTTGTCCAGGTAGATGTAGAACTGGGTGCTCATGGTGGGGTCTTCGTTGGTAGCAGTGTCAACACCGTTTGCCTTGGTGTCGTCGCTGACCTTGGCCTCATCAGCAGTACCGTGGTTCCAGTTCACCTTGCCGTTTGCTTCCTGGCAGTCGGAAATCTTGACGAAGTGCTCCTGCTTGGTGCCGTCGCTCTTGGTGGTGGTGTAGATGCCGTACTCGCCAACCTTGTTGTAGGAGCTGCCCATGATGTAGGCGGCAGGAATGGCCTTGAAGCCAGCGGTGTCCTGGTCGGCGTAGGTGACGGAACCGTCATCGTTCACCTTGTAGAAGGACTTCGTGCCGATGCGGTAGACGGGGGTGGAGTGCAGCATTGTCTCATCGTTGGGATGATTGGCAATCACAGTGTTGTCAGTAGGCTGCTGAAAATCCTCTGCAGCGAATGCAGTGATAGGCGCCATGCAGCTGGCGGCCATTGCCATGCCCAGAACGGCAGAGGCAACGCGCTTATAACTTTTCATTGGAAAAGCTCCTTTCAAAAAATGTGTTTGTGTTATTCCATTCATCCCATCCGGAGATTGTTCCTGCATACAGCCGCCGTCAAGGAAGTCTGGCCGAAATCAGTGAGACCAGAATTGTATTTTGTACAACCATGGTCCTGCCCTTAAAAGCATCCGATACCGCCGGTATCGGACCACTGACTTTATTCTATGCGGTTCGCACATTCGTGCAAGCAAAAAACATCATCTTTTTTTCAAAAATCTAACACAAATCCCGATTTTTTGGAAAAATCTTCGCAAAAACGCAAATCTGCCATGAATGTGTATGTTTCCCGAGTGTCCCTACACGCAAAAACCACCGCCCTTTCTCGGATAATCCGAAATCGGGCGGTGGCTTGTATGGCAGAAATCGTCGAACCGGCATAATAATTCTCTGCGGAATAATGCCACGCAGAATAATTCTTGACAGAATTATTATTGCAGTGTATGCTATAAGTAGCAAAAGATGCAGGAGGGAGTTAATATGCCATTCGTTGATAGAGAGATAGAGATGTCTGCGTTGGAAGCCGCCTATAAAAATCCTATCGCTTCTCTTTTTGTGGTCTACGGTCGCCGTAGAGTCGGAAAGACCACTTTGCTCGCAGAGTTTTGCAAAGGCAAACACGCATTGTACTATTTGGCCACTGAGGAAAGCATACAGGCAAACTGTGCAGCTTTTCGTGAGATGGCCGCAGACTTTCTTCAAGACGAACTTTTGCGCAGCGCAGCAAATGCTGGTTGGGAAATGATTTTCAAGACATTGCTTGTGCAGCCGAGTGAGGAAAAGCTGGTAATCATCATTGATGAGTTTCAGTATCTTGGCAAAGCCGACAAAGCGTTTCCGTCTGTATTTCAGAAAATTTGGGATACCCAACTAAAAAACGAAAATGTGGAAGTGATTCTCTGCGGGTCACTGGTTCATATGATGATGGAGCAGACCCTATCCTATTCCAGCCCTTTATATGGGCGCAGAACCGGGCAGATTAAGCTGAAACAAATCCCATATGCCTATTACAACCAATTTTTCCCGGCGATGTCTGAGCAAGAGCGCATTTTGTACTATGCCGTCACTGGTGGTGTGCCTAAATATATAGAGTTGTTCCATCAGGGCAAGGAAATCTATGATGACATCCTTCAAAATGTTTTCACGCCACAAAGTTTCCTGTACGAAGAACCAGAATTCTTGCTTCGGCATGAAGTAAATGATATTGGAAGCTATTTTTCTATCATTCGTTCTGTAGCAGCCGGAAACTGCCGTGTGTCCGATATCGCGGCCTCGCTATCCATTCCGGTAACAAGTTTGCCGAAATCGCTGAAGACCTTATGCGATTTAGACATTTTGGAGCGTGAGGTCCCCCCAACCGAAAAGAATGTCGAAACAAGCAAAAAAGGACAGTATCGTATCCGGGATAATTTTATAGCCTTCTGGTTCCGTTTTGTATATCCCATGCGGTCTTTCATTGAAAGTGGTCACGCTGAAATCGCCATGAACAAACTGCGCAGCGGTTTTATTCCGAACCATGTCGGATATGTTTATGAAGATATTTGCCGCAGTAAAATGTGGGAATTGAATGCGCAAGGAAAGCTGCCTTTTTTGTTTGACCGTGTCGGCCGCTGGTGGGGTGGCAAAGACACAGAGATAGATATTGTAGCTGTCGATACAAATGACCGCAGTAATATCCTGTTTGGTGAGTGCAAATTTCATCAAAATACTCAGATGCAGCTATCTGAACTACGCCAGCTAAAGGCAAAAGCAGCCGCTGTCCAATGGGGAAAAGAAAGCCGTACAGAGTATTTCATCCTCTTCTGCATCAGTGGATACTCAGAAGAATTGCATCGTTTAGCGGAATCTGACCCGCATATCATACTGGGTTAATATAGCTTAACACCAAAAAAGCATGTGCATCACAAATCCTTTTAATTTAAAGGGATTCGTTGCACATGCTTTTGTTTTTTTTGGATAACCTGAAAAATCAGTGGTAGCTATGATGTGGAATTCATTCCGCCTCAGAATTTCCAAACACAACATCATAAATGCCGGGAATGTCGTAAGGACTCACAATGCTAGGAACAGGTTTGCCGGATGCGGGATTTTTGAACTTTTCCGGCGCGTCAGAGATGATGACATCCGCTTTTTCCCACTCGCTGTCTTTCAGGAACTTCGCATACCGCATCCCGACCATTTCCTTGATGGAGAGGCTTTTCAGCTGCATGGCATACTGGCAGACATCCTTCGTGGGCTGGTGGTCAGTGATGACATTGCTGTACGCAAGCGACCCGGCAACCGTCCTATCGACCATGATGAGTTCGCGTTTCTGCAAATCCACGACAGCCATGACCAGCTGGCCGGATTCGGTAGTCAGAGCGAACCGGTCCTTTACGGTGGCAGGCTCGAACTGTTCGCCGGTCATGCCGTCACGAACCATTACACCGCAGAATGCTGTATCCATCTCGGAGAACTTCTCGCCAGAATAGGAGTTGACGACCATCGCGGCATAGCGGATACCGTTTTGCAGGCATTTCCTGATATCGAAATCCACATACTCAACAGCACCGTTTTTGCCGCTGCTCCTGCGGTCTCCGGAATGGATAGCACCGAGCGTCTCAACCTTCGGATTTCCGTAAAAGACGAAGTCAACTTTCTCATCGCTGTAGAATGCGACCGAGAGGTCCAGGTCCACTCCGTCCCATGCCTCAGTCTCGAAACTCGCCTTCCAGTAGAGGAACGCACGAAGCACATTGCCCTCGGGGAGCCGGGTTCTGGACCCACATGCGGCAGAACGCAGCGAGGAGGAGATTTGCCGGGGATTATCAGGGAACACAATGTCGTTGCAGTGGCAAGCGGGGTCGATATAGACGTTTTTCGATTCGGTGTCTTCTGCACGAAGGACCTGCCACAACTGATTGAAGATATCGCGGGCAACGCGGTTGCAGATATCCTCAGGGATAGGCTCAACTTCTCTGTCAAGAACCTTGCTGGCAGCACCGTTCGCCTTACCGGTAGCAAGCTGGACGGGATTATTCCGATTCCGGAAATGGTTGATAAGCTGGACCAGAACGCGGGGCTCTACGCTCTTGCAGACCGAGATGAACCGGAACAGGACATCTTCCATCGCGGTAGTGTCCTTACAACTGCGCAGAGCGAAGTCCAAATACCGGGCAAACATACCGGGACGAAGCATAAGATGCGCCGTCAGCAGTTCCGCGTTGACAGGCGGCTTCATCAATTCCTGCAGTTTTGAGTTGTAGGTCTCGATTTTGATACCGTTGCGGACCTTATCGAAGATGGCTTTGTTCTCAGGGAAATACTTTGCGTACTCACTCGGATGCAGCTTCTCGCCCAGACGCTTGAACTGTTCAGGACGGAGTGCAAACCCTTCATCCTTCTCGACATGTTCAAGCAGACCCAGAAGTTCACGGCGCTCTGCTCTTGTAAAGCTGCGGAAACGCGGTGCCTTGGCAAGGCTTACATCCTGCCCGCTCATGGCAGCGGCAAGACGCAACACATCGGTAGCACTCTTGAAATCTAAGAAGCATTTCTGGGATTTCCAGTCGGGGCGATGGATAATATAGGATACATACAGTGCAAGGTTCTCCTTACAAGGAATATCCTTATCCTTCATCAGGGACATTACCTTATCCAGAAACTCTTCGCCACTGTCAGAGAGAAGCATCTTTACGGTATTCTGCTCATCAGGAGAAAGAAGGGCTTTGCTCGTTACGCTCTGAACAAGATACCGGTAGATTTCATCCTCGGTGCAAGCCGGAATCTGCTTGGCTGCGGGAAGGTGGTCTTTATCAAGACCCTTGCAGAACCGGGACGGGTCAGAGTCCGGCGTCCAAACCCCACCGCTCAGGTAGTTCAGGTAATTAACGATATACAACTCCACAAGGCTTGCGTTCATCGCATCGTTCGGGAAATCCGGCCAGATGGGCGAGGTCTTTGAGACGGCTTTGCTGTCTTCCGTGATAAACTCGTACAACTCGGACCAGACTTCGAGGAACCCAGTATGCGCAGCCTTGCAGCACGCCTCAAAGAGGTCGTATGCCATCACATAGCCATACTCCAGCAACTTCATATTTGCGGTGCATACAAAGCGCTTTTCTACCACCGTCTCCCCTTCCATAGCCGGTGCGGGCGGTACGATACCGCGATGATGCAGAAAAGTAATGCGGTTGAAATCTTTAATAGTCAGCATACAAACCTCCTGACAAAACAAAAATCCCGCATCGAGAAGAATCTCGACACGGGTCTAAGACACACGATTGATACGGAAAGCACGACCGCTAAATTTCATATATGCCAGTCGAACAGACAAGCTGCAGGCGGCTGGCATGGTGTCTAAAGAAGGAAGCGGACATATAGCCGTATTGGGATGCGCTTACATTACCGTGACGGAGAGCAAAACCACGACTTTTCAAGTATCAAATAGAAGGATGTGGTTTTATAGCCATACACAGTGGCTCAAGAAATTGGACAATGTGCTATCTTGAGCTAGTAAACACATTATACCATAATTTGCTGTTGATTTCAAGAGAAACTGAACAAATAAATGTTGCTTATTTGTTAAATTATGTCGCGTTATGGTTGTTTTTTCGTGCGCGAAGCAGGTCTGGCGGCAAGGGGGTGCTCTATCGGCATTTTGACAACAAAAAAGCCCCCGCATTGCTGCAGGGGCCGACATCAATCGTCGCCTTCGTCATCCGGGTCTTCGTCCGGAATGTCAGGAATCTCGATTTGCTCGAGTTTGGAATTGCTTTTTTCGGAATCCTCTCCGAGGTCTTTTCGCTTTTTGGTTCGCGTTGCTTTACGCTTCGCAGCAGTTTCATTGAGTTCCTTATCATACGGAATCAAATCATAGGGCGAACAGACAATAGCCGTTACGACCTTGTCTTTGATGTTGCCCGTGGAATCATCCCGAATACTCGTCATCTCAATAGAGTGCTTTAAGACCGGAATCAGTTTCCGCCATTGCCATTCTCTGAAATTTACGCCGGGTACAGATACTACCACCGAAGCATCTGCCTGCAATCCTTTCAGGACTACTTGCAGAAAGCAGCTGTACAGGTATCCGAAATGCACATCACTGTCATACGCATCCGGCTTGTCTTTCCGGCAAACCATATCCGCAATCAGAGTATCCTCGTCCTCTCCCTTGCAGAAGATGACTTGTCCTAAGCGCGGCGGTTTTCCCTGTGCCTGTTCGAGGTATCTCGTCTTAGCGTCCGGAAAGAGCATGGCGAAATCATCGAGACCTTTATCCCATGTATTGGTGTCGGGACACAGACAACAGATGATTCTGCGCCCATGGATACCAACAGGTAGAGTCCCGGTTCTGGTCAATCTATATTCTACCGGCATTACTGTACCTCAGTCCAGATGTCGGACATAGTAAATATCAATGCCCAAGCGCTTCGAGACGAGGTCACGCACTACATCACCGCCGTAGCTTTGCACATTGACGCTCTGGTCAATAATAGGCATGTCGATGTCCAGAAAGTAGGGACCGTTGCCCGTGCTGCGCACAGTGTTGAACTTCTCGGCGAACTCAGTGCCTTCCAGAGGGAACCAGTTGAGCCAGCCGCAATCCATCATGGGCATCGCGTCACGCTGATGTTCCGTCTGGGCTTTCAGAATGGCATCGCGTGTCGCAGGTTCGTGCAAAAGGTCGTTGATAGCCTTGCAGGTATCCTTCACCTCTTCACGAAGCTTCCAGAGCGCATCCTGCCCCATCTCGTTTGCTTTTTTGGCAAAGTTAAGGTGTTCCGCTACTGCACCTTTCGGGTTGAGATGTTTGAGAAGTGCGTTGATTTCCTTCTCAGTCAGTGTATCGTCCAGTTGGAACTTGCAATCGTAAGTATCGACAAGCACGTTGCTGAATACCGGCAGCGTAATGCCGAATCCATTGATAATGACATTCTTCTGGTTCGTGGTGTAGCGGTACAGAGTCGGGCAATCGTAATTGACCCAATCCCGTACGAAGTTTTTAGCACGAGACAGATTCGTGCAGCGCTTCGTGGTATTGCAAGTCGAGAACTCATACCAAACGATTTCGCTGTCGTTCGCGTAACGGATATCCCGCAGCTCAGGGGCAAGACCTTTGGCGATAGTCATAGGCTGCATGGCATCAATGCCGTTGACTTCGAGGAAATCCTGCAGCACCCACGGGTTGATGGCAAGAGCATATCCCTTGCCTTCTGGGTACGCATTGGCAGGCGTAACGCTGCGCTTATCCTTCTTGTATACGCGCAGCCTCGTGTCGTTTGCAGGCGTCCAGTCATCGTTGTAGGTGGACATAAATGCCTTGGGACCGTTTTTCGTTATGGCAAATTTGATTTCTGCTTTCATGATATTTTTTCCTTTCTGCCTCATTCGGGCAGCGTGTCGCATTTGATAATTCCTCCATTATCGGTTTCCGTCTCGAATCCGAAATGGCACCATCCATATTCGTCCGAGAGCCAGTCCGAGACATCGTCGAGGAATTCTTCGATATCGTCATACTGTTCCTGATGTAAAAATGGGGGCGTGTAGACCTCGGTCGGTAAAGAGGCAAGAGCTCCCATATCACCATCTGTATCCCGCCTGATATTCTTAATCAACATAGGTCACACCTCCTGAGTGTTGTTATTCTTGTTCTGAAGCTGCTCCGTCTGTGCGGCATAAAGACCAGCAGCGTAGGCAGTATACAGTTCCTCAAAGCGGGACTCATCCTTGCTTGCCAGCCAATCCGTGGTGCGCTTGAGCGGCTCTTCCAAGGGCTCGAAGTCGTCTTCCATCAGAAGACCGGAGTGACCGCTATCGGTAAGGTACTGTGCCAGAGCACGCTGCCTGACATAATGCACCGCGTCAGCAGGCTCAATCACCTTCTCGTCAGCGCATGTCCAGTACATGTCCCGGTCCTTGTACCCGCGATACAGCCCCTCAATGGTCTTGGGGTCAGGCAGTTCACCGCACTCATCCCGTTCATCGAGGTCGAAGATACGAACTTCACGCACCGTGCCATCGTTCTCCGGAGGAAGCAGGATACTGCGTTTCACGACAACATCATCTTCTTCATCATTGTAGGGTGCAACGATGTCAAAAACGCGATGCGTGTCACAGTCAAGCTTACAGGAAGTTTTCAGGCACATGCCGGAAGCGTAGTACGTATAGCAGCTGACATCTTCGCTGATGTGATGCGGAGCGTTCAGCGCTTCGATGTACTGACTACGACCATACCAGTAGACCTTCTCGGTATGCCCATCTTCGAAAAGCTCAAAAACCTCACGGATGTGGTAGCGCTCGCGTTTGAGAACTACAAGGGCGCGGCAAAGCTCAGCGATTGGGTCAGAGGAAGAACGGGACACGGTTACCAGCTGGGTGTTGTCATCAAACATTGTGACAAAAAAGACGATGACGGTGGCAAAATTGATAAAACTAAACATGATTTTTCTCCTTTTAGTGTTATTTTTTCGTGGTTTGGTTTTGCTGCTCAGACACAGACCCTTGCGGCGGTTTCTGCTCTTTCGTTTTTTTGGCAGTCGCACTCTCTTTGCCGACGAGGAAAGATACGAAGCAGGTCGCCAGCATGTAAAAATACATGTATGTGTCAACCTGTCGTACTTCTATCTCTCCGTATTCCAGCAGTTCAAGAAACCGCCAGACGGTACTCATACAGACAATAAGCGCAAATAATAGGTGTTTTTTGGTCATGAATACTCCTTTCTTTAGTAGTTCCGGCAAACAAAAAAGCAGGCCCATTCGAAGATGAGTCTGCTTGTTAGAGCCAGAATGTGAATTGTACGAGCGCAAAACGCCTACAGTAGAATGGTATCTATCGTACAATTTTCATTTTATGCCGTTCGCACATCCGTGCAAGTGCTTACCGTCTGTTTTTTCGCCGCTATGACATACAGAACCATTATTCCTCAACCATGTTCAGAAGAATATCCGAACTCGTAGCGAGGAACTTGTATTTGGGCCCCTCAACAGTTGCGATAAAGGGAATGTACCCTGTCTGAGAATCTTTCACATCGCTGTATTTCAGGGTCAGACCGTTTGGCAGTTCGATAGACTTGGATAGAAGCGAGGTATCGATGCTTTGCTGGAACGCCGATACCAACACAGTATCTGTCCCCTTTTGCAGCTGCATATAGCTGTCACTGATTTCCAGAGAAACACCATCGGCTAATGTCTCACCAAAGAGAGCGACTTTTGGAGTCGCATCAGAGATAACGGTATTAGCGAGAAGCTTTTTGATTGCATCTACCTGCTCGGAGCGATGTTCCTCATCCAATGTTACTGCAACCGTCAGATACACATCATCCGACACATTGCGTGCGCCCGAAAGAAGCGTTTCATCGCCGTTCTGGAACTCTCCAATAGAGTTGCTCGCATCGCCATTGACAAGTGCTAAGCGGTACGCCCCTGCCTGCGCTGTGGAGTCTTCGCTGCGGTATGCGACTGTACAGGGTTCCTCGATATCGGCACAAGGTACGAAAACCTTAGCGTCAGATAGAGTCAAGGGTAGATAAGATTCCTGCGACAGTTGAATGCCTTCTTCGCCTGTCTCAAAGTTCATGACGGGCGCAAAGTCCGCAACTGCTGCGGATTCAGCAGTTCCAGTCGTTTCGCCGGTCTCAGCCGTAGCCATATCGGGGAACAGCATATCCTCAAACAGCTGTGTGTAGTTGACCGTCTTCTGCAGTTCCTTGATTTCGCGGTTCATCCGCGCCGCGTCAAACTGCGCGAATACGAGCATAATGCCCATGACTGCCAGAGAAATGGCAGCAAGGCGTTTCATATTGTTTTTCTTATTCATTTCCTTCATCTCCAAAAAGTAAGTGTTACATCGTGATAATTTGCACCGTTGCAGGTATACATCAGAGTTCCGCCGCCCATTGTGGCGCTCGACCCGTCTGCATACAAAAGGTCACTGTCTCCGTTGATGCCACTGCAAACCCCGGTACAGGTCAGTGTCTGCACAGAAGTGCCTCGGTAAATGTAAGCCAGCGTCCCGGCGTGGCAGTTTTTGATTTTTGAGAATCCCTGGTTCCAGTGGTCACCTACCAACATCGTATTCCCTGCCAGAAAATACGCGGCGCTGTCTTTTGCGTCAACAAATCTCTGCGCGTGTCCGTCGAAGAGCGCTACATTTACGCCGACAGAAGGAATCACAAGGCGTCCGTTCATGCCGGGTCTGCGCTGCATCTCAGCTTGAACGCTTTCGTTCGACACGCCGCCTATCTTCTCTTTGAGTTCCTTATCGCAGAGTGAAACTAAAGATTTTGCCTTTGCTACATAGTTCTCATTTGAGAAGGAAGTCGTCACAAGTTGTGCATCGGTTCTCACTAAGACATCCTCCATGGTACGGGACGGCTGTCTTTTCACCGCCGTGGCATTCGCCTGTTCCTGCTGCGTCACGGCATCCACCTGACTGCGAAGTTGCTCTAAGTAAACTTTCGTCTTGTAGTTTGCAAAGAGGAGCAGCAAAGTACCAAGCCAGAGTAGACAGATAACGCCGATGGTTCGTTTGGTTGCTTTTGTCATTGAGTTTTTACTCCTTTCGTTGTTTTCGGCAAATAAAAAACAGACCCATCCGAAGATGAGTCTGCCTGACAAGCCGAGTGTAAATTGCACGGGCAGAAAATGCCTAAAGTAGAATAGTATCTATCGCACGATTTTCATTCTATGCCGTTCGCACACTTACACAAGTGCCATTTGCCGAATTCGACAGAAAAAAGAGCCGCTGCCCTTGGCTTTGGCAGCGACCCTAAAGCTATAATCTATTTCTCGTAGCTGAGCACTTTCAAATTGATGTATTTCTTTCCGTTCGGCATCTCGTGCGGTTCGATACCGACCTTGACATTGACATCCGCAGTCTTATCCTTGTTTTTGATTTTGGCACTCACAGCTTTGTTAGCAAGCAGGGCTTTTGCAGCCGTTGCACTGATTTTCACATCGTTGCCGTACAGTTTCGAGTTTTTCCAGAGCACCGCGCTGCAATCTTTGTTTGTACAGCCGTATCCTTTCGAGCCCTCCGCAACATCACTTCCGCAGAACGGGCATTTACCGAGCACAGTGCCGGATGCACCGCTATGGTCAAATTCCAAGTGAAATTCAGGACGGCCCTTAGAACAGTCGCAGGTCAGGATACAGTCGTATTTCTTACCGGTTTTCTTGCTCACACAGCCTTTGAGCGGTGCTTTGCCCTTCGTGAGCAGCGCAGCGGCAGTCGTTTTCGTGAGCTTCTTGCCGATAGATTCAAAGAACTTGTTATTCTTCCAGAGCGTTACAGGACACCGGTTCCCGTCTTTGTCTTTTCCAATACAGGAGAAGGTTTTCTGTGTCTCTACCACATCATTGCCGCAGCGAGGACATCTGCAGAGGACCGGAAGGTTCCCGTGTCCGGTTTGCGCAGATTCAATCGCAACATCCTTCGCCATGATATCTTCGATGGTCTTTTTCGTGAATTCCAGAACATCGATACGGGTCAGGGTCCCGTCCTTGATAGAGTGCAGCTGCTTGGAGAGATTTACCGTTACCGGAACATCAAGGTTGATTCCGAGTTTTTCCATCGTATCGACCAATCGGAACCCTTCTGCTTCGCCGTAATAGACGCCCTTTTTCAGAGAAATATAATTGCTCTTGACGCATCTGTCAACGGTATCGGCGCGGGTCGCCTCGGTGCAAATCGTAGCATCTGACAGGATTTCCTTCCATTCCTCATCGGAATACTCTTCATTCGCCTTCTCGGCACCGCGCATCGGCGCGACCATCCAGTTGTTGAGAGCCTCGACCGTATACCGTTTCGGAGGAGTCGTCATCTTCCCTACCGTCTTGAAATTGATGTTTACGGCATCGCCCTTATTGAGTTTCGGGAGCAGTTTGTCCCCACTCGTTGGTTTCTCGAATTTTCGCCAGCCGGGAGTTACCTGCACATCACCTTTCAGAGTGAAATCCTCATCATTGCAGTGAATCACGATAGTCGTGCGGTCTACTGTACAGGCTTCTTCACAGAAAACAGCACAGAACCGGTTCAAGATACAGTCAAAGACCGTTTTCTGTGTTCCGGTAAGGGATGCAGGCCATTTTCCTGTCGGTGTGATAGCAGAGTGTGCTTCGATTTTGCTGTCATCATAGATGCTTTTGAGTTTCGGTTTATTGACAAGACCTGTAATACCGTTCTGTGCAAGACCTCGTATCGCGGCATCGACTTTGACGGTCTCATTCGTTGCCAGATAGCTGCTGTTGGTACGGGGATAGGTAACATACCCTCCCTCATACAACGCCTGCGTGGCGGCAAGCACATCGGCAGGAGACAATGTCTTGTCGGCTTTGCAGGCAAAACTCTGCAAATCGCTCATCGAGAACAGCTTACCGGGATTGACGGTCTTGCGCTCTGTTTTGATATCGGTCACTGTGGCACCGGCTTTGTTGAAGGCATCTGCCAGCGCCTGCGCCTCGGCCTCGTGTCCTTCCTCAAATGTCCGTTTACTAGTGAGTTCGATTTCCTCTCCGTTCGTCTTTTCTTTGCTGGAAACAGCCGAGTACGGTTTCGGGACAAATTCCTTGATTGCTTTCTCACGTTCAATGATATGCTGTACGATAGGACATACGCAGCGTCCGATACGGGTAAAGCCCCCAGCCTTGATGGAAACATACCGCGTCAATTCAATACCGAGCAGCCAATCCATCTCACTGCGCGTTTCAGCAGATGAAGACAGGGACGCGTATCCGGCATTAGGCTTGGCGGTCTCGAATGCCTGCTTGATGGTCTTGTTCGTAGTATCGGGAAGCCAGAGCCGATAAATCGTCTTGGGGGTTTTTAGGCCATACAGAAGCACTTCATCGACTAGCCGCTGTCCTTCTCTGTCCGGGTCTCCGGCATTGTAGATGACATCCACATCCTTGCGGTTCATCTGCTGGTTGGCGACCTTGATAAGGCCCTGTACTTTTTCCTTGCCTTCAAACTCAAACTTCCAATCATCCGGAAAGAACGGCAACTTCTTCAAATCCCATGGCTGTTTCACAGCAGGGTCATAGCCCGGGAAATACGCATCAAGGGCTATCAGTTCATACAGGTGTCCGACCAGAGATACCACGATATAATTATCGCTTTCGAGCCAGGTGTTGCGGTCTTTTCCCTGCCTCTCGAACTTCTCACCCTTCCACCATGAAATAGCGCCCGCGATACTTCTTCCAAGCGAGGGTTTCTCGGCGATTACCAGAATCTTTCCCATAAAATGGTGCCTCCGTGCTAAAATCGGATTTCGTGTTTTCAGTATACGGCAATTCGCACACAACGGCAACAGCACACCGACCGGTCAATTTTCCGCAACGGTGTGCTGTTTTTGCTTTAGCTTAATCCGATACTGAGATTTCCTTCGGTATCCATTGTAATGCGCAGCTTATCGACCAGAGATTTCCGGAACAGTTCCTTCTCCTTCTCGGTCATCTCGATGCGCGTCTGACCATAGGCGCTTTGCAGCATATCCTCAATGTTGCAGCTGCCCAGCTGCTGCTTGAGATAGGATGCACATTCAAGAGCCAAAGCATCGTTGCGAAGCCGGTATGCATCTCCCGCCTTGCAGAACTGGTCCGTATAGCAGTAAAGCACATGATGTTCCCGCATCTTATTGACGATAGCCTTGCTGGTCTTTTCCCGCTCGAACATCATCAAGAACCTGGCCGTTACGACATTGTTGATGAGCGGCCAATAATCGGAATCTGAGGAGAACAGAAGAAAGCTGTCGATTTTCTTATCGTAGTGTTCCTGACAGCAGCAGACTGCGACCGTCATATCGACAACGCTCTTTCCTTCCACAACGCGCTGTGTCATGAACCGGTCCACCTTGGCTTTCGTATAATGCTCCACGAGTCCCCAGATGGACGAAGCGTTCACATCATCGAACAGGAAAATCTTCTGAATCTTCCCGATAGCCTCAGGAGAAAGGCTCTGCAATACAGCAAAGAACTTCAACGGGTCACAGTTCTCGCAGTCCACGAGAATTTCAGAACGGACGGAATGAAGCAGGAACTGCTCGACATTCTGCTGCGTCTGTTTGCTTTCCCCGCGAACCTTGTCGTAATCGCAGAAGGTATCTCCGTTCTGAGCATACAGCCGGATAAGGAACTGTTCATCACTGCCCAGAAGGTTTCCGCCCTCGTCAGCCTTGAACCGCCAGTTGAGGAAGACATTGTACGGGAATCTGATAATATTCTCGTTGTAGTACAGCCACGCTCTTTCCTGCGCCCTGTCCTTTGTCTTGGTCGGAAACAAAAACATCTGACGAATATATTCCCACGGCACCCACATCGGGAAGATATCCTTGCAACCCTGAATACGATTTGCGATTTCAGCTGCGATTCGGGGCCGGTATACGTCCAGCGTACAATTTGCTTTGACGATATCAAGACCGTCCTTGCGCAGTGCTTCGGTCGCTGCCTTTGTCATATCCATGGAATGCAGATTTTTGAGGTCGTTTACCATCTGCATCTGCAGCTGCTTATAGCAATGCTCAATGCAGGTAAACAGAAAACATAAGTTGCGCACCATCCGCGCATCCTGATTTTTTTCGAGTTCTTCGTAAATTTCCGGCAGCAACTCTCCGGAATCAAAGATGCTCTTATCAACGCCGAGCAAATACCCGGCTTTTGATACGATTTCCTTCTTGTCGGTATAAGTATCGTTTGCGAGTGTGGTTTTAAGCTTTGCTTCGGCAAATAAATTGCCCATGCGGAATCCCTCCTTTATATTTCGATACGGCGTTTAATTTTTGGTGTTCAGGTAACAAGAAACCCGGCATTGGTTTGCCGGGCAGGAATGTTATCTGAATTTTTCGCGGATTTCTTCGTCTGTTGCCGGGCGAGGTTCGCGGTGCTTTGAGATGATATACGCGGAGCACTGCTCATTCAGCCAGTCGATATCATTGCGGTCTACCTGACTGAATCGCTGGCACAAAACATACACACGTACGCCGGCCTTCGCAGCCGCTTTGAGCAGTTCGCGTCTTCCGTTGAAGATGTCGTGGCGGCACTGGTCGTAAAACAGGAACACCATCGGTTTCCGGCTTTGCGCTTCCTCACTCTCGGGGTCCGCCATCGCAAGACCCTGCACCTGAAAGTTTGCGAGGTCAACAGATTTGCCGATAGCTTCACCGGCACCATCCTGCAACGCGAACAGCAGCCGCCCGTGCGGGGCGTTGCCGTACTTGGCGCGAACCATCCGGCAGATGCGGTCAAATTCCTGGTCGAAGCCGATATACAGGACAATGTTGTTCTCATCCCGCAGGCAATCGACTACTTCACGCGCAGCCCAGAGCGTCTTCCCCGCGCCGGGGCGTCCGGCAATGACATTGATGCGATTATCGATGTTCATACGGCGTCCACCTCTCTTTACTCTTTCTCGGCCTTGCCCTCCTCGGCTTCAGCGGGAGCCTCAGGTTCTTCTGCCTTTTCAGCAGGCTCCTCCTCAGCTTTCCCGGCATCCGTGTCGGCAGTGTCGGAAGCCTTCTTCTCGCCGTCCTCGTCCTTCTTCCCGGGCATGGGACAAGGGACCTTCACGACATGGACCAGAACGACCGGCTCGTCATCTTCGTCCTCGTTGTCGGTATTCTTCTCGGCGCATTTGCGGCAACCATCACAGGGAGCGTCGTCGCGCAGTTCATCGAGGTCGAAGTCATCGTCATCGGCGGTCATGGCCGTCGTGGCACCAAGCACAACACCGACAGCAACAGCGCCGAGGGTAACAGCACCGACAGCAGCGAACAGATTTTTCAGAATGGACATGATAGTTTTCTCCTTTTTGCCAAATAGCAGTTATTTAATATTCTTGGATATTCAGAAATTTCAGATACCCGTGTGTGTATCCGAACAATCCCCACAGTGCAGCAGATGCCGCATCGCGCCGTGCCTTATCGGCAAAAGCCTTGAACGGAACGACCGCATCTTTCAGGTTCCGGTTTTCGTCAACATCAACATTCATGAGAGACTCGATAGTCTCAGGCATCTCGTTGCGGAAGAAGATATATACTTCCTGCCACTGCAGTTCCTTTTCTCCGCCGCCGACGAGCAGGTATTCGATGCCGATACGAAGCGCACCGGAAATTAAGGTCTTGTAAAATTCATCGTCAGGGTCAGGAAATCCCGCGAGGATTGTAGCCGTCATGTTCTGACAAGCAGCTGAAACTTCACGGTTTCTGTTAAACGATTCCGTTCCGGCACCGGGCAATACGAACTCGCTCGGCAATCTCGGACAAGAGCCCTGTGCGGGGCCCGGTATACCGGATTCGATATCGGGATTCAAAGCCGTAGTATTCTGACGGATAAATTCGGCAGGCTCCGGCATCGGATGTCGTTTAGCCCAGGGCCAACTCATGCAAATCACCTCTAATTTTCATTATCTGCAATTCGCACGAATCGGCAATAGTTTACGGGTTGTTTTTGTTTTGCTGTTCCTCAGCTTTGAAGTGTTCAACGCGGATACGAGAGACTCTTTCCACCTCTTTGAGCGTTGCGACCTTGACGACGATATTCTGGGCGGAAGCATCCTTACGGTCCTTCCGAGCCACCGCAACATGCCGCATCATATCCCAATAGAGGTCCGGCGAAATATGGTCAATCGTATAAATGGGGTTCTTCGTGGTTTCCAGGATATAATTAGCAGCCATTGCCCGGATATGTTCACGCTCATACATGCCCATGGTGCAGGGGTTATTATTCACGAGAACACGGAGTAAAACAGTCGGTACGAACTGAGGGTGTGCTGCGCCATCGCCATCGAACGCATACGAGAGACCAAAGGCAGTGAAATCCATGGTACGCCACTGTACGACCTTGTCGTTGTCGCGGATGGCGGGTGTAAAAGAATTTTTCGACACATACTCGGCGCTGACGATTTTCTCACCGGGGTCAAGTTCTTCCTGCAAACAGGCAACGATTTCGAGGCGTTTACGCTCGCAGAGTTCATCAGTGAGTTCTTCTTCCCCGCAGCAGACCACGATATCATGGCACAGCGTACGGGTACCGCGCTGAGTGACAATACGCAGATAGAGTTCTTTCGGATTGATGGATGACATCAAAATATCAGTACCTCCCGGCAGCAAGAGTATGCTGCAGATATTTTACGCCGTTTACGGCGATGAAGAGTATGCTTATCATTACAGCCGGTGCGGTGGATACTGCCATCGCAGCTAGGACCGTGCGGATAATCCAGAGAGAAAGGTCAAGGGTGAAATACCGGAAACTGGAAAAAGCAACGAGCAATGCAAATATCAGAATTGATATCCAGGACCCCTTGATATCCTGAGCGCTCGGACAGGAATGATAGGCTATCTGTGCCATGAGTATAGCAGCGACCCATACACCCGGTTCACAAAGAGCAGCGGCAGTCCCGCCGTTCTGCCAAACCTGCATGATGTACCAGCCGAGTAGGCAGACATTGAGGCTTCCGAAAACTGCCGGGGCAATGCCGATGGCGGTTTTCTGGAGCAGCGGAAGCAGGAACAGTCCTCGCGGCGTGTAGTTGACATACCCGAGCGCCTTGTCCCCTTCCTCGCGCTTGAAACGATAGAGCCGGAACTTGTCGATGCGAGCGCCGGTGAAAAGAGCGACCAGAAGATGCGAGAGTTCGTGGTGGATGACGCCGATTGCTGTCCAGCGTGTATCGTAGCGTTCCGCAATCTCGGCACCAAAAGCTTTCTCCATGAGCCAAAGACTTCCCTGCCGTCCCGCCCATTCAATCGCCATGATGATGACAACAGTGGCAATCAGAATCACGCCGCGATAGGCGTCCAGATACGCAAGAACGGCATTCATCACCTGCTCACCTTCTTCTTGTGGAGTTTCTGCTTCTCGCATCCGCCGCAGCGGAGCAGACAGCGGTAGTGTTCATGACGAATCAGCGCTTTGCAGTAGGAGATTTGCGTACGGACGGCGTACGGACATGCCCTGTCTTTGACTGAACAAAGCTGGACATACTGATACTTTGCCACGAAAACTCCTCCAAAAACTACATTTATTCGTCACATCCACATTATACCAAATGAGGTGTACTGAATACAAGCATGATGCGATTTAGTTGCATTTTGTTCACAATTTACTTTTGCCGGTGCAAGTCGTATCGTTCCCGCTCAAAAGCACTGCCTAAGGGTCTGTTTTAAGCGATACCCAACTACATCCCTCTGAGACAGGCAGAGATGCCTCAAATTCGAGCCGTACACCGCAGAAGGGTAAGGTTTTATACCTTGACCGAGATAGCCACGCTGGCATAGGCGTTTGTGCAGGGAAATACGCATTAGAGGGCAAGTGGCTGCTCGAATCCGACTGCAGTATGTTGAGTTCTAGCCGTGCTCTGCGAAAGGCCCCCTGCTGAGACAGGCAGAGATGCCCCAAATTCGGGTTGCAGCCGTCGGGAGGAAAACATACGCCTCAGCATTGACAGGTTCGTCTGCCCTAAGCGTTCTTCGTGCTGGCAGAGTATAAGCGGCGATTCCCGCATGCGACCTCTGTCGAACAGTTCCGGATGCCCGGATGCGATGGACCCGGAACGCGGGAGTGTTGGTTCCGGTGCTGTGGTAGCCTTGTGCCGAACGGTAGCCTGTTGTGTCTCAGCGCGGAAGTGCCGTGCCGGGGAGGAGTCTGCTGCGTGGCAGGCTGGTGCCGCTCCAAGGCTATCAGGTGCGCTCAGGGGAGGTTCAGAGGTCTAGTGCCGAACTGAGGCTTTCTGGGGCAATCAGGGGCTTACAGGTGCTCCCCGGTTCCGTGGACTCCTGCTATCCCTTACCGCGCAGTTACGCGCAGCTGCGCTGCGCTGCTGCGCTAGGTGTTCCCCGTTGTATTGGCTACTACATGCGAAAACGCAGTTGCCGCCATACGGCGACCTTCGGGAGTCTGAGCTTAAAGTGTTTGCGTAGCCACCCTACTCCACTCAGGTTCTACCCACAGACACTCTCAGGGGCTCCAGTGCTTTCTTAGCCGCTCTCCTGCTCTTTCCGGTTCTTTCCAAAAAAAATCTAAGGCTCTCTTAATCTTAGATAGCTCTATATATCTAGAGCGGCACAATACCTGTTTTCTTATTGCCACCATTTTGCGTAAAAATGCGAAACAAAACGGGCTCAGCAAGCGGTTTTACCACCTGCTGGATACTTCGTCATCGTATTCATCCGGACACTCAGCAGCCATCTGGAACGCGGCGTCATCTGGGAAATCCGGCTCAAAATCCTCGGGGTCGTCATCGGGTTCTGCAAGCCAAAGGTCTGCTTTGGAGTAGTCCACGCGCTTCGGCCGGGACTCATCCAGTAGCAACTCATCCATCGAACAGACGCTCTGATAGTCGCTGCCGAGGCGGACAGCTACGCTCAAGTTGCTGCCTTCGACGACCTGTTTGCGGGGCAGTGCGAGCGTTGCGGGAAGGTAACCGGCATCCTGAAACGGCTTCGTGATTCGGTCAATGGTCTTCTGTTTGGCGTACAAGTCAAGACGCAGCTCGGCTTTTTCGAGAACGGGCAGGAACGGATTTTTCATCTGCTCGACTGCCTCAACAGCCTTGACTTTGAGTTCATTCGTGTGCTTGACAACCCTGTCAGCAGCTGCGCGAATCGAGCGCTCAAGTTCCTCGGCAGTCTGTTCAATGACTTCCTGCAGAGCGCGGTAGACGGTCGCTACATGGCACTTGAACAGTTCCGCAATCGCCTTGACGCTCCAACCCTCGCCGGAGAGTGCCTGCATCTCGAGGGAACGGCGCATACGGCGCTTCTTCTCCTCGTCCACGATATCAACACCGCGAATTGCAGCCTGACGCTTGACAGTATCGATGCCAATTTTGAGTTTTTTAGCAATCTGCTTGATGCTCAGTTTTTCCTTGTCAAAGAGCTCGATGATGGTATCGTACATTGCCTTCTTGGCTTCGCGCTTTTGTGCCGCTTCCCAGATTTTTCTATGGTTGCGGATACGGTAATCCGGAATGACCTTGTGGTCAATCAGAACGCCGAGCATCTTGCGGTCAGCAGCGGAGCTGGCAACCGGGTACAGAATTCCGTCACAGGTCTGACGGCTCCTATCCATTTTCTTCTTGAAAGTGCTGATGCGCAGATTCTTAAACTCTTCCTTAGTCAGACCAAGAGCCTCAGCGATGGTCTCATCCTTGAACGGATGCTTCACCCAGCTGACGATTTTTGCAACTTCCTTGTCCGGAAGCGGCTCCGCAAAGGTAGAGTTAATAAGCTGTGCCTTTTCCAAAGACGCAGCTTGGTGATAATCGCATGCTGTAGATAAGCAGTACAGCAGCACAGTATGTCGTTTTCCAACAGGGGTCGTGTTTCTGCGCAGGAAATCGATGACCGCATCCCAGCGCTGTGTGATGCAGCGTTCGGCAATCTCAGACCAGGGTCTTGCGATACTTCTGGCAGAAACGACCGAGCGCTCAGTATTCCATTCAAGAACACGCTGCGCAAAGCGTTTCTTTGCCCATGCAAGTTCCTGCTCGTCGGTGGTATTGAAGATTTCGCGGTTTGAGACGACCGTATCGTCCACGATGCGCCACTCAACATCGATAGAATCCGCAAGGACATACAGGTCGTTGAGCCGGTATCCCACTGCAGGGGCATGATAGACATGGCAGCAGCGCCCGGCCCTCGTATTGAAAGTGCCGGGCAGACGCATAACATGATTGATGCCTTTAACGGAATCGTCTACGGAAGCGTACAGGTAATTGTCGCCCCAATTCACAATCTCCGCTTTCAGCATCGTGCGAATCTTGGTGTGTAACCGCTTATAGATTTTCAGGGCGTGCTTGTTGTTCGGATTGACAGGGTCAATGAAAATCCAGTAAGCCGCGCCGCGTCCGGTATTGACAACAAAGCCTTCCGGAAGAAATCCGTTATAGATAGCGGTGGTCAGCATCTTGCAGATGCCGTCACTGTAATAGAGAGGGACACCCTCCTCATGACAGTCGATATCAAAGCCCAGAGAAATCAGCTGAGAGATACGGGAATCTGTACGAATACCGCTCTCACGCAGGGATTTGGCCCAGTACGCCGTGTTATTCGTGATGTACAGGTTCGTGGTGCAGTTATAGTATGTGAGCCGATTCGACTTTTCGCTGGTCTTTGTGAAGATGCTATGCAATTCCGGCATGATAGAGTTCGGAGCGAATTGACGAATGGCGCTAAATTTGTGTCCGACACCCTCGGGCCTAGAATACACCTGAAGAGCGCCTTCAGCTCCGCAGAACTCGTAAGTCTTGTAGAACGCAATATCGTTCTCCGTAGGGTAAATACGGCGCTCGCACTCGGGATAATCAGTATATTCGATTGTAGCAGCAGTTGCAGCTTGCATTGTGATACCTCTATATATGGTGTTCTGCTACATTACGGACACATCATACTGTGATTTCGGTTGCTTATTTCCCATTATCTGCGATTCGCAAGTATCCGCAAGTGGGGCAGGCAGGGGTTTATGGCAAGTTGCACAAGTAAATTGAGTGTATTGAATACAACCATGGTTCGGCAAATGTTAGCGCAGAACGGCCCGGTTCTGTCAGTGTTCAGAGCGGGAACCAGCCAGAAAGCGCCAAAATCTTCTCTGTTTTCACCAAAACAAAAAGCTCCCCGGCAAAAATGCCAGGGAGCGAGCAAACAATATTATGTTTTTGGGACAAACACAACATAGTATTGAGACTCGATAGCGCGGGTCCAGTCAGGAAGCAGGTCCATGACTTCGATGCACAGCTTATGCTGAGAGAGGTTGAGCAGAACGGCATCAAAATCCCACTTATTGAGAGTATCCTGAACCGTTCGTTCAGTAGCACTTTCCGAGCCAGTACCCATCGAGATAGAAGCGTCTATCACATCGTCCGGATACAGGTCTGCGCGGCTGTCTGCGAAGTCCTGGAACCCATGGTATATCGCTAAGCCTCCGTCGTTATAACCCGTGTATAGGCGCTGAGGATTTAGTTCGTGAAGCTCCTGTACAAAGACAGGGTCCATCTTGTCGTAGGTCTTGTCAGGGTCATTGATAACAAAAGGAGCATAGAGAACGATGGCGGCTACCAGAACAACAGAGGTGAGAATTGTACCCCTCTTTGCCCCGCCTGTGAACCCTTCCGTGGGTCTGCCGCCAGTCTTCCACATCCTGTTTTCCTGCTCATTCATCATGACGGCGAGGAACCGGAAAATCAAAGGCGTAGTGACAATCAAAAGATAAGTGCGGATTCGTACATAGCGGGATGTAAGAATCAGACAGCAGAGTATCGGCAGAAATTCCGTGATGCGGACTTTCTTGTGCGAGGCAAAGACAATGAACAGAAATGCCAGACAGAAGAAGGCGACGATATCGGCAAGCTCGCACGGTTGCCATTCCGAGACATATTTCTTAGTAGCCTCGTTGTTCGTCAGGAAGAAGTAGTAGTACAGTTTGTAGGTATAGGGATTGAAGAGTCCGGTCAGAAGACTGGAAACAAGAATCTGGATATAGGTCTTGACCTTCTTTGTCCTTTGCTCATTCTCGTTGACGAGACCGAAGGTATTGATGTTGGGCAGATAGCACATCAGAATGAAAAGAACAATGAACGCGAACAGGATAGGCAAAGACCCACCATGCAGGTTCGCCCAGAGAAGACTCAAAACCGGCAATAGCCAGCATCGTTTCGAATCCGGGTTCCGGTACAGGTCATTCAAGAGATAGAAAGAAACCACAAAGAGAATCATGCCAATGTTCTGAGGTCTTCCGGCCCAGGATAGCAACGCCGTGACAATGGTGACGAACAGGCAATTCTCAAACGGGTCGCGCAGTTCCTTCGCCCAGGCATATTCGATGAAGAGCGCGTACAGGAACGCGGTGATGAAGGAATAGATGAGCAGTCCTACCACGGGATTAGAAGAAATGCGCGAGAACTGATAGAGGATGATACTGCTCAGCCAGGAATGCGCGGTCTCTGTCAGCCCTAAATCCTGAGATATCCAGGAGAAGGTATCTGCGACCGGAATCGTGTGTGTAGAGCAAATTTCTCTGCCAAGAACGATATGCCAGTAATAGTCGCTGTCCCCGATTCCTCCCAATTCAATGAGCAATACACTGATAGCGGCTGCAATCAACGCGGCGAAGAAATAGAGCGTCTTATACCGCTTTTGCGAATGATGCATAGGATGTACCTCCAAAACAAAAAAATGGGCAGACCCAAAAGGTCCGCCCGCCGCAATGGTCATACTCTCATACTATGCCGTTCGCAAGATTCAGCAACTATTTTAGGATTTTCCGCTCTGACAGTTGTTTCAGGAGCGTGGTGTACACATGATTGTTTATGCAATAGTCATGCCCGAAAAACTCCTCATCGCTCTCCCCTAATGCCTTCGCCAGAGCCGCTGCTACGGCAGGGCTTCTGGAATATCCCGCATCGCAATGCACGATAATCTGGGAAACTCCGTCAACATACTGAAGAAATGCATCTACAATACATCCGGCGTCCTCGTCAGACATCGGTTTGAGCCCATGCACGCTTTCGGCAGCGTCAATGTCATCGAACTGGAGGTATTCGACATGCCGGATATTCTCGTTGTCGGCCTCGTTCATGATGAGCGGCAGCTTATCGTCAGTGCTGGAAATCGAAATGATGAGCGTAGGTTCGTCGATGTTTTCGGCATCATACTCGGGTCCATACCCCAAAGCTGCAGCAAGGCACTGGGCACGATACATCACTTTGATTTTCATACTATCCCCCTTTTGTCTCCATCAGGGATTTTGTAAAATTCAGCCGCCATACGGGATTCTGAAATAGTCCAGATATGCTTTGAATCTGTCCTGTGCCGTTAAGCAGGTATCCACCAAATACCCATGCTCATGGTTCCATTCGTGAAGCCCGCGATAATAGAACATCTTCAAGTCATCCTCGATAATAAACGGGACAATGTTGTTTTTAAGACATTCCTTGAAAAGGATAAGTCGGCCAATACGCCCGTTGCCGTCTTGAAACGGATGAATGCACTCGAAGTCATGATGGAACGCAATGATTTGTTCGAGCGTATGCTTCGGGACGGTATTATAGGCAGACAACAACTCGGAAATCTCCGCTTCGACTTTTTCCGGAGCGGTGGTATCTCGCCCGCCGACCTCGTTAGGAACGCGTTTATATTCGCCAACAGCAAACCAGTCTTTCCGGGAATCGCTTGTGCCGTTTTTTAGCGTGAGATGCAGGCGCTTGATGAGCGTCTCCGACAGCGGATACATAGCGTTGTCGATGACCATGTCGATGCATCGGAAATGGTTCGCGGTCTCGACAACATCATCCACATTTACAGCCCCGCTCTCGAACCCGATAGTATTCGTCTCGAAAATATAGCGGGTCTGGTCATGCGTCAGGCGGCTCCCATCGATATGGTTTGAGTTGTAGGTGAATCCTCCCACGACTGAAGTCATGGGCTTCCCGCCCTTTTATGGGTGGCGGCGTTCTAACGAAAGATACGGTAATCCCTCAGCTCAGGCATCCAGATGGAAACCATCACCGCAAGAAAACTAATAACTCAGTTAGCATCTGTACATCTTACGCTGCCTGTGTGCCGAGTTTTTTTAGCTCAGGATACAGAACTTTAAGCGTGGCAAGTGTAACTTGGATTCTACGCTCAGCATTCGGAACATTGCTCGAAAGCTGAGACCTCACCATCGCTGGCAAGGGTTTTAGCAACTCTCTGACAAAGTAGCGAGCGCCAATATTGTAACTCGCGCTTAGGTCGCAGTTGTATTGTTTACCGCTTGCAAAAGTTGCAAGGGCATGATTGGTTTTGTCACGTTCAAGGGCACCGCTGCCATCAAAAGCAAGTTTGCTTGTGCCCCAAGCGCAGATACGCGAAATCCGGATACCGCAGCGGTGCGCCTTCTGTGTCACATAATCCTGTATGGAATTACGTTTCCACATTGTCAGCTTTTGTGCTTTACTGCCGCCGTGCTTTTTGCCTGTAAATGACAAATGTTCAAAAACAATCACATCTACAGAATAAAGCACAGCAAATTCAGTAATCGCGGCAGCAACCTTTTTCGCTATATCGTTATTCAAGGCTTTGGCGTAACGCCACATAGCTGCGGCGCTGTTGGGACCGTGCTCCCTTTGCTTACGCTTGATACGGTTAAGCACATGATACAGATGGTCTTTTTCACTCGGAAAATTGATAAATTTTCTTGCAAGGACAGTTCCATCAGCAGTCATGATGCTGCACACGGCGTCAGTATTGAGACCAAGGTCTACGGCGCAGATGCGCCTGTCTTGAATTTGAATTTCAGAGAGTTCTACCTTCTCCACGAAAGCGAAGCGAAGAAAATACTTTCCGTACTTCTTTTCGAGGGTAGGAGCACTCTTTTCGCAATGTGACCAGTATTTCGTAATGTACTTAACATCGGTGGAACGCATCGCAATTGGAATCCAAATCCAGTCATTGTCTTTATACAGCTTCAGATAGCACTGGTTTGGTTTGTTGCTTTCCTCGTACATAATTGTCCTGTAAAAAGCCGGAAAGCAGAATCTATCGCATTGAAGTTTTGGTTCCTTACCAACCTTGCTATTTGTTTCCCAGTTCTTGTGGTTACTGTAGTAGCTGCTTACAGAGCCAAGCGCCGCCTGAATGGCTGCACGCCGCAAGTAGCTGGGGAACTTATAGAACTTGGCATCAAAATCGTATTTAGCAGTGCTGTGTTTTGTCGTATGAATTAACTTCTCGGCAAAACTCTTTCGAGATTTAGTACCCTCTACTTTTTGGATAGAGCCCCATTCTTTGTTAAAACAGTCAATCAAGAAAGAAACGGCTTCGCGATAAATCTTTATAGTATTGTCGAACATTTTCTGCTTTCTGATTTCCACAGCATAGCTGGAAGTGATTTTCACTGCGAAGCCCCCTTTCATCAATTTCTTGTTTTTTGAGATGCAATGTATTCTTGTACCTGTTTGCGCGTGTTGTCACTGACGGTCGCAATAAAGTAGCTTGGGTTCCAAAGATGCCCGCCCCAAAGTTGCTTCTTTAAGTCCGGATTGGCGATAAAAATAGCTCTTGCACTGTTGCCTTTAAGCACCTTTATCATATCTGGAATAAAATGCTGCGGTGAACACTCCACCAACAGGTGAATGTGGTCGGGCATGCATTCCATTTCTACAATATTGATTTTTAAGGTCTCAGCAGATTGCTGCAGAGACTCTTTAAGCGATTGCTCTGTTTCGTTTACTAAAACAGGTTTTCTGTACTTTGTACACCACACAATGTGATACTGAATATTGTAGACATAACCTCTACCATATGACAAGTTATTATTGACGAATAGTCGCATAATATCACCACTATTATTATACCATATGTGAGATTATAAATCAAGAGAAAAGCCGCCTAACTCATGACTGAAGTCACAAGCTTGCGGCGGCTGATTCGTCAAATCAACCGCCGCAAGCTTGTGATAGATTCCGCCTTTCCTCTGCTGCTTTTTCTCTTCCCGAAGAACGGACAACAAAGCATTCTCGGTTTTTGCATTTGTCCGTTTTGGCTTCTCTGCGTCTTCCGGGATTTGCCATGTCTTACCGGCAAGAACTGCATTCGGAATTTTTGCCGATAGCGCAGTAGTTCCGAACCGACCGCTCCGAGAGATTCCATTTTTTTGCCGCATCAGCGACCGAAATATAAGCCATACTGCCACCTCGCTTTAGTATAGTATACAACGATAACGGCAAAATGTCAATTTTGCCAAGAAGTAATCCTATATTTTGCCGATGAATGGCAACAAAAATACCGCCCACAGAAAGTGAGCGGCTTAATGTAAGTGTTTTACAGTTCCCACCGCACCTTATACGCAGCGAAAGCAAGTAAAACAGCGACTATAAAACTGACCTTGCAGACGCAAGACAGGATTATCTCGAATCCATGCAGAAACGACTCGTGTGCTTCCAGCGCACCAGTTGCCTCCAGAAATATGGCTATTGGAGACATACCGACAACTTCGATGACGAATCCAACGGCGCAAATCATGATTGCTGCAAATGCGATTCTGGTGAGAACGGACGAGATAGCAGATGACTTTGGAGGCTTTGCGAAACGCTCCGCTATAGCGCGGTCATCACACAGTTTGCTGTATATGACAGATGCAACGGTGGCAATGGTGAAGAACATCAAAATATTCCCGCAAAGCGAAATAATACCGTGAACCGCCACCATGACAGCATTCGTGTCAGGAACAAAAAGACCGGCAATGCGATAAGCAATGGCAAAAGCAACCATGAGAGTTGCAGATGCAACGGTTCCGATAAGAGATACAGCGATGGGCTTGTCGATGAGATTATCTTTGCGCATAGTGTGGCTCCTCCTTAGAGCTTGATAAAATAGGTGTGAAATGGGACGAATCATTATACAAAGCACGAATGTGCTATGTAACACAAATTAAGCAAGACCGTGAATGGTGTTGAGCAGGTAGGTCTTATTGTGTTTGTTATTGCTCCACAGACGTTTGGCAGCAATCGGAGACACACCAAAGCGCTTCTGGACGGCATGGATATAACAATCCTTGATGATTTTATCTGGAGAAAATGCCGTTACATTGGCGCAGCGTACATCAGCATCGATGTAGTTTTTGCTGTAGAACTCGCAAATGAGCAGGAACTCTTCGTGTGTGCCGTGAACACCATCTTGATAAATGGAGCCATCATCTTTGGGGTCAAACACAGAATTTAGTGCGTTCTCGCAATGGCGCTGAAACTTGACCATATTACTGTAGTCAAAGCCTTTCTCAAAATCTTCAACGCTGGGTTTGTCGTAAAAATGATGCAAGTACGCGCAAAGCCGACCCATGATATATCGTACACGGTCTGCTTCATTTGTCTTTACCTTAGAATCCGCGAACCATTTCGGAAACATGGCATAGCAGTACGCGTTCTGCGGCAGAGACATTTTGTCAAGCAGCACTTCGACGCGCTTGCCTTCTTCAGAAGGTTTGTAAATGTGACGGTAGGCCATTCCTGCGATGTGTTGAGCTCGTTCATTCGGTGATTTGATATTCATGGAAACCTTCCTCTCCTTAGACAGCGGCCCCGTAGGATGCGACGCCGGCCATCAGATATCCGTTCTTGTTACCGACCAGAGCGGTCGCTGCTTTCTCAGCAAAGCCGATATAAGCATTCATGACGGAACTATCCGAAAGGCGGTATGCATCCAAAGATACAGGAGCAGTGATAAGAAGATTGTTGAACATGTCAGTGTGCGGTGCCCAGCCGTTCAAGGAGCAGAGTTTCTCAGCTTTTTCCTTGTCTGCTGGTGCGGGAACAACTGCCTTCAAAACGAGATTCACCTTCCCGTCAACAACGGGGATGCTGCGGCACTGACCGCCTAGTACTTTGAGCATTTTCTTAGTCCTCCTCTTGTTCAGTTCTCAGCGAGAGAAACGCTGAAAACCGCGTAGAAATTGTGATAGCTTCCAAAAGCGTTCTTTTGCCATTCACCGACAACATACAGCGGGTTTTCCTCGATATCGCGGACGCAATCATCAAGGGTGTAAGCGACAGCGATGTTCTCGGGACGGTTTTCCTTGTCCTCTTTGAAGAGTTTGTCGGCTGCAGCTTTGGCGGCTTCGAGCGTAGGATAAACCTTGTCGCAGCTGCCGACGCGGTCAAACTCGCCATCGTCCTCGTTCGAGTAGTACGACAGGATGATAAAGAGTTCTTTCGGGTTCGGCTGCTTCAAGGCAGACAGCGCATCCGTTGCACCGGCAGCATAACCATAGCAGTAGGCTGCGTTGTAGCACCCCTGGTCTTCGTAGCTGTTTGCTTCACGCTCTTTGTCTTCGATAGCTTTGCGGATGAGTATTTCGTTGTTCATAAGGCACCTCCTAGTGCTTGTTTTGCTGTAAACAAAAAAAGACAGACCTACCACGCATGGTAAGTCTGCCTTAGTGAATACAGAATTGTGAATCGTACGAACGCGAATAGCGCCTTTGTAGATGGTATCTATCGTACAATCTCAATTCTATGCGGTTCGCAAGCGGTGTCAATAAAAATACCGGCTACTTTTCAGTGGTCGGTATAATGCTATTAGCCATTGTATCCGCTGGAAACTTTCTTAGCGAGGTACACCTGGCCCTTAGGGGTAATCAGTGTCTTGCGTGCGGTATGGGATGCTTTGCCGATGTAGTACACCGTTTCCTTGACCTCAAAAACTCCCTGCTGGATGTATTTCTGGTAGGCGACATTTGAGGCGTCGATGTATTTTTCTTTGCGCAGCCAAGCCATCAGACGATTTCGACCGATGTTGATGTGGTCGTTGGCAAGGCATTTCGCAAACTCTCCAAAGTCCACGCTGTTGACTGAGGCGCTGACAGCGCGGTGGAAGTCAACGCTTTCCTGCTGGACACCGATGACCTTGTCCTGATTCTTGACGGCTTCCAGAGAAGTCACAAGCAAAGCTTTGGTTTTAGCATCCGTATTAGGGAGCCACTGGTCCACAAAAACAACAGGGTCGTTCACATATCCGCCGGTCTGACGAATCGTGGGCAGCAGTTCATCGAAAACCCACGTCTCGAACTGTTCAGCCTCAGGCTTATTGGAGCGGCAGATGAGTCGGTATACATTCCCTTCCGAGATGAACTTGACGATGCGGGGAATGCCGCCAACCTCAACGCGGCCAGACTTGATTCCGTCCTGACGGCAGTGGATGTTCAGCTCGCGGGTTATGTTCGTATACCCCAATGCCTTGCAGACATCCACAGCGCAGAAATAAAACTTGTTGTTCGCCTCGATAATACGGAGTTCACCAAACACTTCAGACAGGAAAATCTCAGGTACGCGGTTCATATATAAACACTCCTTTAAAATTTGAGTGGGGTAACAAACCGTTACCCCGCCCTGATATTTTGACGATGATACGAGCGAATGGTTTTTAAAAAGTTTTCGCGAAAATGCTATTTATACATTGATTGCGGTCACTTCTTTGCCGCACTTGGAGCATGTGAACAAATCCTCGGCATCAGGTGCATGGGTTACTTCATCGCAGTCAGATTTGGCTTCGATAAAGTCGCCGTCTTCGTCCACCAGCCAAGTTTGGGTTACGTGCGCGGTTGCGATGAATGTAGTGTTGCCGCATTTAGGGCAAGGACCGATTTTGAGAGCCATAGGTCAAGCCTCCCTCTTCCAGAAAATCTTGTCGCCACGGAACGCAGCGATTTCTTTCACGAAAGCGAATGGGAACATTCCGTCTTTACACTCGACGTTTATCCCGTTGTCTTTCAGGAACTCATAATAGCCTTCAAAAGAATCAGGATACTTGAAACCAGCCTCAGGAAGAATCGCTTCATCGAGATTAGCCCCCGTATAGCCGAAGAACTTGGAATCGAAACTACCGACAAACTGCTTACCATCGATATCCAAGGTTACCTTTACCTGACCGGATTTGGGAACCGAATCGTGAAACAGTTTTGCCCGAATTAAATCCTTGCTTGGCGTTTTTTTGTATTCGGCAAGTTTCTGTTCTTTGTATCTGTCGATGGATACCTGTCGGCGAATGTGCTTTAAACTCCACTCCTGTTCTTTAAGCATCTTTTCTACATACTCTTTCGCCCACTCACTCGGATTAGCGAGAAACAGTACAATGGCATCGCTGGAAGAGGTGGGATTCGCTGTAAAAGAAATGTTATTGAACATATGGTGTTTTTCGCCAAAGACAAATGCATATTTTGCTTCGGCTGTGCCCATTTCTTCGACATCCGTGTCCACGTAGCAATCTGTAAACGTTTTGCGGATATAGTTCTCCACTTCATCGTGCATCTGATTTGCAACATCCTCATAGGACATGGATTCGATGCCGAAGCGTTCGTTGAAGAAGTTCTTCAAGTCGCAATAAATTTTCCCATTGGTCACAAACGCGACGAAGTTGTACTCTCCAAAAGAGAAAAAATCATTCCGTAAGCATCCGTTCGATACGATTGCTTTTCGCGCATAAATCGCATCAACACATTTTTTCCCTTCGGCAACTTTTACGCGGATAAAGTTGTAAAAGAGTTTGTTATCTTTTTTTAAGACACCCGCGTAACTTTTGATGCCTCTGTCTCCAATAAAGGCATCCATTCCTTTTCGTGTAAGGACCTTATTGGGGTTAAACACTTCATCTTCTGCAACAAAAAAATTAGTATTCATTTTCATTCTCCTTTTTTTGACGCACAGGTCAAGAATCATTTGTCGGAAAACAGCACAGGGATGACGATGTACTGTTCGGGATGCGCGATGACATCGTTCAGTTCGGCATCGTCCGGATAGCACTTCCATTCGATGCCGTTATAGAACAGCTCGCACGCTTCGGAACAGGGATGGTTGGAAAGAATGTCGGTAGCGCACGAAAGGTTGTACGCCTCCGTGGAACCCATCGGGATAGTGCAGAAACATTTCTCCAACGAACTCTGAATGCTGATGCCGTCCTTGTTCCACTTCTTCAGAGCGTATCTGGCGGTTTCAAGAGCCGCGTGCAGTGCTCGTTTCTTCATGTCTTCTGCGAAAGAAATGAGCTCGCTCGCTTCTCGGCAACCGAGGATAATATCGAATACATCCACGGGCGTCGGAACGGTTTCAGTCGGGCTCATCCCGTCCGCATCGTCCTCCATGCAGATTATCTTTCCGTACAGGTTTGCCAGAAGTTCGGTCTCGCCATGACTTTCCGAAAGAGAACTTTTAACGAGGCTGGCATCGGTCTTAATTAAGCAGTTGAAACTATACATACTATTTCTTCCTTTCAAAGTGCCTGCAAACAAAAAAGACAGACCTACCACGAATGGTAAGTCTGCCTGAGTGAATGCAGAATTGTGAATTGTACGAACGCGAATAGCGCCTTTGTAGATGGTATCTATCGTACAATCTCAATTCTATGCGGTTCGCAAGTGGTGTCAACAAAAAAAGGCTGTTGCACAAGGAAAAATCCAAGTGCAGCAGCCTCTTTGCCCTTATTCCCTCTCCACTATTTCTTCCCCCTGCAGTCTGAATGCTTCGTTCGTGCTGCAAACTTTTCCGGCGTCAACAAAAAAATCCCGCCCACCAAACGGTGGACGGGAAAAGTGTCAATGCTTCTTATCAGCTGTGCAGCTGTTCCAGAAAGCATCGTCAAGTTGCGTACGGGTCAGGATGTAGCAGGTGTCGCGGTCAGCCTTGTCGGTCAAGACAAAACCGGTTTCAGTCTTCTGGACCTCTACATCCTTGTCGTCCTTCTTGATGATGTTGCGGAAAAACTCGGAAGCGGTATCCGTTTCAGAACTGAGCAGGACACTGCCGAGAAATTCCTTTTCCTCTCCGCGAATACGGGTCGCGGCAAAAATGCTCTTATCGGTCATGATAGTTCCCCTTTCAGATTTGCGATACTTTTATCGGCAAGCGAAGTTTGGGAGCCGTGTTGCCAAGGATATTCTCCCAAAACGCTTCCCTTTCCTCATACTGATATCCAGCCTCAACCAGACACGGCTTGAGTTCTCTTATGGCTTCCGGGTCAGTGGCAATCGAAAATGTGGTATAATTCTTGTCGTCGATATACCACCCGGCAGGAAGGTTTTCGGGGTCTTCTTTGCTTGCTTCATGGTAAATAACGACACCGCCGTTCATCTCTTGGAGGATGCCAAGCGCAATGCTCGTTTCAAGGATTTCGCGAGCAAAAAGCTCATTCAACATCGTCAAGCACCTTCTTTCCCTTTGCATCGAAGCGCGTATCCCACTGAGTGATTTGGTCAGCGCCAACAATGCCACGGAGGCTCAGCAAACAACCGTTTTGCGGATGACACCAGATAGTGCTGGGTGCTTCATTTTCGAGGAAGGCACCACAAAACGGGCAAGGCTTTTTAGGACTGATTTTGTTGAGTCGCAGCATGCTCATACCTCCTCGTAGTCGATGTTGAACAACTCGAACACGCCAATGACCTGAGTGGCGTAGCAATCCGCGACCATGATACGGTCACCGCCATCGATGTCGTAAGGAACATCGCGCTTGTCCAGTAACCGGCATGCACGGTCGAATTCTTCAGTGTCTTTAATGTAAAAACGAGTCATGATTTGCACTCCTTATTGATTTTTTGTGCGTATAATTGCGATTTAGGCGGGACTGTCGGCTTTCTCGGCAGGTCCGAGGTACTCGAACTCGGCAAAGGCGTCAAGAGACTGCTGATTTTTCAAGCAATAATCGTGGAGAAGGCCAATGATAGCAGTTTGTGTATTAGACGGCATTGCACAATGCTCAACCGAGAAACATACGCTGGTGCTATCCTCAAAGCCTGTACCGTCCGAACCATCGCTGGTCTTTTTGAAGGTTGCTTTATAGGAGCCGATATGAGATGCGCGGCTCCCCTTGTCCACAGCCTCGGACAAAAGAGAATCGAGTTCCTTGCAGCGCTCCTGAGCGATGTAATACTCGCTCATCTTGATGGGTTGCACATAATCGGGCAATTTTCCGGAGTTGTGATGCGCAGCCGGGGTGGAATAATACCCGTAAACATTACCGCAGCCGTCATCCCACATGGCGGTTTGGCATTTGCCGTAATACGGAAAATCCATGAACCACCATCTACTTGCTGTCAGAGAATCGGGATTGATGTGCGATGTAACTTCCTCGTGCCAGCGTTTATTCATGGGCGAGTTCTTCTTGAACACGCATAACCCATTCTCCGTCTTTCCCTTCATGAGCTGTGTGTGGAACCATTCTTCGTCATTCGGCGGAAGTTTCACAGTAAGGCGCATGTTCGTAGAAAAGCTGTAATCGAAGTCCTTGTTACGCGATACGAAATAATTGTCGATGAACGCAGATGCGAACCTGACAAACTTGTCCAGCTCGTTCTTTTGTTTGAAGTACTTGCGGTACATCTCAGAGTCGGGTTTCACCAAAAATGCTATCTCTGTCATAGTTCAACATCCTCACTCATCCATCGGGATGGCATTTGTCACCTCATAGTGACCATTTCGCATGGAATCGCCAATTCTACTGGCAACATCGGCGCTCATGTTTGCATCACCGTTATTCAACGCCTGACTTACCTTTTCGATGGCATCATCAGCGCTTTCTGCATCAATGCAGACCGTCGTGGAAACAGAAATGACAACATTGTAGGTATTCATAATAGACTCTCCTTGTTTTTTCTTGGTTTCAATGGGATTCGGATTCTTGTATTCAGTCCAGAGGAAAAGGCGCTCCACGGGTGTCAGGATATCCGTGTCCTTAGCTTCCAGCAGCGTGTTGGCACCATCGTCACAAGAGAACGGATACGGGTATGTTGCAACCATGTCATCCTTATTGACTGTCAGATAGTGCTTATTCAGGACATAGTAGGAACCCATAGACCGTGTCTTAACCTCGTGCCCGGAACACCATACGCGAATACTGCAATAACGTTTTCCGGTTACCTTGTCATCGACTTCCACCAATGCGGCCAGAATCATCTCATCAGGCTGCGTGCGGTAGAATTCGTGCATCTCCTCCTTCGTTCTGATAACGGCGGGCTTAATGTCATACCGTCTGATATCCTCGCGCAGAAGCTGTTCACCGGCGCTGTGTAGGAATTCCATGATGGGATAAAAATTGCCCTCGCGGCGGTTGTGCTGCTCCCATTCTTCGGACTCATCGTCTTCTTCATTGCCAGAGCCCTCATCGTAGTCCTCGTCCATCGGGATGGCATCCGTCACCTCATAGTGACCGTTTCGCATGGAATCGCCAATTCTACTGGCAACATCAGTGTTCATGTTTACATCGCCGTTATTTAACGCCTGACTTACCTTTTCGATAGCATCATCAGGGTTCTCGGTGTCGATGCAAACAGTGGTGGATACGGTAACCACGACATTATAAGTGTTCATAAATTAGGGCAAGAAGACCCGCGCCTTTAGTCGTGGGAGAAATTGCCCGTTCACTTCCTTTCGATTAAGTAATTTGTTGCAGGTTCTAATAGCTGCAATTTTTTAAATGAAATATGCTGTAAATATTTGTGGTTAATATTCAGCCAGTTCGTTTCTTACTTTCATTAAAATGATGCCGAGATTGTTTGCACCAGAACCATTAACTGTTCCCCAAACTTTATCGCCCCAAGTATTACCTTCTTCTAAGTACGCATTACCTGTAGCAATTAACTTTTGAGCAAGTACCGGATTCTGTACAAACTTTGCTCTGACGATTTCTTCCATAATTTTTATTTTTACGGATTCCCAGTCCTTTCTGAGAGTAACTTTCTTACCAAGTTTCTTTGCTTCTGACGGATTTAATTTTGTAAACTGTATTCTTTCAGAATCACTCACACATTTTTGAGCCTGAAAAACAGCTTCACTGTTGGTGTAAGTAAGATTTTTATATGTTACTGAACACTCAAAAAAATTGCTGAGAAAGAAATAATCTCCTCGAAAACTGTCAATTGTTTTGTTCATATTTTTTCCCCTTAGATATCTTTACTATGTTCTTTGTATTCTGCCCAGAAGAACAGCCGCTGTGCTGCGGTCAGTGTCTCTTCCTTTTCGGACTTCTTATTCAGGGCTTCAACTGTCTTATCACAGTTAAACGGATAAGGAACCTTATAGGTATCGTCACCCTTTTTGACCAAGACATAATGCTGCTTATTGCTCAAGTAAGTATCGCCGTTGAGGCACTTCTCTTCTTGGCCTGCACAGAAAACATAGATGCGGCTATATACCGTATCCGTTTTTCTATCCATGACCTTGATATAAGCGGTCTGATGCGGCTCATTGGGAACGGTTCGATAAAGATTTTCCACCTCTTCCGCAGTAGAGAGTTCCATCACCTTGACATCGAACCGCTTAAGGTCGTCAACCAGAAGCTGTTCACCGGCACTGTGCAGAAATTCCATGATGGGATAAAAATCGCCCTCGCGGCGGCTATACTGCTCTCCTGCATGGGCATAGGTACGGCAGAAATAGAAAATATGGTTATCGATGGACTTTTCGTACTCTTTGAGTCCCTGATGCGTGAACGCGAATCCCATGGTTTCATAGTTGTTGCTCATGGGAGTGACTTCCACATTGTAGGATGCGATATCGGTCACTTCTTTGTATGCATCTACATAGTCGGCCTCATCAGCGACAGACAACAACAATTCCGGAATATCCTTCTTATCCATTTCCCGCAGCTTTTCATACGGGATGTACGGCAAGTCAGGGTTTTCCTTGTTGTATTCCTGAATGGAATCGTCATCGTCAAGGTCGAGCAGTGTTTGCACAAGTTCACTAACTGACGAATATTCATTATCCTTTTCGTCATAGAACTTGCTGTAATCGATATCTTGACCTTCAATGACAGCGTCATCCAACTTTACGGTATCCTCTTTTGGAAGCTGATGTTCAAGGACGTGAATCGGCATATTTGTGCCGAAATTGTCCACTGAGCCCTCGAACTGCAGGGCGGCAAACCGTTTGAGATACCAGCCATTCTGGGGGTCAACCTTCACGGTTGTTTCAGAGGTAGCTATGAGCTCTCTTGCCTTTTCGTTTTTTGTCATAATAAAACACTCCTTTTTAAAATTTAAAACAAAAAGGCGGGCCTCTCGCAATGAGAAGTCCGCCTTAAAGCGAAATTGTGAATTGTACGAGCACAGAATGCCTTTTATGAATGGTATCTATCGTACAATTCTTATTCTATTCGGTTCGCATAAATAGGCAAGGGAGAAAAGCGATTTTCTCTCCAACTCATGCGATTCCGAACACCTTTGCGTTGTTTTTATCCTCACGCTGACGCTGCTCGGAATATGTCATGGTGTTTTTGTTGGAATTGAGGTATGCGAGTTCCTTCTCGGCATCCTCCTTGCTTTCAAACACCGTGACATTCAGCAGCTCATTCGGAAGGTCGAAGTAAATCTCCGTGCCGGTATCGTCCTTCGTGGCGATATCGACGGTGACGGCACATTTCGGGCAACCGGTATCCCCTTTGCTGTGAGAATACCCACGCCACACCTGCACATTTGTGATAGTGGCGGGATAAATCACATTCTTGCTGCGGGACTTGGAATAGGTGCGGTTGTTCTTGTTACGGCCGCGAACCTCTGTGATGACCCATACGGGCTTGTCAATCAACGCGAGAGCGTTGGAAAGGTTGAGATTATTAAACATTTTTTATTGTTCTCCTTTTTTTGCTGTTATTCTCGGATGGCGATGGGCGGAGTCTTATCGAGCAGCGTGTCGATGTTCCAGCCGCAAAGGGTCAAGAGCACATCGGATACGGGACTCTGATTCCGGATATCGTTTGCCAGACGAAACCCGATGTGTGCATAGGCATCATCATCGCTTGCGATTTCGTTCTTGACAGTTTCGGCAAAATTTTCAGCCAGTTCCGCGTTATCTGCGATGACATTCATAGCTTCGTTCATGACGCGGTCCTTGACCACGAATGCGTCATCAGCAGAATAGTCACATTCCGGACAATGCGGTTTAGCCTTCACACCGCTGGATACGGAAATCAGCTTGCAGCCACACGAGGGGCAAGTAAAAAAATACGGATGATTGGTCGGTAAGGTCATAAAAATACGCTCCTTTTTGATATGGTTTTGGAAAATTGTGCGCAGACAGCATTGGGGTCTGCGCGTTGTTGGGCACGGGAAACGATTGCTTCCCGCAGATTAGATATTGGGACTTTCGTAGTCGCACAGCTTGCCGTCAACCAGTTCCCACTGCATATGACCGCCTTGGCAAAGCACATCGAATCGTGCATAGTTGAAGCTTTCACTGACATACAAGGGTTTTCGGGTTTCGGCCTTTGCAAGCCGGACAGTTCCGTGTCGGTTCGACTCATAAGTCTCCACATCCGGGATGATGACGAGCTTTGAGGCGTTGAAGCCGAAGCGGGCAGCAATGAATACCTCTGCATCGGACTGCACAGCGAACAGATTTTTGCCGTTTCTTTCACAGGCTGCGGAAAGGTTGCGATAGAAAGTATCGCAATAATGAGTTCCGTACTTGATGGATGGTTTCCAGTCCTCGAGGGTATCAATTTTCTTTTCCAGTTCCTTGATGGTACTGTTCAGACTTTTGATTTCCGCAAGCCGGTCCTTCAACAGATTCCGGATACCGTCTTTTTTGAGCCACTGCTTGCAGAAAACCTGCTTGTCTTCTTGACAAGCCATGTATGCGGCTTCAATGACGTTGTATTCCTCCGAGGTGACTTTTACCTTCGTAAGCTTCTCAAACTCTTGCTGCATCATGATATTTCACGCTCCTTTACTCACTATAATCAAGCCGCTGACCACAGACAGGGCAGCGGTCATAGTGAGGGTTCTCGTAGTAGCCGTCGTTGCAGTCTCCGCCAAGGTCAGCATTGCAATGCGGGCAGAGATTCGGCGACCAGCTTTTAGAGATGGGATGTTTTGGAATCTGCAGTTCGCAGGCTTCAATGGCCGTCATCAGAGGAGAAGTTCCTCTTGCGCCCATGAGACCGCCGTTCAGAAGGTTTTGCAGATATCGAACGGCATTGCGGTATTCGTTCTCAGAAATCATTCGGACGCCGCCTCCTTACCGAACAGTTCGGAAATGGCATCGAGGATTTCCTGAGCATCCTTCACCGGCTTCTCCTCATACCCGCGCCACTCCTTTTGTAAGAATTTCAAGTCTTCAATGATTCTAGAGCGGGTCACATCATCCATCAACTCAAAAGCTTTGCTCCAGAGGCTGTCAACCCTCAGAGCGCTAAAACGAGGACCGTAGCAAAGTTGAAGCGTATCAATGTCCTTTGCCAATGCAAGGCATTTCGCGTAAGTACACGAAACTTCCTGCTCACGCTTGCTGAGTTCACCGTCGAAAGTGTTTCCAACCACATGAATATCGGAGCAATCCCAAAGGAAAAGGGGGTCACTAAGACGGTTGGGCTCACAGGAAACAACCGTAAAGCTTGTCAGCGCCTCGTCGTACTTCACAATACCCTTGTAGCGCTGCAAGTGTTTCGTGTCGGTTCTCTGCCAAAAGGTGATGATGTCGTCCTCAAAGACGGGGGTCTCCAACACATCATCAACTCCCGTATACTGCCCTACTGTTTCAGCATATACAACATGCTTCTCAACCTTCGGGTCTTGGGTATAGATGATGGCGCGTTCATAGCCTTTGTTCTGAGGAAAGATGCCGCCTGTGACCCAGATGCCGGGCAGAGGCTTACCGGATATGGAGGTCTTCTCCCCTTTGCGCCGAGTCTGACCACGGAATAATATTTTTCTGGTTGCCATATAAATACTCCCTTCTACGCAAAAAGGCGGGCCTCCCGATTCTTCGGAAAGTCCGCCTCAGCGAAATTATGAATTTTTGTACGAACACAAAAAGTGCCTTAGTAGATGGTATCTATCGTACAAATACCATTCTAGGCGGTTCGCACACTTTGGCAAGTAAAAAAATGCCGCCCATCCAAAGATGAGCGGCGAAAATGTCAATCAAATTGCGCCATGAGTTGGCTAAGCCATGTGGGGCGATACGTCCCAACAGGAAGAATCTGTCCGTTACGGTATTCTGCCACGAGAACAAATCCGTTGTCATTGTCGAAAAACTTGGCTTCATCGCAATACGGAAGAATTTTGAGGACATCTTCGAAACGATGAGAAAATCGAGCTTTGACATCTTTGGCGGGGATATCGTGTCCACCGCGTTCTACGCGGTTTTTGATTCGCCGAATACTTTCCTCGGCAGTGTCCAAACCGACATAGTACAGGCGAATATAGTATCCTGCCTCCTTTGCGCGTTTGCAAAGCCGTTTCGGATATCCCCCAGAAAGAGTTGTCTCCTGCGTGAAATTCACGCCGTCCTCTAAGGCTTGCTCGATACGTTTGACGGCAAGCTTGCCGCCCTCGTACTCGTCGCCGCCGCATTGAACGGTCAGCTTATCAGGGTCTACCACAATACCAAGGTCGCTGCGTTCGGAGCGCAAAGAACCGGTTAAGCTTGATTTGCCTACACCATCCACGCCGCCAATAAGAGTGCAGATTTTCACGATATCACCCCTGTTGGATTATACCACATCGTGTCATATACGCGCAATGTGCTTTGAGCACGACCTCGGATTTCCTGCTTACATTAGCGTTGAAAATGCCGCCCATCCGAAGATGAGCGGCAAATCTTTTTCTTATTCCTTCGACCCCATGAGAACTTCGCCTTCTCCGGAAACAACGACCCAGCCTGTATCTTTACGGTATTCAGCACTGAACAGGCTTGCGAAGTTGTACCCTCCGGAAAATTCGATGTATTTCAGCGAAAATGTCAGCTGCATATAAGCATCCGAAGAAGTGCCGTTGCAGTCATTTTCCAAAGAAATATTCAAACGGTAAAAGTCCGGACGAGCGAGGTACTTGTCGGCAATGTCCTTGTCGTAGGTGATGTCGTGGAAGCAGCAGGACGAGAATGTCTGCAGATATACTTCGCGGTACGTATGGTCGAAAAGACCACACTTATCGCGCAGATTCTCCGGCCAATTCACCTCGATGCGACCATTGGGTTTGAGACATGTTGTAGGCATCTGTTCCACGCCAATGCCGTAATAGCGTTGGACGAACTCAAACAGCGGCTTCCAGTCGATACAATTATAAAATTCAGTCAGCTTCTCGCCATCGCGGAGCTGGTAGGTTTTGGTGACCATATGCATTTATCATTACTCCTTTTTCTGTTAGTCTAAATTCTCGAGGGCTTTCTCGTCCAAAGCAAAATACTTATGCGTAAACCAAAAATCTGTTGGTGACAGCTCTGCGTCCGGAAACAGAGAGTTGCCAACTACGACAATTCCGGGAACGCCAATGCAGCACATCTGGATGTAGCACATCTTGCAGACCAGAGGGTCAATGTCCTGTGCTACAAACAAAACATACTTGCACCAGTCCGGGTCAGTGGATTCCAACTGCTCGCGCATCACATTGTACCCCGCCAGAAGCAGGCATCCGGCACCACAGCACGGGTCGTTCACCCGCAGGATACGGGACTTGTCCAGAACGAAAGAATCCGGCATGTTTATGCGTGCCATCATCTGCCCGACATTGTATGGCGTGAAAAACTGGCCTGCTCGGCTTTTGGCCAATCCTAGATTCTGATAAACGGTGCCAAGAAAATCCTGCTCAGGGTTTTCCAGAAGCGCCGTCATTGTAATGGCGGTAAGCACCGCAAACTGCTGTACGGTCTTTTCATCGTATTTCTGGACGATGGCATGGTACTGTTTCTCTCTTACATCCCTGCACCGCAAATCACAGGTGTTCGCAAGTGCAATGGCATGCATGTCGATGTAGTCATACCAGAGTTCGCTGCGACCGTATCGGGCGCTCATCTCATGGAAAACCTTGATAAACTCATCGACCGGAGAAACCGCTTTTTTCGGGTTGCTCATAAAAACTCCTTTCATCCTAAAACAAAAAGCGAACCTCCCAAAAAGCGAGAAGTCCGCTTATTTGCAGATTGTGAATTGTACGAACACAAATTGTGTTTTTGATGGTATCTATCGTACAATTACTATTTTATGCGATTCGCATATTGGGGCAAGTACCAACTACTGTATTTCGGCTTTCAGCCATTGCAGATACCGGTATCGCTCGGCATCGTTCTGAATCCCCTGCAAAGCAAAGGTCACAAACGGCACATCCGCATCATTGTTATAAAGCCACGAATCGAAGGCGAGGGTCTCGAAAATATCATCATAGCAGGTGCTGCGCCGAAAATATTCGATGTCATCGTCTTCGATTTCGTAGTCAACCTTTGCACGGATTTCTTCTGTCGTATAGTTTTCGGCTTTTGCAGCGGCATTTACAAAAAACGGGATATTGCCTTCCTTCCATTCAGAAAGCGGGTAATCATGGTCGCTGGAATTCTGAAAACATACACTTAGCGGCCATTTTTCACTTACACTTTCAGGCAGAATCATGACGATACCGAGCAGCTTGTGCTCTTCCCAATACAGAAAACGGAAGGTAAATAATGCCTCAAGCCAATACCGGTCAGCGGTATCCGCAAGCACATCGGCTCTGCGGTTTTTGCTCTCTTCATCCGCAATGTAACCGGTACGAACCGAGGGGATATAATACCGATTATCCCTGATGGTTTTCCTGATATTCTTTTCGGTTATTTGCGATTGCGTATATTCCAGCGCAATCGTCATGGCTTCCTGCAAACTGTTCGCCTGCGCAAAGCCCATGTCAAAACCGTAACTCATGGTATGGCACTCCTTTTTATTTGAATGGTTTCAGGTTTGTGGTATAGGTGTCAAATGCCAAGGCGCTGGGCGGCAGTTTCGGTATCGCAGAAGCACAGAAGTTCCTGACCATACCGGAAACCGTCGAATCCATCACTGTAGGAGTAGTCGATGCGGCCTTTGCGGTTGCGTTTGACCAGCTTTTTGAAAGCATCCTCCAGAGTGGTTTTGCCGTTGTTTACAGCTTCGGTAACCATGTCGTTGAGTTCATCGCTCATGTCAATACCAACAGGGTCAGGAAACATCATGCTGCGAGCGTAATCGCGAAAATCTGCTATATCCATGAAGTAGTCTTCGTCAACTTCTGTGCGAATAGTGTTGGTCAGTTTACTCATTTTCTTTTCTCCTTTTTTGTTGCAAGGCAAGAATCAGATTTTCTTCACCTCATCCTCGCCGTACACGACATGCAGACCGGAACCATTGTCCCAATGCATGATAAGACTGCCAATGCCGTCAACACCGACAACCGTACCCTCCGTGCCAATAGGCGGGGCTTGTACATCATCCATTTTGACAAGGCGAACGCGGGTGCCATTTGGATATTCGGTGCGAAGCATTTCGATGGTTTCTTTAGTCGGGAACATTACTATTTCTCCTTTCGTCTCAGGCGTTAGCTCTGATTTTTGCCGCTCGGCAGATGAGCGTTGCGAGTGTTTCAGGGGTGTTGAACCGGCTCACGGAAGGGCCTTTCCAGGTCCCTATGCTGCCATTGATACCGTTGCGCAGTTTAATGCCGCTGCCGTCTTTCTCTTTCCAGTCATGCAGGTTGACAGAGTAGTCGTCCAGAAGAACGAAAGACTTATCAATACACGGCATTTTCAGACGATTGGCAGCTGCCGCAGCCTTGCTTTCTCCGCAAGGAACGAAAATCCTATGTTCAGCATCGATTTCCGGTACATACACATCCAGCCATTCGGATTTCTCTTCTACCGCAGCAGGGTTCTCTGGTATGAATGCAGAAAGTGCATAGATATCGAGTTCAGGATGCGCGTTGCAGAGGATTCTTACAGCATCTACCACCGTCTGATACGGAGGCAGGTCCCGGAAATAGTTCTCCTGCAGTAAATCTTCAAAACACGCGGCTTGCTGCCACGCTGCGAGTGTGCCGTCCATGTCAATGAACAGACGGGCCGTAATGATGTTATCGGTCATAATGAACCTCCATTCCTTCTTTGCAAAGTACTCCGATAAAGCTTGGTGTGCTCATTGGTTCTCCTCCTCGGTAGTCTGGACCTCAACAAGTGTTTTCATTGCAAAGCTCCTTTTTGTCGTTCGCAAACAAAAAAGGCAGGCTCACCCGAAGATGAGTCTGCCTGAATGCTTGCAGATTGTGAATTGTACGAACGCAGGAATGCGCCTGAGTAGATGGTATCTATCGTACAATATCTATTCTATGCCGTTCGCACAGCACGGCAAGCAAAAAATGCCGCCTACCCGAAGGCAGACGGCTGAATGCTATTGGTTAGTTGAGGTTCGGTTTCGTCATGACATGGGCGCGATATACCGTGTTGGTGTCTTCGTCCTTCAATTCCCAGCAGCCGGTAAAGCCATCGCAGGGTTCAGTGGCGACAACTTCCTTGCCGGTATTATCGTACAGGATAGCCTCAGTCCAAGAATCGTCCTTGCCGCCGCAGCAGCGGATGTCCATTTCAAACCCGTCGGAGAATTTCGCAGTCTTGCCAAGCGAAGAACCATCGCCTTGCACTTCCTCGCCGCGAAGGTGCTTCTCAATGCGCTCAGCGTACGGCTCGCTGATATACACAGTTTCTTCCAGAATGGTTTTCTTTGAAAGTACATCGACAAGAACATGGTATTCGGCACCGTTGTATGGAAGAATCCAATGGTTGCAGAATACCTTGGTGTTCTTTGTCTTGTATACCGTCTTACCGTTCACGGCAAGCGTTGCCATACCAGAAACACCATCTTTGCTGTTTCCTTCCCAAAGGACGGAAACAATGGTGTTGTCTGCGGCAAATACGACATCACTGATTCGATACTCATCGTTGATGCTGTCAGGGTCGTTGAGATGGTGGATAAGAGTATCGTATACCGATTTCTCCATCTGAATGCGATTTACAAAGATGCTTTCAAAGCACTTGCTTCTCTCGTACATGCGTGCTACATACAGAACAGTCTCAACCAAATCCTCGACAGTTCCGGCTGTCATGGAATCCAGCGTACGGCGGGCCCACAGGTCAACGCCATCCTCAATAATGCTGCACTCACAAACTCTGTGAAGGTTGGGATAGGTCACACTGATAAGCTGCATACGAAGGGCGGGTTTGTTGCCTTTGGGATAAATGTCATTGATGGGAAAATTGAGGGGGTCAAAGCTGACACTTTCAGGGACCTCACCAAACCCCGACCAACGACCAGGATTCCGTTCTGCCATGAATTCACGGGCGAAACGCTCCGCAGTCTCCTTCGTCAAACCATGCCATTCTTTGACATCGCGGCTTTTCTCGATGGAAGAAACCGCATCGCTGACGGCAGTGAGAAAATCGCTCTGGTTTTCTTCCTGATTCCGTCTGGTTTCGTCCACGAGCTGCTCAAAGAGGGCTGCATCGCGCAGATACTTGGCAGCAACGGGAGCCGATACTTCGGCAGAATCCGGAATAGTCACCGCAGTGTTGAGGTATTCTCTGATATCCTTTTCGTCCTGCAATCTCTCGCAGAACTCCGAAAGCGAATCGAGCTCATCCAGAGAAAACTCGATTTTCGCGCTCGGCTGTTTTGCAGTTTTGGTGATAAGGATGCCTGTGTTGATTTTTTGGATTTTCATGAAATTCTCCTTTTTGTGTTAGTACCTTCCGAAAAGCACCCTGCCGATAATCGGTATTTCGTCGTGTGTAGTGGAAGGTTCGTTGTTTTTGTCGTAAACAATCATTCGCAGCATGGTATGTCTGAACCAGAAAATATCATCTGCACGAATATCGTTGTAGCATCGAGCGCCTCCTTAGTATGTGAACAGCAATTCAACGACGATATACTTCTCCGGATTCGCCTTTGCGTCCGCGACAACATAAGCGTTCGGGAACGTGCTGGGATAGTCGTCAAAGAGGCAAACCGGTGTTCCCTCGTTGAAGCAGCCGTTCAGGAGTTCGAATGCACTTTGGAGATAATGCGCTTTGAGAGGTGCAGGGTTCGAACCGACATAAACGCGTTTCGCAAAGTCTTCGGTAATAGTATCACCCATCGCTCCGGCATTACGAATCAATGCGTTTGCACGGTTGACGATTTTATCGTCAGCAGAGTCCACAAACTCAACAACCTTTTCCGGCTCGATATTGCCGAGCACGATGGAATCATCCTCGTCGCTCGTGTTTTCGCTGCCATCATCCGGAATGTAATATTCGTTCATGATGTTGCCGTCGTCATCAGCGCCCAAGCTTTGAATCTGCCTGGCAAGATAGCGATGAAGCTTGATTTTGATAGGCAGATATTTTTCGTCGTGGAGCAAAATGTTCAGACCTGCACCGAAACGGATTGCAGAGAGAAAATCGCCCCGGCATCCGACTTCGTCAGAGAACTCTTCAAGGAGCTTATCGAATTCCTCGGACCTGCCCCGCTCGCCGTCTGTTTTGATTGTGTATGCAAAATCGGAAAGCAGGCTAACAATTCCCGCTTTTCCGAAGACTTTGGTGTTGACAAGCATTTTGCTATAAAATCCACTCATATTTATACCTTCACTTTCTTGTTAGATTTCTTTGACGGAAAAAGAAACCTTTTCGGAAACCGCTTGCGAAACAATGATTTCAGATACCAAATTGTTATAATCGGCATCGTCCAGCATGTTCTTCAGAGTTTCGTTGACGGATTTTTTTGCATCGGTGTCGCTGTCGCACTGTACTTCGAACGGGAGCTCGATGCGGGCAACAACTTTGTAAGTGTTCTTCATAATAAATACCTCGACCTACTGATAATTATCCTTTGATTTCCTGAATAGTGATGAGACAGACGAGCATTAACTGGCCATTTGCATGGCCGCAATAATCGTAGATGCCGCATTCGTCCCCAGACTGATGGCCTCCGGGGAGGGAGTTTCCGTCTTCATCAGACGTTCCGTTGTCGTCAAGGTGACGGCATGCGAGCTCATCGGAATATTCTTTGAGCATAGCGGTTCGTGCAGCTTCTTTCGAGGTAAAAGCTGTGCGGTTCACGACGGTGTGTCCGATGTCGCCGGTATTGGAGCAGCGGTCAGATTTCAAAACGAGATACATAGGTTTCGTTTCGGTTTCAACGACCTTCTGCTCCTCTTCCAACGTTTCGGTTTCGATGACCTTCTGCTCCTCTTCCAACTCGCGCTTGATGGCGTCCTCGACCGTGATGGAGAAACACCGTTCAAACTGCTCCCGAAACTGCTCTTTAACCGCATCATATTCATCTGCGGTCATCTTGACAACACAGGCAATATCTCCATCGTCGGTGCTGTTGTTGCAGTAGTCAATGAACAGTTCCATATTGCCTTGCTCATCGTAATTGATGTACATGTTGATATAGTCGCCGTTTGTTTTCTCGCAAACATCCAGGCCAAATGCCTTGTCCGGGTCAAAGCAGATAGGGATATACACATTTACTGTGCAGCCGTATTTGCCGTCGGAATAATAATCATTCTCATCGTAACAATCGGTGATGTCGAATTTGAGCAACTCCTCCAGATTTTTGACGGTGAGCTCTTTGATTTTTGCAAGCTCATGGACTTTCTTTGCGTGCTCCATAGTCGTTGCTAGACCGGATGTTTCTTCTTTTTGTGTCATAAGCATTTTCCTTTCTCGGTTTGTAAAACAAAAAAAGCAGACTCATCCATAAAGGATAAGTCTGCTCAATGCTTACAGGTTATGAATTGTACGGCAGCGAAAGTGCTGCATAAGTTGGTATCTATCGTACAATAACTATTATATTCCAGTCGCACGTTAATGCAAGCGAAAACAACGAAAAAGCCATCCGCAACGAGTGCAGATGGCAAATGGTATTAGTGTGTGTTAGCCGCGACGGACGATTTAGCTGTTTTTTCTTTTCGCAACGGTATTTCGATTATTTCCCAAACAGCGGGTTTTCCCAAAGAGCCTTTCGCCCGCTCGACACGGAAACGATAGAGTCGAAAGGAATATCATAATGGAATTTGCTGCTATAGTTTGGGTAGTTATCGTTCAGAAAATGTTCTACTTCTTTCCGACGCCGAGCTGGGGAAATTGCGAAGGTGTCAAGTCTCTTAGTTTTTATCGTATCGTAGGACTCAATACCGACCGCAGGATATACAACCTGCATAGACTTGCCGCCAGCCTCAATATTCAAGCGAACATTTTTGTGGTCTTTAACAGCAGCCATCAGACTCTTACAAATGCTTTCCCAGCAAGAAGGGTCTGCGCTGAACGCATCCAGATATTGCCGGGTCTGAACCAGATATGCCACAAAAGGTTCGGCAAACTCCTTGGCGAACGAATCCCAGATTCCAGACTGTTCCAGAACCTTGGCAAACCGCTCTTCCCATCCGGTGGGGTTTGCAAGGTGGTCAACGACAACAGAATCGTCGAACTTTTCAAGGAGTTTCAGCATCAAATCGAGCGATGTAGTGTCGTTGTTCCGGTCATAAACATACTGCTTGACAGCGCTGTCGTATGTCAAGGATTGGAACTTTTTGTCGTTCATCACCTCGGCGGATGGAGTGTAGTTCTTCTCGATATATGCGAGGAACTTTTCTCTCATTTCAGCCGTGACCCAGTTGGAATCAGCCTGCTTGCAATCCTCAAAGAGCATCATAAGCGAGATGGACTTGCAACATGTTTCTTTGCGGTCAACGATGAACGCCATAAAGGCGAGATTGTTCTTAATGCTGAAATGGTTCGCACCCATAGCCAGAGGGAAAGAGCCGAAATCCTGCTCGTACAGCGCTTCGACATAATGTTCTCCCTTAGCCAAAGGAACGCGCACAAAGCGGCGGAAAGAGGTGCCTTCGAAAGCGTTGGTAACAACACCCTCCAGAACGGTATCCGAGTCATTTGCGATATAGGAATCGAAGATTTCCTTTGTGATAGTTTTCATACAAACCTCCTATGGTTTATGCCTTTTTCTTCAGAACGACGTAATGAAAGCCGACAAGCTGCTTTGGCACATCAACGGAGGACTCGTCGTCCGGGTCGAAATAACCCGTCTCGACCGAAAGCCCCATAGCTTCCATGCCGCTCGCAACCACCTCAAGCTCCTGTTTGTTGCGAGAAACGATAGTGTTTTCCACGAACTCCACAGTGTTTTCAGGTTTGGATGCAAGGCGCTTGCCGTAAACGATATAATCGAAATTTTGAAGAAAAATCCCGGAAGAAAGGTCACTGAGTTGTTTTTCGGTGATGGCTTTCTGACGATTCAGATAATCGTCATTCATGGATTTAACGCATGTTACATCTTCATCGACCCAAAGGATGCGTTTTGATTCATCCCCGTCAGCACGAATACCGTCAGCAATGATGGCAAGAGGCTGGTCAGTCTCCATATCATCATCACCAGCGTAAAGATGACCTATTACGATGTCGTTGGTATCGTTCGGCAGCTCGAGGCGGAACCAAGAACAGTGGCGATGGCTTTTAACATTATCGGTCGTAAGCCAAATGCCGGGATAGGACTCTTTGGTTTCTTCACCAAGAGAAAATTCCGCATTGGCACTGTCTGCGCCAAGAACTGTTGATACGGTAAGAGAAATAGGCGGTTTCTCGTCTTTCGGCCAGAACACCTCGATAACTTTCTCGATAGGGACGACGACAGATACGGGTTTTCCGCTGAAATTAGAAGAAAGTTTCAGTTCCATGTTAATGTACTCCTTGTTATAATTGGTTGTTTTCAGATATCGACGTAATAGTATCCCGTCAGAGAATCAACCTCGCCGCTGCGTTCGTCTTCCTTGGGGTCGAAATATCCGGTAACGGCATCAAAGCCCATGGAATCCAGCATATCCGCAATGCGGTTTACAGTAGCCTCATCCTTCGAGACAATCAGGGATTGAATACGCTTTACATAGCCGTGCGTGGCTTCCTCCAAGCGTGTTCCGAAATCAGCGTAGCTGAACGGCTTGTCGAACTGTTTTTCCGTGGCGGCAAACCACTTATACTTGTTTTCACCCTCGGATTCTTCACGGAAATCCTGAACGCTGATGGTTCTTCTGTTCGCGAAAACGATTCGCGGAGAATCGTCATCAGATGCTCGATAGCCGTCCACAATACGAACCAGCCAATCATCGCTTTCCGTTTCGTTGTTGCCGGAATACAAGTATCCGGTCACGAACGGATTCAGCGTATTCGGAGCTTCAAGAGAACACCAGAGCGCTTCGGTGTCAAACTTTTCATTTCGACTCTCAAGGTCAACACTCAGGTAGTTCTCCTCCTTCTCATCGCAAATCGTCATGGCGGCAAGGACGGTCTCATCCTTAACCGTGGCAGACATCTCGATGCGGTTGGGCTTGTCGTTTTCGTCTGCCCAGTATTTTTGAATTAGGTCTTCCATGGGGATGGTGACGCTCTTGCCGTTATTGCTTTTCAATGTGATTTTCATAGTGTTTTCTCCTTATCTTTTCTCGATGTAGTCACGGATATAGTTTAGTACACCCTTTTAGACGGTCAGTGCAGCAAAATCGAAGTCATTCAAACAATCGCAATCCAAAAACTGCCTTCCGCAAATTTATTACACCCCTTTCTTTTTTTTGACGCAAAAAGGCGGACCCCCAAAATTAGGAAGTCCGCCTCAAAGCAGAATTGTAAATTTTACGAGCGAAAAACGCCCAAAGTAAAATGGTATCTGTCATACAATTACTATTGTATGCCAGTCGCACGTTAATGCAAGCGCGAACAACAAAAAGCCATCCGCAACGAGTGCAGATGGCTAGTGGTATCGGTTTTTGTCAGTCGCTATGGGTGATTCGTTGATTTTTCGCAACGGTGCTTCTGATTTTGAAAGCGGGGCGAACGCCCATAGAGAGAGAAACGTTGTAGCAGGCCGCATTGCCGTTGTAGTAGACATAAGCAAAGGTAGCAGCGGACTCACGAACTTTGTTCTGAACCCAGTACCACTGCATGTTCCCATTCTTGCCCTTAAGTGCCATACGGTTTCTACGCAGCTTCATAGGCTTCCACTGAGTCACATACGGACTTTCGTACTCCCCGTAGTAGTTCTCTCCGTGGATTTCCTTTTCAGTAGGAATACGGAGAAAGTCACCGTTATCAAACGGAACCATGAGTGCCTTGAGGTCTGCCGGGAAGCGGTCAAGGATTTCACCATTCAACTTCTTACGCAGGTCGGACGCTTCATAGCCGCCCTCATTGGTACGGGTTTCATTCATCGGGTACTCTTTAGCCAGACAATCAACCAGGCAGAAAACCATGCCGTCCTCTTCCTGCTGCACTGCCATAGCCTGTGCCTTTTCGTCATCGGTGAGTCTGACCTTGATAATATCTCCAACCTTGAAAGTGGAAACATCAGACTTAATCATTCTTTTTACTTTCATCGTCTTTTCTCCTTATCTTTTCTCGATGTAGTCGCAGATGTAGTTCAGCATACCGTTCTTTTCAAGGTCGTCGCCGATAAAACCGCTGCAGGAATCAACGACATTGCCGTCCTCATCTGTGATGCGGTATTGCCAGCAATTTCCCTGCAGATAGTCGCTGTATGCTTCGAACTCGCTGCGGATGCAGTCCTTAGCACGGGACATTGCTTCATAGCGGGATACGGGCATATCGGAAATTCCCTGCTTCATGAAGTCGTTGATATTAGCGACCGCAAAGCCGATGCAGGCAGAATCCCAAATGTCAGGAAACGGAACTGTGCGGAGTGCAATGCCACTGTGTTCGCGGAAAAAAATGGGCAGAATAGCATATTCACCTGTTTTCGCAAGTGTCCGCTTTGTTTCGTTCAGGTAGTAGGCACTGTCGATGATGTCGCCTATCTTGCGACGAGGGCTTTTGAGACAATAGAAAGTGGCTGCATTGCAGTCGTTTTCGCGTGGGTTTTCGATGTCCGTGTCGCGGCTTATGTCGAGGCACAAGTCTTCTTTGAGGGTGATTTCTCGGTAATCGTAAACGGTCATTTTGAATCTTCCTTTCTGATAAATGCAAAAAGGCGGACCTCCCAAAAATCGGGAAGTCCGCCTTAAAGCAGAATTGTGAATTGTACGAACGCAAGACGCGCCTTAGTAGAATGGTATCTATCGTACAATAACTATTCTATGCCATTCGCACAGTATAGCAAATAGAAAATGCCGCTCATTCTCGGATGAGCGGCGAAGAGTTATATTTTAGATATGGAAAACAGTCCACTCGCGGTTTGGATAATCGTCGCAGAAGCTTGCGAAGGCGAACGGCGCACCGTTGTCTTGGTTGTCCTTGTTAGAGTGTACGAAGACATTGTAGTCTTCCATGTCCTCTACGTCATCAGCCGTGGCATCCTCGTCGAAGACATCGTTGACGCTTTCCGCAATCAACTCTTTCATTTTCCCGAATGCCTCGTCGAAGGTGTCGTAGAAACCCGTGAGCTCGATGCTCTCGTACTCCTCGTAAGAAAGAAGAAAGAAGGGCTTGTCGGTTGTGATTTCGTAAACGGCCCACTCGACACTCTCTTGGTCATCCCCCTCCCAGTAGTCATAAGCGCTGTATGCTTTAGGCTCGCTGCTGTCAGGATGGCAGTTTTCATCGAAATTGAAAGAAAAACCATAGCGGTCCTCGTTTTCGTGCTTGATGTCAGCACCGGTAAGACCTGCATGATAGTTCTTGTTGATGCGCTGTGCCATGCTGTCCTTTACCGCGGCGACTGCTTCTTTCAGCGTGTCCTTCTTGCAGATAAGGTTGGTGCAATCATAATGCTCGCTCTTAATTACAATAAACATATTGTGTTCTCCTTTTTTTGTTTTTGTTTGATATGCTTTCCCCCGTCAACTACCCCACCTGAAGGAGGGGGCGTGAAATCCCGCAGAATTCCAATAATTTTCACTCAATGGATTTTTAAAGCACGGTTCCGTCCGTACGACCAAGTATCAATTGCTGGTTCGTTCTGCGTGATTCAGTACAATTAGCAAGATAGCCTGTCGGCCACCTTATTCCTTTTTTGTTTGCCTCGGACATCGGGTTTTTCCTATCTAACAAAGCCGCCCACCAAATTATGTTGTGGGCGGCTTTGTTAGTTGTTAGTTTTCGAAATCTGGATTCTTCCAGACCGTTTTCTTTCCGTAATGGATATCCGAAATATACTTGAACGGAATCTTATGCTGGTTTTCGAGAGCGGCATCGTTTTCCTCTAAAAATTCCTCAATGCGTTCCTCTTCACTACGCGGAGCAATATTCCATGTGTCGAGATATCCATCATACATGGCATCCAGATTGAAAATTCTGTCGACGGGGTACTTGACAGAGTCAATTTCTCCGTTGACGTCCAAGCCAAGGTGGACGTTCTTATAGTTCTTGATGCTGTCTGTCAAGGATTTGAATTTCCCTTCAGGAGTATCGGGATTGCTGTACTTTTTCACGTACTCTTCCGTCAACTCCTCCGTCACGACCAATGTAATCCAGAACTGGAGCCCGGAACACTTAAGGTTCGCTTTCATGATTCTCTTCATCGTCCGTTCAGCCCAGCCGGTGGGATTAGCAAGATAATCCACTACCAGTTCATCGGCATTTGTGGATGTCAGGCTAAAGCAAGACCCTTTTCCAATCTCATCGACAATGCTGTCAATAGGGCTGCGATAATTCTTATGCCCATTTATTATGCGACAGAAAGCGTTCTGTCGTGCTATCTTGTCGTAATAACTGCCCTTGAGAATTTTCTTCTTGTCTTCTTCCGTCACATTCTCTCGGAACATATCGAACAGCTTCTGTGCCATTTCCTCTATGACAGAATCCGAGGTAAAAGAAGAACGGCAGAAAATCGTTTTGAAGTCCTGTGTTTCATTGACGGTTTTGGCATTGTCGACAACGAGGCAAAGGAAGCGTATCTCCTGGTTGAATGTTACGGGTTTATTTTCCCAGGTTCCATAAAACCGCTGCCCGTACAGAACATCTACCTTGTGCTCACCATAGGCGAGCGGAATGCGCATAAAACGGTAGTAGTACTCGGACAGCTCACCGGAATCAAGAATGATATTGCCTTCAAATGAAGGAGCGCCGAATTCGAGGAACGTTTTGAACCCCTCACGGTTGATATTGTTTGCCATGATATTTTTCCTCCCAAAATTACAAAATTAGTTTACCATAAAATACGCAAGCACAAGAAGTATGGCGAAAATTATGGCGGTGATTACAATCTGTTTTAGCATTTTCTTTTTCGATGGGTTGTCGCAGGAAATTATCGAAGCTGCGTCAGTCATTACCAAGATATAAAATCCGACGAATGCTGTGATTAGATTCATGCTGTACATCAGATGCGCACCTATGAAAAGGCTCGTGGTTATTGTTACAAGTTCGATGATAAGCTTGACTGTTTCCTTTGCCGAAAATTTTTCACGCAAAACAAGAATTACCGAAAAGACTATCATTATAGGATATAGTACAAGAAGCATGATTGACTCCTCTCTTGATTTTTGGGTTTTGGATTCTTTCAGAGAATCTTCTTTATAAATTTGACGTTTGTGGGATTATCGCTGTTGGCTCATGCACGGTGCAAAGGGTCAAATGGTACAGCTTCACTGTGTATCTCTGCTCTAGGCTCAGAAATTTTCCAGAATGTCTGGTTTCCATAATAGATTGCCTTGACACAACCAATGGGAATCCTGTCATTCGACAAACCATGTTTTGCAAGGAAATTCTCTACTTCTTTCCGCATACGCAGAGGATAAATATACTCCGTAGGCACGGAATCCTTCTCAACTGTCTGCGGACAGGCTATTTCAGTTGCCGGATACAGAATCTTCTTCACGTCGCCGTCAATTTCGAGTTTCAAACGAACGGTTTGCTCGTAACAAAAAGCAGAGAACATTTTCTTATAAGCGTTCTCCTTGCTTCCGGGTTCATTGAATTTGGCAATGAACCGCCGTGCCATGCGTTCAACACTTACGGCATCTCGGCCTACGCTTGCGCTGAATGCTGGATATTTGCCATCGACATAGAACTTGTCAATCGTATCGATAGCATAATCTGCCCAGTCTTCAGGAGATTCCAGATAATGAATGAAAAGGTTGAAGCTAGGTTGATTATCATATGCTCGCGGCAGAGGTGCCTGAGCAACTTCCGCCAGATACATCAGAGCGTTCTTATAGTTGCTATTCCCGCAGACAGCCCGCTGGAAAGCAATCTTTTGCGCGATGGCAATATAGTAAGGGTTGTGCGTTTCCACTTCCGTTTCAGGGTTCATTTCGCACAGCTTTTCGTACAACAACTCAGCCATTTTCAGATAAGTTTCCTTGTCTGCGCTCCCGGAATAACAATCCAGGAACAGGTTGGCGTAATTACACGAATAGAAGGCTACGTCACCCTCCTTAGAAACAAGGCCGAAGTAAATGAGCTCCTTCAGGTAATTTAGCAATTCGTTGCGCCGGAACTTCTGCCCGTACAAAGCGCATACCTTTTCACTGATGGGTATTTTCACAAAATGATAATACCCTTTGTTCTTTCCAGAGTCAGAAATGATGTCGCCATCAATAATCTGAACTCCGGTTTTGAGAAAGATACTGAAATTCTTTTTGGTAATCTTGCTGATAGTCATATGACATTTTCCTTTCTCGGTTTGCAAAACAAAAAAAAGCAGACTCATCCATAAAGGACAAGTCTGCTCGATGCTTGCAGGTTGTGAATTGTACGGCAGCGAAAGTGCTGCACAAGTTGGTATCTATCGTACAATAACTATTCTATGCCATTCGCACAGTATGGCAAGCAAAAAATGCCGCTCATCCGAAGGTGAACGGCAAAGAATGTCTGGTGGGTTGTTTTAGAAGTTGGTTGAGTCAGATGCTATATATGTGCCGCAGAAAGGTGACGCTTGGACGCTCTGAACCGCTGTGCGATAAAGCGGGCTGAGGACCGTCCATAAAATGAGGCGTTACTCAACCTCGTTGATGGCGTACAAAACCGAGACAGTCAGCCAATTCGGTGCATAATCCTGACACTCATATATAGCTGCCTCGGTGGTGTCGATATAATACGAGCTGGAAGCGGTCTCCTCGTCACTTCGGTCGAGGTGGCGCTTTTTGAGTTCTTCCTGATAGTCCGTCTGCATAGCGGCATGAGCCGTTTCGATGGACGGGTACTGGTTCGGAAAGATTTTGAGAAACATCTCCCCATTTTTGTTGGTGAAAGATTTTGCAACAATAAACATACGAAACTCCTTTTCTGACGCAAAAAAGGGCGGGCTTCCGAGAAGGAAGTCCGCCCTTAAAGCGAAAATATGAATTGTACGAGCACAGATAGCGCCTTAGTAGATGGTATCTATCGTACAGCTGTTATTTTACGCCAATCGCACAGCGGGTCAAGAATTATTTGTCGGCGATACCCATGTACAGATGATAGGTGGCGTTTGCTGTCTGGCAGACCCAATGATTATAAAACGAGTTGCTGGGTTCAGAGGTCACGATGTCCTCATCATTGCTATAAATAGCCGCCTCGCACCACGAGGGACCGTTCTTGCGCGGGATGCAGCGAACGTCCATGCACATACCATCGGCAAAGGTAACGGATTCGAATTCAATCTCATCCTGCTTTTTGCCTTCGTCGGTGTACTGCTTGATTTCGTTCATGCGCTCTTTGCTGATAACAAGGCGCTCGACAAAAACCTTACGAAAATTGGTGAGATTCTCATAGGTGGCGCAGATACGCATGATAGCGCTTGCCAGAGCAGAAGCTGAGCCAATATCGTAGCAGAGCGCCGTTTTGTTGAAGCTGCCAACTCCAAAACCCGTCCAGAAACCGCCCTCAAACAAATGGATGGAGGCGGCGTAGCAAGGACAGGCATCAGGTTTGCAAAGCTGGATTTCAAGCGTGCAGCCCTCGTACATACTATCTACCGCAACCCGGCAAATGTCAAAGTTTGCTTCTGAAGGAACTTCGCCGCTGCCGTCCCAATAGGTGGGGTTGTAGCGGGAAAGATACATCTCGGCAATCTGCCTTGCATCGCTCTCGGTCATACCGATGGATTGTTTAAGCATTCTTTATACCTCTTTTCAGATTGTCAGCGCATTTTAGATGCTGCTGGCATTATGTAGCCGGGTTGGTCCACAGAGTCTTCTCTCCAGCCCGGATGCTTGTGATACAATTGATTGGAAAAACAAAGACATCGAACATATTGGTCCCCTTCTCAACCCGTTTAATGAGGTTGGGGTGCTTGCAAACGAACCGCTGAGTGTCTTCTGGCTTCGCGAAGGTGCTGATACGAGTCACGGAAATTCCTTTCCTACGCATCACATCCGCATCACGAATAAGGTGTCTGGGACACTCCACCTCGAGATGCTCACCCATTTTCTTGTCGTCAATATAGTCCATGACGAGAGTGACGACTTTATAAGGTTCGACAGCATCCATCATGCTTTTGCACACATTGGTGATGTCCTTAGGGTCGGCACTGTCGTGCTCATAAAACGTAAGGAATAGTTCCGACATCCTATCAATGGCAATCAGCCGGGCCATGTAATAAATTCTGGATGCCGTTCCGTTGCTTGCCGTAATGACAGAACTTGTCTCTTCAGCCCAATCCGATGGAGATGACAAATAGTGAATCACATTGTCATCGTTCAGAGGATACATAGTTCGAATCAGGTTGGAGAACTCATTGCATCGAGTTCCAAAAAGAAAGGCGGAGCAAGCATTGCGGACTGCTTTATCCACTGTATCCTTATCCTGAAACATTGCGGGGTCTGCCGGAATGTTCTTTCGGAACAGCGGGATACGGATACTGTCCAGTTTCTCGAAGACATCCATATCGTCGATGAAATCGCTGCTTTGAAGCAACGCTTTTACGGGTTTGGAGGCCATGTAAATAGTTTTGCTATCCACAATGAAGCCGCCAAATTCCCATTTTGCGAATCGTGAAAAGGATGGCTTCTTATTGTCCGACGAATCTCGGTCCTGAACCATCACATAGAGCGATTCAACTTGATGTTCCTTAACCAAAACCGGACGCTTGAAAAACGAGTAATAGTGGGAGAACACGATGTCATCGCTGCGTTTTGCGCCCTCAAAAAAGGTCATGGTCCAGTTTGAGAGAAAACGAATCAGTTCCTCAACAGTAAAAGTCAACATAGTTTATATTACCTCTTTAGATTGTCAGCACAGCAGAATCGAAGTTTTCCAAACAGTCGCAACTCAAGAACTGACCTCCACAAATGGGGCATTTCTCGATGTCGCAGCCATAATGGTGATAGTAGCCGATTTTGGCTCCACAATCGCCACATCGGATATCTTTTTCTTCCGGAGTACCAACGAATTTTTCGTACCAGTCATCGGGGTCGCCGACTTTGATGCGCTTGAAAGTTTCCTTGTGTGCGCCTTTAACGACTACGCGCTTATACGAGCAGCCGTTAGCAGTCAGCATTTCGCGCCCACAACAGTTACATTTTGCCATTGTCCGTCTCCCCTTTCAGAAGCTCGCGTGCATGGTCGAGGACTTCCTTTGCGACAGGCTTACCGCCTTCGTTCAGAGCGAGGAAGACTTCCAGAACCTCTGCACGGGTCGTATTCTGGTCAAGTTCAGCAACACCAATGGAAGCATCCATGAACCAGTTTTTATCCAGAACGGAAAGGTCGTTGTAAAATACGCCTTTGTACGGGAATCGGTTCTCGTAAAAAGCAAGCAGGGTCAACATACGCTGCTTGCCATCGACGATTTCGTAGTAGTTGCCATCGTCGTTTGTGCGATTAAAGGGCAACTGTTTGAAGACGAAACGACCAATTTCGCGTCCTGCGAAGATGCTGTCCAGCAGTTTCTCTCTGTCCTCCTCATCCCAAACAGAACCGCGTTGATAATCGGGGTTGAAATCAACGCCGAACAGGTAATGGAAGCTGAGTAGAGAGTACATGCTGCGGTTCGAGTAATGCAGACGGGATAGTGCAGAATCACGCTTTGCGAAATGCGTGTCTTTGTCGTCATCCAACGGTCGAACACTCGTCCAAGCCCAACAGGAATATTCGACATTGTTCTTGGTGGTGACGCGGATGAGATACATTGCGCCATCATCCATCACTTCTTCGACAACACAGTTAGGAAGATGTCCAACCTGCACCCTGTCTCCCACAGAAAAATGGTATGTGGGTGTGCCAGAGTTCTTTGCTGCATTACAGGCTTTCTCGTAAGAGTAGCTATCCTTTACGCGTTCCTGCGGAGTTTTCTCCCGAGCAATTTCTTTAGTACGGCTTTTTGCCATGGTAATGCCTCACTTTCTTTTTTAGCGGTCGTTGAGAAACGTCCCAACCGTCAGTTGTTTTCTTTTTCATGCTTCTTGTCGTCACGCAGAAGGTCGTTTGCCACTGCTACGGTATCACATGTGTAGTAGCGTCCGCAGGTGTGTTCGCACTGAGTCAATGTGGCGAAGCAACCGTTGATGCAGCCCATGAAGACATCCTTATTGCCGTTCTCGTCGGTGAAAATGCCGCCGGTCGCGGTGATGCTCTCAACATAGGGCAAGCACGGCTCGTCCGTGTCCTCACTCAAGTTCCAGACAATCTCCCAAAAGCTGATGAATGTGTCATTGTACAAGAAAGAGGGGCGGTTACCGCTGTCTTTCCGAACCAGTTCTTCAAGGGCATCCCAAGGAACTTCATCTGCAATGAAGATGCCGAAAGCGCCACAAGAAAAAACGATTTTTCCAATATGGCCGCAGATACGGACATAGTCACCCACATGAAGTTCGTTGTCATTGGCATCGGTGAAACCTGTGTCGAAGCCTTTCTGTGCCATTTCATTTGTGTTAGTCATTTTAATACACTCCTTTTTGAAATTGACGCAAAAAAGCGGACCTCCCAACATCGGGAAGTCCGCCTTAAAGCGAAATTGTGAATTGTACGAGCGCAGTCAGCGCCTTAGTAGAATGGTATCTATCGTACAATCTCAATTATATCCGACTCGCACGAAGATGCAAATGTTTAATTGCCCTCATGGAAAAATGTATGCGTGAATTCCGGATGCCCGGCAAACACCTTCTCAACGACCTCTGGCAAGTCATGGATATCGTCCAGAACGAGCCGTCCTTGCCTATCGCGATACGGTGCCACTGCTGCGGTTTTCTCTGCAAAATAAGCGTCAAACGCCTCTTCGCTATCGAATTCCGGCATTAACGCAATTTCCCGGTTGCGGTCCTTCATAATTTACACAGCCTCGTTAAACGCCGAGCAGTTCGCGCTCTTCGGCAGTCAGTTTATCGAGAACCTTCTGCCTGCGCTTTTCCCGCGATTCCTGCTTGGTGCTGATGATGAAGGTATCGGCGCGGTCGCCATCCCGCACAAAGACGGGACGGTCTTTCAGCATATTCCGCATCGCGTCCAAACGCTCTTCTTTCGTCATGTCGTACATGCCGGATGCACCGTAAATGGAAATGTTGATTTCATCCTTTTTCGGGGCCTTGTCATAGGCTGTGGGGTCTACGGCAGTGAAATAAAGGGTGTAATAGTAGCACCTGTCGGCGAGCGCCAACGCGATGGTATCGATATTTCCCTCAAAGACACCAAGGTCGGTGATGGAGCGGCCCTCGCAATCACCTTCCGTGGTGACATGCCAGAATCCGTAAGCTTTGTCGTAAGGTTTGTTGAATTCAATCATTGTAAATCAGGGCAAGGAGACCCGCGACTTTAGGCGTGGGAGGAATTGCCCATTCACATCCTTTCTATTAGATAATTTGTTGCAGGTTCTAATAGCTGCAACTTTTTGAATGAAATACTGTTTGTAACGACAGTGCCATCAAGCTTTCTGAGAGCAAAGCTTCCTGATGCACGACGACCGGAAACGAAGCACTCTTGCCCCTTGTAGAGAACCTTATCCCAAAGACGATAGCCTTCGACAACATAAGGCATTTGGCTTCTTTTGCGAATGCTACCTTTTGAGAAGTTTGCTTTATGGGTTTGACGATTGTGATGCCTTATAGCTTTTGTGCGATAGCAAACACTGCATGGTTCAGCAAATGGATGCTTGCTGATACAACGGGCATCGTTTACATGGCTTTTCTTGATGTCATTTTTCTCTCGCAGATTCAACCGTAATGTGATTTCCTTTTTGCCCTTTTTCAACTTCTTTTGGAAGCAGTTTGCCATCCATATCGAAAGCTTCGACAAGACAAATTCCGTTTTTTTTGCAAACTTGAAGCAAGTCTTTGAATGTTGCAATACAGCTTACACCGGGGATTGCTACAAACAAATCACCAGACAGATGACTTGCAACAGATGCTTTCAAACCACCTTCTGTAATAAAGATAGTCTTTTCATCTTTTAAAGGTCTGCTCCAAAACAGTGCTGTATTTTTAGCGGAAGAACCGTTAGGATATCCGGCAGATGTTGCCCAACGGTATCGTTGCTGTTTAAGCTCTGATGCTTCTTTCCATTTTTACTCTCCTTGATTTTTGGCTGAAACAACTTGGAATCGCAGTTTTAGTTAATATCCCAAATATTCGGGTTATCGTACTTGTTAAAGAACTGCATAAATTTGTCTTCCGGCATCTGAGCCTCAGCTTTGTCTAGCATATCGCAAATCTCGGTCTGGTTTGTATTCCCATTCAAGACCTTAACATAGGTAGCACTTCCGGGATTGGCTCCGATAAAATCAGCAATTGCTGTACGGTTGTGTTCGATGGAATTTTTTAGTTCCCACCAACGCCAAGAACGGATGCACTGAGTCAGCGACATTCCATCCACTGCTTCCCAGTAATCGCCGCTTTTTTCGACGGCACTGTACTCTTCAATAGGATTCATTCCACCATCTTGGAGTGCTTCATCAATCATTTCAAGAATCTGGAACGGATAGAGTTTTCCATCAACCTCAACTTCTGCATAATCTAGGTCTTCGTATACCTCAAAGAGAGTGGCTTCTTCGTCACTATCAAAGGAAAAATCATCATCCTCGACTAATTCCTTCACGAGCTGCGTTTTTCCACTGATGTCAAAGACTTCATGCGTCTGTTTGTTTACTTTGCAGGGCAAAGTGTGAATACCATCGGAAAAGTGATACTTAACCATTGCATTAACGATATTAGAATTATTAACCATTTTGTCTGTTCTCCTTAATTTTTTATTTTTTTCACCATTGCGTTTTAATCAAAAGCGTGAAGAAGCAAATACTCCTTCTTTTTGACTGTGTTTGGATTCATATAATTGCATCAAATCTTGGCGCACGGTAACGGGTCTTACGATAGCGTCTTGAACGGCGGTTTTGCCTGCGCGTGGAAAGCAAATCTACCACATCACTCCGAAGAGGGTAAAAATCCTTCCCCAAGGTTATAAACGGCTTGATACAGCCACACCTGTCGGCTTTGCCTCAGCTTTACGTGATGTGTTGTTGTCTTAGAGCGCACGGCTAGGATTTACACCGTACGGTAACTGTCTATTCGCTTATAACGGGGCACAACTTAATGTGCAAAGGGTAGTCAACATATCCTTGCGGACACTTCTAAAGTGCAGACTTACCGGAGCAAGCCCGAGACTTTAGTCGTGGGTTATTGACTGTGTTTCACCACTTTCTGCTTTCGTCGGACTTATACATGAGTTCAAAAGTTTCAGGCGAAACGGTGAAAAGACTGTTTTTCTTGCCCTCAACCAGATATTCGTAGGGTTTGATGCGCAGCACATCCAGGGCGAAACTGTAAATGGTGACGCAGTTGTGGATGATATTATCCCTCACCTTCCAGCCAAGACCGGGATTTTCGGCAACCAGCTTCTTGATGTCCTCGAAGCTCTGCGCGTTTTCAGGGTCCCACTGTACCGCATGGATGCTGTTTCTTCTGTAATATTTAGCCATTGTGATTTCTCCTTTTTTGTGTTACTTACTTTCAAAAAACGCAAGCATAGCCGTATTGGCTGCCTGCGAATACCGAGTTTCGGGATGCCGTGCAGCAAAGCTATCTTTTGCAAAGAGATTGTTTGCAGAATATACCGAATATCTCGTACCCTTCAACTTCAACTGCCAAGCCAGCTGGTTCGTGTCACGCTTATGAGCATCGGTAATGCTCGTGACGAGAAAACACGGAGGCAGCATCTTGGCGTAAGTCTTAGGTGACAGGCACTCAGCGTAGCTGGTCTTCTTCCAATCCTTTTCGATGAGATAGGGCGCGATTGCGCTCATCTTTCTGCTGGAAAGGTCAAGGATACTATTCTGCAAGCAGACAGCCTTAAACGTGAGTTTTGCTTCCTGCGGTACATCGAACGGAAGCTCATCTTCGAGATGCTGCATGGATACAGGGTTCCAGAGAAGAGCGTATACAAGGCAAGCCAGTGCAGCACCTGCACCGTCACCTACCAGATACATTCTAGACATATCCGCACCATACCGTTCTGCACAGCGATGAATCACGATGAGTGCCTTCAAAAGGTCGCCGAGTTGCCCGAACAGATTCGTTTCGGGAACCGGGGTGCATTCCGGAATAAAGGTCAGATACCCATGCTCCGCACACCACGCTCCGAAATTTCGGTTCAGGGCACTGCGTCCTGCAACGAAATCGCCGCCGTAGATGTCGATGATGACAGGGAATTTCTTGCCGTCGCCTTCCTTGTGCTTCGGAATATACGCAGAGATGGGCAAGCACTCATCACTTCTTTTCGTGATGATGTGATGCGTGACCTGCGTTTCGCTGCAAACTCCGATTGCGGTGGTATTGGGTTTCGGCTGCTTGCTTATGATTTTCTGTAAAGAGCGCTCCTTGCGAAGCACATAACGGTTGATATTCAAATTTCTTCCTCCTCGTCCTCGCCGCAGTCAAAAAGAGAGTTTTCCCAGCCCCTTTCAATGGCAACTCCGTAAGCCTTTTTGTACTGCTCCTCGAATCTCTGCAGGACTGCATCGTACTGACTCTGCGTCATAACAATATCGAGTCCGAGGTCGTCATCGTTGTTAGAGTTGTCGTAGTGGTACAGCCGCATTTCAAATTGTCTGCCGAAAACATCCTTGTTCGGATACCAGCATGAATACAAAATTACATAGTCGTCATCACTTCTTTTGCAGACATCGAGTCCAAACACCTTATCGATGTCAAACTTCATGGGAATGAGAATACTGATATAGTTGTCATCAACTGTCCGCATATCGTATTCGTTGATAACGAAGCGAAGGAACTCATCGAGGTCTTTGATGGCTACTTGACCCTGTTTCTTCACGGAGTCGATAGTTTTTTTGTGTGCCATGATTTCTCCTTAGCTTATCGTGCGCAGCGGTAAAAGAACGCCAGCATCTCATCGTTTGCCATCTGCCCCCATGCCGTTTCCGGATGAAGTGCGGCAAAAGCGTGGTCGGCTTCTTTTACATTGCAGAATACGAATTGATGGTACTGGTGGTTGGTTTTCAGCAGCTTCACATAATGTTTTGTCTGTCCTTTCAGGAAATCTCCTTTTCCGGAACAAAGAAAACACGGCTGCAGCAGCTTGCAATAGTATTCGGGACGAATATAGGAAGCGTACTTCTCTTTGCGCCATCCCTTCTGCATGTAGTTGTCCGCCAGCAATCCAACCTGACCTTTGTAAAGGTAGAACATCCCACTCTGAAAACCCATGGCAGTCACGCGGAGAGCCTGAACCTTTTGCGGGATATACCTTTCAAGGCGGCGGATGACCGGCTGCATCTCGGTAGGATGGTGTAACGAAGCAACGGCCATAGAGGCCAAGAAAGCACCGGCACTGTCTGCGGTAACGAAGAGTTTTTCGATGTTGCCGCCGAACTCTGCCGCTTTCGCTGCAATGACTGCGAGCGCATCGAGAATATCCGAGATTTGTCCGAAGATATCCGTTTCGGGAACCAGACGGTAATCGGGGATAAAAACGATATAGCCTCTTCTTGCCAGTTGGATACCGAGATTCCTGTTCTGCTCTTTGCGGCCGGCAATCAAGCCTCCGCCATGAACATCCAGGATAATGGGTAGTGGTTCTTTAACCTCTCCGACTGGTTTGTAGACATCCATCGAAAGTCCTAAACATTTCCGAACCGGGATGGTCACAATATCGACAAGGCCGCTGTTGTGCATACGCGGCTGGCTGTGAATGATTTGTTCGACGTGGATGCGCTCCTTTACGGAAGCACGAGTAATGATATTCAAAAAATCAACTCCTTTAACAAAAAAACGCGGCTGCTGCTCTTCTTGAACAGCAGCCGTATTTGGTGAAATCAACGGAACTCGAATGTGTATTCGGTCCCGGTAACGGTTGAAACGAAAATATTCACGCCAATTACGCCGAGGCGCTTTGTCGTGGTAGTCGTAAAAGAGCGAGCGTTCTCATTTGTCCCCACGACAAACCGAAGAGGCTCGCCGTTTACGACATGCAAGGCGCCCTTGCAGCCGATAAGAGACTTGACTCTTTCGTCGCTGCTATTGGTGGCGGTTAAAATACACCCTTCCCGAATTCGCATTTGTAAATTCCTCCTTAATCAGAAATCTCAAGCCGAAGCTTGCGGGTACTGGTCAAGAACATCGTTGAATCGGGAATCTAGGTGCCGGTCATTTTCGTCACGGGCGGGATAACTGAACGCGTTCTCGTCTGCAGCAGCATCCGTGAACCCGTCCATCATGGTCAGGATACCCTCCATCCAGGCAGCGGCTCTGCCAAACATACCGTTTTCCTGTTCTTTGTTGCGGTGTAGGTAATCGGTAAGGCTTTCAAGAGCCATCTTCTGCTGGTAGAAGGTATCCCAGTTAATGTCTTTGATAGTGTCGAGGTAAGCGTTATCGTCCATTTTGAACAAACTCCTTAAAAAATAAATTTACGATGCATACCCCGAAAGGCTCCTGCAATCAAATTCCAAAACAAAAAAGGCAGGCTCTCCATGTGACTGGAAAGTCTGCCTTAACGGTTCAGAACTGTGAATGTGTGAATTACCTTTCGGTTGGTATCCATCGTACATTTTTCATTGTATGCAGTTCGCACATTCGCGCAAGGGCTTAAAGGTGAAATCTTAGAAAATTATTGGACGGTGACAGAAGAATTTACAGCCTCAGACGAAGAATCGGTGCTCTCGCTCGTGGTTGCATCAGAATCAGCAGCGCTTTCAGCGTCAGATGCAGCACCGGACTCGGTTGCTGTATCAGATTCCGGAACAGCGGCAGCGTCCTCAGCAGGTGCGCCTGGCATAGTCGCATACAGACCCGTCAGACGGACAGGTGCATCACCGTAGCCAAGATATCCCCAGAAAGTATCAGTGCTGGCTTCATTGATATACTCGGTGCCCTGCAATACCGGGAACTCGTAGATATCGATGATAGCCGTGCCCTTCACATCGGCACTGTCAAACTGGTCGCTGCAGGATGCCACGACGGTGCAGTCCTCATAGTTCCAGACGAGGTAGAAGGACTTGGCACCGGTCTCCTTATTGTACTCCGCGTCACGGAACTCATCAAAGGAAGTGTACTGCGTGCCGGTCGGGTTGTTCTTCCAATAAAGGCCATTCGGGGTGCCGAATACCGCATAGAGGGCGTTGAACTTCTCCTCGGGCGTGCCGTCAACAGGAAAATCCTTCAGAGCGGAAGGCTTCATCGTCGAATAGAAAAGCCCATTCTCAAAGGCGTTCCCGATAGTCATGCCGTCAGAAGCAGCCGTGGTGCTGTCCATGACATTCGATACCGGACCACCATTGAAGCCAATCTGGTAGTAGTTGGCGAATTCTCCATTCTCACCCTCGGTACAAACACAAAAATCCGAGATATCTTTTTCCAGACCTTCTCCGGTCACGGCATCCTCAATACTGTCAATGACCGTCTCCCCCGTTTCCAGAACGGACAATTTCAGGTATCCGGAAATCGGCATCTCGTTCAAATCCTTCACGGACACGCTCTTGATTTGTGTAGAACTGCCGGATGCAGAGGAATAAAGTCCTGAAACGAATGCGCCATCCTCATAGGTCAGAGGATTTACACCCAAAGGCAACCCATCCGTCCATGTCATATCGGGCTTATCCAGAGTCCCTACAGCGAACTCCGGAAGATTGTCAAGCAATGACCATGCATTGATGGGCTCTGGCGTAGGTGCAGGAGTCGGTGCCGGTGTGGCAGTGGGCTGTGCGGCGGCGATAGCCGCTGCCTCAGAAGCCGCTTTCCGGTCCTGAATCTCCTGAGATGCACAGCCGGTAAACATCACTACGGATGCCATCATGACAGCTGCGGCGAATAGAATTTTCTTGTGTTGCATACTGTTTTTGCACTGTCTTATTATTTAAGCAGTGCCTTGCCTCCTTTTTGATTCTGTTTGTACTGAATATGACCAATGACCGCAAGCCCTAAAAAGCCAACGGCAATGAGCAACGAACTGCCTCCGAGAAGAAACGCGCAATAGCCGACTACTTCGCGCCACCGTGCGGCTTTTGCGAGCGTGCAGATGACGCAGGCAATAAAGCAAAGCCAGCCAAAGAGATAGCCAGCCATTCCGATGGTAGCTACCTTCCCTAATACGGATTCTAAAAGCTTCAAAGCAACCACATCCTTCCTACGAGTTTAATTTTATGCGATTCGCAAGTATTGGCAACAGGAAGTTATCGCTACAAAAAGAAAAAGCTGCCCAACCGAAGCTGGACAGCGAAAATGCTATTGGATTTTATTGTTTTTTGTTATGCTCTGCTCTTCTGCGCTCGCGTTCCTCGTATTCCTTTTTCTGATACTTCAAGCGTTCGTTCAGCAGGAAGGAGTTCTCATCGCGGGTCATTACGAGTTTTGCCCGGTACACGATATAAATGACGATAAGCGCCAAAATGCCGTAGGTAAAGATGAGGCTCATGAGATTGCCAACAACCGTTATAATGATAGGCGAAATGAGATGGAGAATACCAATGACGAGCAGGAACATACCGCCAAAGACGATGACCCTTGCGGCGGTCTGAACGGCAGGCGGGTAACCATCGAGAAAAGTGGATATAGTATCGTTGATTTTCGTAAAAATGTCATTCTTCTTTTTGCCGTTGTTATTATTGTTTTCAGCCATACCGGTCCCTCCCTTTTTATTCCAATTATAGCACGTATTTGCACAAAATGCTATACCTCTCATTATATTTTGGGTGAGGACAGGAACCATTTTGTTTGCCAAGACGGCAACGAAAAAAAGCCGCCACCCCTAAGGGCAACGGCCAAGTGTTTTAGTGTGATTAGCGAGGCAGGTTCTTGTCTACCACGATTTCGAGGTTGTAGTGAGGCAGTTTCGCAACATCACCCTTCGCAACCTTGAGAGCCGCCTTCATCTTGTCATCAGGCATGGACTGGATAAGGCTGTTCAGTTCCTCACAGGTGTGGCTGAGCATCGGACCGCGACTGGTGGTGAACATCGTAGCGGAAACCGGCTGGCAACCCTGAGAGACCATACCGTCCCAATGCGTGCGCAGTTCAGCAACGGACTTCATGTTAGCAGCAGTGCTCATGAAATCATAGATGTTGCAGTGGTTCTCGTCGATGTATTCAAGAACATCGATGCGAGTGCGGTTCGCATATACCGGGAACTGGAGCTCGACCTTGTTGCCGGTGTTGTTCATGATACGCTCAGCAAACTGCTTGGCGTACTCCTCGAGGGGGCAGGTCTTGTCTTCAACGACAGGAACTGCATCCTTCACAGCATCGAAGATGGCACGCCAGCCCTCATCGCTCAAATCGATGTTGGACTTGTTTGCGAGGGTGTTCAGGAACCCACGCGGCAGGTCAGAGATATCGATGGCGATGGTGCCGGTGAACAGATTGAAGGAGGGATGACGAGCACGGTCCCAGATGGTATCCAACTGTGCGGTAGCGATAACGCGGTCGCCGAGCTGGATATCCACACCCTGGGTGCTCATATTTCCCTGATAATAGTGCTTCAGGGCGTAACCACCGGTCACTGCACGAGTCTGAGTGGCGGCTGCATTGAGCAGACCGACCTCAACGGAAACAGGGATATCGTGACCATTGTAGTTCACGCTCAGATGATGCGTCCCGGTCACAGCCTTGTAGCGCTGGAAGATAGGCTTGACGAAAACATCGCAAGTCTTGCCGTTCGCCATCTGATAGTCGGGAATCAGGATACGGGCGGGAGCGGCACCGGAATCATCGGGCTTGAGGTAGTTGCGATACTTGACGCCGAAGTGCTCCGCGATAGAACGGCGCAGCACATTGAGGCTGGAAACCTTGCTCGGAGCGCAGCTGCCATTCTGGGTCAGCATAGTGCTCGCGGTGCTCTTGTCCATCTCCACATAGATGATGGTGGAGGGAGCGCCGAGAGGCTTGTAGGCATCCCGCATGACGATGTCGGCAAGAGGGATATCCTGCTGCTCAACAATCTTCATCTTGGTGTCGAAGGGGCCGTCAACGAGGTGGTAGGAATCCTCTTCCGGCTTCTTGGTGGCGATGAACCACGGATACTTGTTCCGGGTGGCGACCAGCAGGAAGTTGTTGAGACCTACGCCGTGGATGCACAGAGGACCCTCATCGGTGTGACGAGAGCCAAACTGCAGGCTTTCGCCCACCTCGTTGATGTCCATACCGTTGCCCCAGTCGGCAGTAACCATGCCGATTAGGTCCTTCTCGGAGCCTGGTACAAACGCAACCAGAGCGTTTACAGGTCCGGTGCTGTTCGACAGGATGTTATCCACAGGCTCGCAAGCGGCGCTGTGCATCGGAAGAAACTGGTTGGAGACGGCATTGAAATAGTTCTTGGTGATGCCAACATTGAAAATATGTGCTTTCATAGTATACCCCGTATCGTGGGGCCAACGTGCCGCTCTTGAAATCATCTCCACAGCAGGTAGAGCCCCAAGATAGGGGGGTATTGTTATTTGTTTTTGTGTTTGTCTGTTGTTTTAGGAAGCAGACAGGCGATAAAAATCGTGACCGCTGCTAAAGCAATCACGGTCACGATAATTGCGGGAATTGGAATTTGCTCGATAAGCGCGAGTATCACGCGGTCTATCAGCAGCTAGAAAAGATGGCGTAACATCTTATGGCTGCTAAGAAAGGCGTCCACTCGCTAAACTATCTTGTCAAAACTAAACATACAGGATTCTCCTTTTTTGATTGATATTTGTTTTATGCTAACGCACTTTATCGTTGTACCCACGGCTGGAACATGTATAAAAGATGCTCTAACGCGGCGTTCGCGGCTGGGATATGTATATAGGATGCTTTGCTGTATTTGCAGCAAAACAACGATTTTCGCATTAACGCAGCGTGTACGTCCCGCTTTTTAGGCGGGAAATCTATTATTATCACCGTATCGTGGTGTACTACGATGCAGGAATACTCCTACATTACCAAAAACAGATAGTCCGCAAAAACCTCCAAAAGAAAAAGGACAGACACCCATGACGAGTGTCTGTCCTTTTCAAGAAAAGAGGATTGTGAATATGGCTATTGTTGCACTACCTATACAGGTAATGATACTGGTATCTTTGGTACGATTATTATTCTATGCTGTTCGCAAGCGCTGTCAACACTAATTTCTGATTTTTCCGAACAAAAAGCCAACTGTGTGTCAGATGGTTTTTCTGTTATTCGTTGATGTTTTTCTGGTTGTGGTGAAGGGCACCACGGACAAACTGGTTCCAGCGAGCATGATACAAAACAAATCCGTCTTCGAACTCTACCGTGATGTTGTTGACACCATGGTAAGCAATACAGGTGGCTTTGCTGCCATTTTTCATTAAGTGGGGCAAGGAGACCCGTGACTTTAGTCATGGGAAGAATTGCCCCTTCACTTCCTTTCTATAATGTAATTTGTTGCAGCTTCTAATAGCCGCAATTTTTTGTAAGATATACTGTTAGAAGCAACAGTACCGTCCAGCTTCTTTAGAGCAAAGTATCCAGAAGTGCGTCTGCCTGTAATAAAGCATTCTGTGCCGTTGTAGGCTACTTTGTCCCAAAGCCGATAGCCTTTTACGATGTAAGGCGCTTGATTAGCCTTGCGTATGCCGCCTTTCAGGATAGTTGCTTTATGCAGTTGTCTGTTATGGTGACGCACCGCTTTTGTGTAGTAGCAAGTATCACAAGGTATAGCCAATGGATTCTTGCTAATGCAGCGTGCATCGTTGGTGTGGCTTTTAGGGATACCATTCTTTTCGCGCAAGTACTTGGTTATGTAACCATAAGTTCCTTGTACAGGAATTTTTAACTCTTTACGCAGGCGCTCCATAAGTGTTTTGCGCATAATACCCATAAAAGCTGCATCTTTGAGAGGCTTGCCCCGCTTTTTGCCGTCAAGCGTTACTTTTTCGGCGTGAAGTGCTTTATGGCAAGCCTTACAAAGAGTGATAAGATTGTTGGGAGCATTGCCGCCTGTTCTACGGGTCTCTATGTGATGCACATGTAGCTTTACACCTTTAGTCTTTGTAGAATGTGCTCCACAGCACTGACAAGTGTAATTGTCACGTTTTAGTACATATTGACGTACATTGTATTCGTCATACATTTCACCAAGTTGATAGTCTGTACCTACCGGTAGAGGTTTACCTTCCAGCATTGCTTTCAAACGCTGTGTATCAAACTCTGCTGTTTCCACTCTGACGAGCGTAACAGGCAAGATACGGCACACGTGTTCGATAAGCGTAATGTGTTCCTGAATCTTAACTTCTACCGATGGAGCTAACCATCCCTTATGCTTGCTATGCACTCTGTTGTCGAAGCGTGGCGCACGATAGCGGGTTTTACGGTTTCGTCTGCTGCGTCTGAAAGCACGGCGTGCAGAAAGTAAATCAACGACATCGTTGCGTGGAGTTGCTTCTTCACGATAGAGTTCATGCTTTTCAGTAGTAGCAGATATGCCGATATGCTTGCTGCCTGCATCTACGCCCAAAGTAACAGGCTGTTTGTATCCCGTACTTCCATACAGGAGTTTGATTGTAAACGGCGTGCGTTTTATAACGCATGCTTTTTTCTGCTTTAACAATAAGCGAGCCTTGCGTGGGGAACACGGCATCAAAGGCTCGCCGTGTTTGTTAAGCACATACACATATTGCATGACACCATGCTCCTTTCTATTTGTGTGACAACTAATGATAAGCTGTCCTCTCCTCCGAAGAGGAGTTGGAATCCTTCCCCAATGTCATAAGCGGTTTAATGCAGCCACACCTGTTGTCTTTACCTCAGATTTCTTTGATGTGTTGCTTTAGAGCATGCAGTTAGGATTGACGCCACACGGTAACTATCTATTCGCTTATAACGGGGCGCAACTTAATGCGCATAGGGTAGTCAACACACCCTTTCGGGCACGACTGAAATCACAGACTCGTGTTTCCACAAGCCCGCGACTTCAGTCGTGGGTTATTGACTGATTCCGGGAACAACCTTGCGACCTGCGCAAACAGGGCAACCGGTATGGTAGTACATCAAGGATTTAACGACATTGCAAATAGAAGCCTTAAATTCCTGCTTGCAGTCGGGGCATACGAACCACGCTTTCTTGTTGTTGCCTGCAGATACTTCACTGGGAGAGCAATCGTTCTTGTCACTCCACATGGAAGCGGCCATAGGGCACTTGGTAGCCAAATCATTGATACCAGAAACAACCTTGCGACCTGCGCAAACAGGGCAACCTGTACTGCCATTTTGTACGGTATGAACTACATTGCAGATAGAAGCTTCAAACTCCTGCTTACAATCTGGGCATACGAACCACGCTTTCTTGTTACTGCCTGCAGATGCTTCGCTGGGGGTGTATGTGTTCTTTGCACTCCACATAGCGAAAATCTTAGGACACTTGGTAGCCAAATCATTGATGCCGGGGACGACCTTAATACCTGCGCAAACAGGGCAACCGGTATTACCACGCATCAAGGACCTTGCGACATGGAAAACACGGGCTTCAAACTCCTGCTTACAATCTGGGCATACGAACCACGCTTTCTTGTTGCTGCCTACAGATACTTCGCTGGGGGTGTATGTGTTCTTGGCACTCCACATAGCGGAAATCTTTGGACATTTGGTAGCCAAATCGTTGACGCCGGAAATAACATTCCTGGAATTGATGGTGTTGGCATTCATAGTAAACTCTCTTTCTCCTCGTATTTTCGAGGCTTGTGATAAATAAAAATGAGCGACTTGTAGTTACAGCGTCTTAAACTTACGGCAGCAACGCATCATGGTGCGGATACGAACCAAGTCAATCTCGATTGCCAATGCGTTGATGGCTTCGAAAAGCGCATAGACAGCCATTGCGGGAATCGCAACAAGTAAAATAATGATGGATTTAATGGTTTTCATTTCAAACTCTCTTTCTCCGCATTTGCGCGGTCTTGCAACAAAAAAAGACAGGTCACCGATTGGTGCCTGTCTGAATTTTGTCAGGTTGTAAATGGTTTGTTGTGGTTTGGTATCTATTGTACAATACTCATTTTATGCTGTTCGCAAACGCCGTCAAGACAATATTTCAAAAGAAAAAGCCGCCCCACCCCGAGAGGTGGAACGGCTGTTAAGATTAGTGCTTGATGTAAAGCGAGGTGTCCCTGAACGGATTCAGAATACCGGGCTTATACTTGGTGTTGACATACTCAGCAATCTGAGCGTCCGTCATGCCGTTAAGCACATCGAGCCAGCATTCAGCGTTGATGCCCATGAGTCCGCCCATACCGAGCGCATTGTCGCAGCGTCTCATGTCTTCAGCAAATGCCTCATGATACATGCAAGACGCAGCAGCACGAAGAATTCGATTGGTGTCGTACATGATAGCACCTTACCCGTTTACCATGGCTTTAAGCCCTGCTTCGTTCAGAACGGGAATCCCCAGAGCGTTGGCCTTATCAAGCTTAGAGCCTGCGGCTTCACCGGCGACCAGATAGCTGGTCTTCTTGGATACGCTGCTGGTCACCTTACCGCCGTGTGCTTCGATAAAGGTCTTAGCCTCTTCACGGCTCATCGTGGGCAGGGTTCCGGTAATTACAAAGGTCTTACCGGAAAGCGATACAGCATCCTCAGCGGAACCGTTTGCGGATGCATTCGGTGCATGATAATCAAGGTTGACGCCAGCGTTGTACAGCGCCGCAACCTCCTGCTTGAACATGGGGTCAGAGAGCATTGCATCCAGAGCAGCGTAGATGGCATCAGAAAAGCCGGGGATGTTGTAGGCTTTGATATAATCTACGCTCAGGGCAGACAGGCCCAGCAGGTTTCCATCCGTTGCCTTGCACTGCGTAAACAGAGCGCGGGCAACATGACCGCCGATAAGGCGATAACCGAGACCTTTAAGAACACGGTCTGCGTTCTGAGTCTTGGAGTTCTCGATGGCTGCAAGCAGCTTCTTGGCCGTCTTTTCGCCGTACATATCGATGAGTTCGGACTCCTCTTCGTAGAGTTCATACAGGTCTACGGGATTGGAGATAAACCGACTGTCGACGAGGTCCTGAATGATTTGAGAACCGAGACCCTTGATATCCATGCAAGCTTTTGAGGCAAAATGGATGATGCGGTTGACCGTCTTAGCAGGGCAGGAATCGTTCGTACAGTACAGGTCCACAGACCCGTTCACGGACGCAATAGGCTCGCCGCAGACAGGACAAACCTGACTGGTCATGTCATAAGGCACAGCATCTGCCGGACGCTTACCCAGCTCAACCATCGTGATTTTCGGAATGATGTCACCGGACTTATGCAGCACAATGGTATCGCCGATGCGGATGTCAAGATTTTTGATGAAATCCGCGTTGTTCAGCGTAGCACGTTCAACACGGGTTCCGGCTAACTGTACCGGGTCGAATTCCGCCACAGGAGTGACGCGGCCGGTACGACCCGTCTGCAACACGATACGGCGAAGAACCGTAGCCTTCTCCTCAGCGGGATACTTGAAAGCAATAGCCCATTTCGGAGTTTTGGTCCGCTCACCCATCTTCTTGCGGATGTCGATTTCGTCTACCTTGATGACAGCGCCATCAATGGGATAATCGATATCATACCGATGTTCTCCGATGTCGTGGATAGCAGCAAGAATACTCTTGGTATCATTGCAATGCGCGTAGTAGGTGGTCTTGAAATCGCAGACATCGCGCAGATAGTTCAGCTGGTCGCAGTGAGAGTCGGCAAACTCAGAGGAATCCTCCCCGTCATTGACACTCTGCACATTGAAGATGAATACTTTCAGGTTCCTTTCCTTTGCAATAGCCGGGTCCGACTGACGCAGAGTACCGGCGGCGCAGTTGCGGGGATTGGCAAACAGCTTCTTCCCTGCTGCTTCCTGCTTGGCGTTGGTTGCCTCAAAGTCATCTTCGCTCATATAGCACTCGCCGCGCAATTCGATTTTCCAAATACCTTCCGGCATCTGGATATTGACAGGGATGCCAAGGACCTTGACATTGTCGGTAACATCCTCACCGATATGTCCGTCACCGCGAGTGGATGCCTGTACGAGCCGCAGTTTTCCGTCAGAACCGGCAGGCTTAGCGTACACCAGAGACAGGCTCAGGCCGTCAATTTTGCGTTCGATGGAGAAGGTGGCATCAGGATATTCCTTCTCCACAGAAGCCGTGAAATCGCGTACCTCGTCGTCTGAGAAGACGTCCAGAAGCGAAAGCATCGGGACACGATGCTCGACCGGAATTCCGATAACGCGCTTGCCGCCGACTACCTGTGTGGGGCTGTCAGAGGTGACGAGTTCCGGATGCGCGGCTTCGAGGTCACGAATCTCGTGCATTGCACGGTCGTACTCTTCATCCGTTACGGCAGGAGCATCCTGCTCATAATACGCTGCGCTCCAGCGCTTGACCTTCTCGCAGAGTTCATTATAGGTATTGATATAATCAGTCATTGTAGTTCAGTTCCTTTCAGTGTAGCCGCCATAGTATCTATCATACAATACAATTGGCGGCATTAGCAATATCGAACATCAGAAAAAGCAAGCCACAAGATGTGCTGAGACTTGCTTTGCATTTACCTTCTCTTGACCCTCTCGTATTTCACGCCGAGAATCTCAGCGGCAGCGTTAAGGGTTTCGAGAGAAATATTGTTAAAGTTATTTTGTGCTGCCATATACAGCGCTTTTGTGCATCTGACGGCGTCGCAAATATCGTAGATGGTATCCTTGTTTTCGAAAATCAGCAAATACTGCTCATAGCCGACTGCGGCATCTTCTCGATACTCAACACCGTTGGCATCGAACTCATATAAGCGGTTTGCGGTTCCGGAAGTCGGGATGCATTCAAAACGGTTGGTATCAGAATCCGTGTGTGTGACCACCATCTTGCGAATCGTTTCGGGATAAGGGACCCCAAAGCGAAACTCGACCATCCAGAGATAATCGCCTGCTTTAACAGAAAGCATTTCAAATCTTCCTTTCAACGTTGATTTTTATTGTTTGCTTGTACCCTTCAAAGCTTCGATGACAATCTCAAATTTTCAGTTCGAGCGCAACTTTTTCTTCTGCGCTCTTATCATTCATCCCATCGACGAGAACGTAAATATCTACGTTCCTTAAAATAAGTTCTTTCGCTTGCCAGTCGGTTTCTTTGCGAATTTTTTCTGGCAAAAGACGAAGTGCCTGCTTTTTAAGTTTGTCGATTTTTTCTTCTGTGGGGTACATTTCTTGGCTGAAGGTAAAGTCTGCAGTTTGGTACGTTGTAGTCCATGCACGAACCTTTACCGTTACGGTGCTTTCCGAAACGTTGTAACCTGCAAACGGAATCAAAGACTCACTCAGTTCCCCAATTCTTGCATTAAAGAGATTGGTTATACGAGCAAGTTCCTTGTGGTAGATTGCCTTTGCTTGTCGAACCTGTTCACGGTAGCACTTTACACAGTCTTCAACCGTGTAGAAGATGTTTACAGATTCACCCGTATATCCCCGATAGCCTGTATTATCCATTGGAGCAATCACCTTGGACATAATACGACTATTCTTTACAGGTCGGAAATAAATAGGAGAATAATAAATAGACTTATTCGTCTCCTCAGCATCCGTTACGACCGCTGCGGTCGGCTTAATGTCCCGAATTGGCTTTTTGGTCGGGTCTGCGTTTGCTCGATAGTCGCAAATCCAAACCATCTTTCCCGTAATATTTTCCAGCCCTTCCGCGTAATCAAAATCCGCAAGAGATTTCGTCTGCTGAGGTCCTAATGCACGGTTATTTCGCCAAAGGGTTACATTGTTATTTTGTAGATATTCTTCGAGTTCCATTTTTTTCACCTTTTTCCTTTCAGAGCTTCGATAACCAATTCTTCGTAGTCCTCGATGGCGTAATAGATTTCAGAAAAACCATTCGCGTGACCACGCTCATACGCCTTTTCCCAGACCATTTCTGCCGTCTCTTCACTGATAAGAACAGAGGAAGCGCTTTTTACATCCATCTGAATAAGGGCAAGAATGTCAACCATGACATCCGAGACAGCTTCGTTGCGGTCAGCTACCAGTTTTGCTACCTCGTCGTTCCACGCTTGCTGAAGCTGCCGCACCTTCTTTTTGTTCCAATCGAGAGAATGTGCGCTGCTGATGATATCACCGGTTTTAGGGCGCTTGGTTTTTGGGGTCGTGCGCATGTTCCAAGCAGCCTCCATACGAATCTGCAGATTCTTCCAACTACTATCCATGTTTTATTTCCTTTCTATGCGTTTTCCCATCAGAATTTGAAGTCCTGACACACTTCGATGCTGTTTTTGTCATAGCCGACAGCGTACAGTTCTTTGAGCAGCGGTGTATACTCCTCGACCGTCGCAGGAACGCCTGCTTTCAGATACCCGTAAGACGCATTCACATGCTGCCCATTGTGGACATACGCATCGAAATACAGGTTGGGGTCCTTCAATTTGAGTTTTTTGCAAAACTCGAGGGTTCCCGGTATCTTGTCAAGAAACACACAGGTAAGTTCGGAACCGGCTTTCGGGTTGAGTTCGTCGGTACAGTTAAGAAAAGCTACTTTCATTTTTGTTCTCCTTTTTTGAGCGCAAAAAGGCGGGCCTCCCAAAATCGGGAAGTCCGCCTTAAAGCAAAATTGTGAATTGTACGAACGCAATTAGCGCCTTAGTAGATGGTATCTATCGTACAACTACTATTTTATGCCGTTCGCACAGCTTGGCAAGACGAATAAGAAAAGTTGTCTGCGGAAAGCGACCACAAAAAAGCGGACCTCCCGCTTCGGAAAGTCCGCTGTAGCCGCAATTATTTGATTTTACTGAGCCTGGTTATCGGTCGGCTGCTGCGGTGCAGCGGGCTGCTGAGGCTGAACCGGCGCGGCAGGCTGCTTGGGCTGTGCAGGAGCCTGATAGGTCATGTTGAGGTTCTGGGTCTGTTCCTGAGTCGGCTGCTGGTACTGAGGCTGAGACTGAGCAGGATGCGCAGCTTTGTAGACATCGTACTTCTGCTTCATCTGGTCATAAGAATAGCCATCCTGCGGAATACCGTAGTACCGATACTGACCGAACGCCAGAATCATGTTGAAGATGGGGTTCAGGAAGAACAGGCCAATGGTGAAGCCAATCCCCTGCCCAAACGCGACACTCTGTTTGTACAGGGTTACGATGCTAATGATGACGCCAACGATGACCAGCAGCGTGCCGAGCAGCGGGATGCCGCCAAGTACAGTGCAGACGATGGGGACAAAGAACAGCCAGCCGTTGCCCCAGAAGATTTTGTACCGGATGTAGCTGTTGTAAAACGGGACGATGGACGCCCATCCGGGTTGACCGGCCTTTTCGAAGATTTTCCAGCCAGCCACAATGTTGAGAACGAAGAATGCCAGGATGATGAGCCAAAATCCAGCAAAGATGCTGAGAAGTGCATTGAGGGCCGCTGCCTCTGAACCGTAAGACATAATGATTCCTCCTAAAAATACTTTATATTATAAAGCCAATCGGCCTTATTTCTTTTCCTGCACGGCTTTGCGTGCCGCTTTTTCTTTCGATAGCGCTGCGAGTTTCTTGCCGCTTTCGACCAGGATTGCTCGGCGTTCTTCCGAGATGAACATAGGAGGACGAATTTTTACCCACTTTTTAGGAAACTCCGCTTCTACGCAATCTTCCTTGTCGATGGTCAGCTTTACCTCATCGGGATGCTCTGTTGCAAGTTTTCGCAACTCGTTCATCCGGGAATAATTTCGCGTATAGTACGAACAGATTTTCTCTGCATCGCAGAAATTGATGATGGTCTCGCGCTCGTAGGCACCGTCGGCGCTTCGAGGTGTTTGGTTGATGGGCTGCATTTTGTCACTTCCTTTCAGTCGAACAAGACTGCCTTCTTTGCGGGTCCGTCCGGCGTAAGGTCACACGCATAAGCCCAACGCGGGAGCATGATGCGTCCACGAACACTCACAACGGTCATCTCCCGCGCCGTGGCTTGTTCGAATTCCGATGCGTCCAAAGCACTCCGGGTCAACAGAATGGCGTCGTCCGGCATATCGTTGAGCATCATTTTCAGTTCTTTAACTGTCATAGATTGTCTCCTTTTGCATGACCTCATCCAGTGCCTGCAGGAACAGGACGGATTCGGTGTTTTGCGTACCTGCCGCAACGATACCGGAAATCTCGTTCGGCTCGACGAGGAAAACGCTGTCACCGTCAATGAATCCTTGCGGCCATGGCGCAGCATAGTAGGCGTAGGGAACGATATCGGTTGCATAGCCGATAATCATATATTTCTGGTCGGCGTCCTGCCGAACTTTTACGATGGTTCCGAGTGAAAACGCGGATTTGAGTGTAGGTGATACTGAAACAGGCATTTCTCTTTTGATTTTCATTTTCTATTCTAAAATAGGTGGTCTACCAATTTATGCAAAAACAATCCCTTTGTTTTTGGCAACAAACTTACATTTACCAGATGAATATGAGTTGCCGTTTGTGTCGTAATATCCATCTGCCTGACCGTTGTGCGAACCACTGGTTCCTTGCATCACATGAGTATGCTTGCCAACAAGAAATACACAGCCGGGAAAGTTGCGTTCCGGATTTCGATATTCCGGATGATGCTCTTTCACCTTGAGTTTGCAAACATCATCAGGTTGGCGTTGGCGGAACTCTTCCAAACTGTCGGTGGTTTGTTTAATGGCTTTGTGTCGATTCGTAGCAACCTTTTTACCATCAAGTGTGTACACACGGTTCATATTTGCTTTATGCAGTGCTCGTTTGTCGTGGCGGCGGAACTGTTTAAGTTCATACGGTACACGGCTGTTGATGTTACTGTCGCAAACATCATTTGGTAAAACAGAACAAGCGATACAATAAGCATCAAGCCAGTGGTCTTTGCTTACGCCGTGCGCTGCACGATAGTCGTATGTACTTTTGCCATTGGTCGCAAAGAAATGCTTCGGGAAAAGAGAACTCAACTCTTTCGTCAGCGCCGGAATGATTTGGTTCAACACACTCAAAGCACCATATTTTTTGTTGAGCCCGGTTTTCTTTTTGGCAAGCTTTTTTTGCCACGCGGTATCCTTATGCACAAGGTCGTGGTGCTTTGTGCATAAGCCAACAATGTTACCAATGGTATTGCTGCCGTTTTCAGATTGCGGCACTACATGATGGTAATGGGCAATGGGCTTTTTGCAAAACAGGCAATGATGTTCTTGCATTTCGGAGACAGCTTCTTCAAGGCTTGCATTTTGATATAGTGGGCCTTGTTGATATTGCCATTTCTGAACATTGGGGTTGTCCAGCCGCATAAACGCAAATTTGTTGATTTCAAGTACAACATCGCTGATAGGAAGAAACTTCTGAATTTTCTTCACCAAGTTAATGTGTGTCTGCAGCAACTGATTTGCGGTAGGTGTAAGCCAGCCTTCCGGTCTTGTGCGATTGCTAAACTTTGCTTCTTTGTTCTTTATGCCGATGCAAAGGACTTCTTTCTCGCAACCCGGAAGATGGCGCTTGATGACACCAATTTTCTTTGCACGTTTGCTAACACTGCCATTTTGAGCAGTATCCTGCTTTACGCACTTTTTAGAAATGGTGCCATTTGCTTTGGCTCTCCGTTGACGGCGGCATCGTCTGCCGTTGGTGCGTCTTGCACGACGGGCCTTTTTGCGTTCTTGCATCAGTTTCGGAATTTCCTTGTTACGGGTTTCTAAATGCGCAGTAAAGACTGCCGTGCCGTCCGTCCTAACAACAGCAACACCGATATTGGTTCTGCCGGTGTCAATGCCCAAGTAAAGCGGCTGCGCTACATCGTCGGTTTCATACAACAGTTGAATGGTAAACGGTTTTGATGTTACGACTCGTGCTTTTTGTTCTTTAAGTAGACGGCGTACATGCCAACAACGAGTCGTAGGCATTAAAGGTTTACCATCTTTATTAAGCACATATACAGTGGACATATACGCCACCTCCTTTACGATAAGTCTCCCCTGCCGAAGCAGGAGGTTGTGTTTCTCTTGGCTGGGTGTTTGCTGCGAGTAGTATTACACGAGGTAATACCACTCTTGCGGAGCTGTCAACTGGGAAATCGACAGGCGCAACAAACATCCATGTGCCTGTGATACTTGTAAAAACAGATGGTTTTATTCAAACCACCTATTTTTGCAAATACCCGATTTTCAAGGATGAAAACATCTCCCTAAATACCAGTCTATGCGGTTCGCAAGAATGTGCAACGAAAAAGGCACAAAAAAAGGAGCTACCCGAAGGCAACTCCCTGTCATACATAGATTTGCTGTACTAAAAGCGAACTCAGCGATTCTGTGCGACCTCGACATTGAAGTCAAACAGTTCCTTGCTGGTCGAGCACCGGGAAGAAAACTCTCCGTCACGGTTTTGAATGTCATCAGATGCCAGAACAGGCTTTCCGAAACTGTCGTCCACAAACACAGGATGCTTGCTGTCATCATTGTCAGAACGGGGCGAGAAGCTTGCGGCCGCGAACCAGTCTTCCTCATCGCTGCCCTGCTCGTCATACAGACGGCAGAACGGAGCAGGGATTTCGGGCGTCGGAAGCTGGAACATTGCTGCCTGCATTTCCTTGCCGTCATTCTTCACATTCACATCAACGAGAGGGCAAATCGTATCGCCTGCACACTCCCACTTGGTATAGGATTGAGCGGTAATTGCGGTATTGCCGTCAGATACCTCAATACCGAGCGAAAGAATGTCTGATTTGAGGCCGAGCTTTTCCTGAAGCATTTCCGGGGTAAGAGTCAGAAGCTGACCGCCGACCGTGTTAATGATAAGATTCATGGTTACATACTCCTTTCTGTGATTAGTAAATATAGTTCTCGCTGCGAAGCGCTGCCTGAACGGCGCGGATTTCCTTTTCGGTGAGTTGGTAGCTACCAATCGGTGTGTGCTCGGAGCCAAAGTAAGCGGAATCGAACACCATGCAGGCTTCTCCGTTCTCATTGAGCCGATAGAGAAATGCTTCCTTTGTCCGTGCATCGGTAGGATGGTCTACCAGCGATACGAGAGGAAGACCTGTGGTTGAGTTCTTGACCATCTGCCACTCGGATGTGTTCCGGTCACAGCACCCAGCAATGTAGATGTGCGGCTCGGAGATAAGGCGCAGGTCACGCTTCATCAATTCGAGCAGTGAATTGGCGGGCTTGCAGCTGTAAGTATTGGTCAATTCGGCGTTTAGCTCGAAATTGAGCGAAACACAGAAAACACGGTATCCGCGCTTATCCAAGTCATCGAGCATTGCGGTGCCAGCGCCCGAAGACAGGAATGAAACCATCTTGGTGTCCATGTTTTTAGGCAGGTAAAGCACAGCCGTAATGAGGTATCTTTCCGAACGCACCAGATTCTTAAACATCACGCATCATCCTCCGTCTTGGTAGTCATGCCATGGACTTTATCGATGGCGGCAGCAATCGTGTTGTTCTCCAGTTCAGTCATCTGTGTGCAAAGGTAACCCCAGTCGATGGCATCGTGGACCTTGCGGACAAACGCATCGTAGGTGCCAGCGGTTTTCATCATTTCGACTTCCGATTCGTAGCAGCCGGATTCCTCGAGCAGATGCTGGATGTCATCGATGGGGTTCATTTCGATAGTTGGTACAGTTTTGTTCATGATACAAACTCCTTTAAGTGTTTAGGATGCGAAAAGAGCGGACCTCTCAGAATCGAGAAGTCCGCCCTTTAAGCGAAATTGTGAATGTACGAAAGGCAGAAAGCCTTTTTGATTTGGAATGGTATCTATCGTACAATACCCATTTTATCCGATTCGCACATTTTGGCAAGACAAAAAGAAAAGTTGCCTACCAAAAAGTCGAGGAAGTTCTCAGCTTCTCTGCCAAGATTTTATTTTTTCGGGTAAAGAACTTTTGCGGCTCCACAAATTACTCCTTTTTCATCTGTACAGTCCAGCCATTCACACCAGCCTGTGGTGGTGGAGGGGCGATTTTTGTTGTCCGTGCAGATACGATTCAGCAGCATTGCCAAGTGGAACTTATCCAATGTCCGAATCATTTCGAGATTTGTCTTGTCAGAACGCATAATTTTCAGGTCAACGCCGGTTTTTGTCTTGATGTACGATATAGCGTCACCTTGTCCTTTGAAGAAGATTCCGCAGACCGGGTCAAAGTATCCAACCTCGATGGCAAGCTCCGCCAAAAGACGGTAGCTGTCAGCAGTGTTCGTCTTCTGGAAAAGTTCTTCGTACTGAGCGCGAATTTTCTTCTCATCGTTTTTTCCAATGTCATCCAGGTCAAAGATGTATTCCTGAACAATGAACCCATTATTAGATTTCGTGGACACATATGCTTTGTAACAGGATGCATCAATCTGTTTCATGACAATCGGAAAGTCATGGGAAGACGTGGAATAGAGACGCGCTTTATCGACTTCCTTTTTCAGCTTTTCCAGCAGCTTTTCGAGAACGGCTTCAAGGCATTCGGCGTGCTGAGCGCAGAACCCTACCTCTGCCTGGAACAGGCCGGTGTCATCTTTGAGCCGACCAGTCTCCTTGGCTTTCTCAAAGATGGATTGGAGTCTTTGGAGGTTATCCGCATCCATGTCGTTGAATCTCCCAGCATCCACTTCGGCTTCGAAAATGGCGATTGCTTCATGCACATCGTCAAAGGAATCGACCACCAACTCAAGGTCTTCCAAGAAAAGTTTCTTATTGATGGCAATAGAGTAGCGAATGTCCGGGATATTCAGAGTGACAATTTTGGAGTTTTCCTCCACGGTAAGCCCCATCTCCCGGCAAATATCCGGGAACTGTTTCAGATACATCATAATTTCACCTCAAACTTTCTCAGCGATATCTTCGCCGTATACCATGCTCAGGTTGGAACCGTTGTCCAATTCGGCAACATAGCTAAAATCTACAGTTAATGTGTTTGTCGTAGGCAATTTCTCCTTTCTAAGTAAAAAAGCAGACCCGCCAAAATGGTGGGTCTGCTTGTTGTTTACAGATTGTGAATTGTACGGTGGAAAATGCTGCTAAGTGGAATGTTATCTATCGTACACTTCCATTCTATTCGGTTCGCACAAACATGCAAGTAAAAATGGGCCTTCCCAAAAGGAAAGCCCACTGTATGGGTATTGCTGATACTCAGATAGCTGCACAGAAGTTCGCAAGGCGCTGCCACAGCAAGTAGTTATCATAACTCATACGTACCTTTTCCGGTACACCCGTGACAAGATACCACTTATGAGCCTTAGCCTTAATGTTCGAGATGCGCTGCTGTTCGCTGCGCGTAAACGCTTTGCTGAACATGCGGCGTCTGCGCCCGGAATTCCAGTATGCACCCTCCATAGTCTCGCAGATAAGAGCATAGGCAAGTTCGTTCTGAACATCGTCATGGGACAGCTCGATAATCTTACCCATATTCAGGCACCTACCTTTCGGTTGGACTTCTCGCGGCTCTGATGCGCCATGGAAAGCGCATAGTCGAGCGCAGCATCATCATCCGGCAGATAGGTGACGGATTTGAGTTCTCCGTACTCGCTGTGATGGCGCGGGATAGTCTTGGGTCTTTCCGTAACGACCGTCTCCTTCTCGAAATGCAAAGCAATCCGATTTGCAGGAACGGCATACCGTTTCTGCCGCTCGCATTCCTTGAAATAGTCGATGGGCGTTGCGAACCCCAAGGGTTTTCTGCCATCAAGTCCCGTAACGGTGACGACATACGCCTTGATGCCTTTCGCTTCCCGTCTCTGCTGGTCCGCATAGTAGTGGTAGGAGATGTACATCGGCGATTCCTTCAAATACGCGTTAGATTCCCGCGCAATGTAGGTCCCGCTTTCCCGGCAAAACCACAGAAATGTCTGAGGTTTACCGTCGGCTTTCGCTTCCTTTGCGGCTTTCTGAATGACCTTTGTGTCGAGGTCAAAGTCCGACTGATATTGTTTTGTTACCTGCTTCATCGCAGATTTCAGTTCCGGTAAAATCGGAATCATAGTATTATTCATTTCAATTCTCCTTTTAGAACGCTGTGAGCTTGGAAATATCCATGTCATAGCGTTCATATTTGTGGATGTAATCGAAAACGGTGTTCACCTGTGCCTGAGTTGCGGTTTTGGTGGCGTCCATATCGAGGAATGTCTTACCCAAAGACGGATTACGAACCGCAATCCAGCCGCGCCGGTACAGGTAATCAAGACCCTTCCCGCTCCAATCATAGGCCATGTCTAAGACTTCTTTATCAGAGAGGTTCAGGCGTACTCTGTTTTGCATGATGATGCGCCCCGCAAGAGCCGCATGTTCTCCGAACTCACAGGGATACCATGTTCCGTCCGGAGCAATCATGCCGTATTCAGATAACTTCTGGATATTGTTAGATTCGTTCACGCAAATGACCCCTCTGTAGTCAGGTGTTGTTGTCCAAAAACTCCTGGCATTCGGTATCGTTCATCACGAATCCGAAATACGCCACACGCTTAACGGTCGTTTCCCAGACGCGCATCGTGCGACTCCTGGGCTGTACGACCCAGGAATGACAACGCCAAAGCCCGTCCTCAGAAAGAGCGTACCCGGTCGCAATAGAGCAGTGACCACGGTTTGCATCCCAAAGATAAGCGGAATTCGCGTGACATTGACTGGGCTGACCTTTGCGCATATAGCTGCTACCATAGAAGAACTGCCCCCGACTGAGTGTTTTTACGGCGTCTTCGTCGTAGGCAGTCATGCAGACCTCATCTCCGCCGAAGCTGAGAATCTTGTCATGCAGTGCTTTCATGGCATCGAGCATCTCTTTGGAGAATCTCGATTCGCCGTTATATACCTGATGGCTGTCAATCCACCGCTTCCAGTCATCGCTCATCGGATTCCAGTGGATGGGTGCGGGCATCTGGTCAGGGGCTGTGATGGGTTTCAGGCTATTCCAGCCTTTTCGTGTAAGTGTCATCTCGTTACCTCCGCTGGTTTCAGGAGTTTATCGATTCTTGCAATGATTTCATCGCGCTTCTCTCCGCTCGGAATCGAGTCACTGTGACCCTTATCCGTGAGAAGCGTGTCGAACATGGCAAGAATTTCATTCGGATTGACCGGTTTCTCGGCAGAGGCACGAAGATAGGCTTCGATATCTTCCACGAGATTCCAGTATTCCATGCCATACAGCATCGCACTGTTTTCGTTGCTATGCCGGTCTTCTTCCTCGCTTGCATCACTGCAAACGATAGGAAGTTTTATCTCGGCGAGATAATCGTCAAAGATGTCCGCAGTATAAGCGGCGAGCCAGCGAATATTGGTATTCATGATTTTTCCTCACTTTCTTTCAGCTTTTGCCGCAAGCATCATCCCGCAGCATTTGTTCAGGCAAATGACACTGACCACGAGCAGCGCGATATTGTGCAGCGTGAAGGACTGTGCCAAAGCACTGATGCTCAGGAAGATGAAGAGAACAAACAGGGCGGCTAAGGTTTTGAAGATGGTATAGATGATTCTGTTCATGGCGATACTCCTTTTCTTGCTCCGGTTAGCGAAGCATGTCAACGATTTTTCCGACCAACTCATCATTGGTAACGAACTGGTTGCGGCCCTTGGCACCGAGCGATACAGAGGAGTAATCCTTCATATCGGCGGCATAGCGAACCATATTCTTGTCGGCAATCGGCTGATAGCAAGACCGTTCTGTGGTCACATACACGCATTTCCCGTTCAGGATATTCATGATGTGCCCGTAGCAGCCCGTCTGCTTGCCGTTGCGCTGCATGTTTTGCAGGTTATGCGTCAGCATCAGACCGTCGTTCTCCTTCTCAGCGCTGGAGAGCATAGACAGTAGTTTTCGAGTCTTATACGCAGTGTTTGTCATAGTAAATCGCCTCATTTTTTAGAAATACTTGTAAGCAGCGTTCAGCCGCTTGTTGTAGAGTTGTAAGGTCGTCAGATTCCCGCAATAGACCTTGCTGGACGAGATAGGAACATTCACACCGGCTTCCATGTGCGAGAAGAACATCGCAAGACAATCTTCTACACTGTCGCTCGTGGTGAGTGTCTCGTATACCGGATACGAGTACCCCGCTGCCTGACTGTAGGTGGCATTGAGCTCATGGACAAAGAATTGGACCTGACCGGACACGGAACTTGCATCCAGACCCGATGCATAGCACCAGTTCAAGAGATTCGTCTTGCGACCGTGCGTCCATTGCAGAAGCCCATAGCCTCCATCGTTCGGATTCTCGGCAGTAACGCGAAGCCCGCTCTCCATTGCCATACACCCCATCACAGCTGCAGTGCCGGCCTTAGAGAGACCTGCATCCCGCAACGCTGTATAGATGGCGTACTCATTGTCAGAAAGGTTCTGCGGAACCGTGTCAGTCACAGGTTCTTCTGCCGGTTCCTGAGCAGTCTCTGCCGTCTCGACAGAAGGCTCGGATTCGGGCTCTGTCTCGGCCACCTCATGCTCAGGTGCAGAAAGTACCGGCGCGAAAGGCGGCTGAGCGTTGAGTTCCCTAAAATGGACCTCCAACGGCGTGACATACTCGATATCAGAATCATCAGCTGGCTTTACCGGCGCGGCATACGCAGGCGTCGAGAAAAAGCAGGCTAAGCAACCTATGATGGTGATGACGCTGAGCATAAAAGCGGTGGTCCCGGCATAGAATTTCAGTTTGTCGTTCATTGTGATTACTCCTTTGAATAAAAGTTCCCGCCGACAATAGCTGTTCGGCGGGGTGTGATTGATGTTCGGTTGTCGGAAAAACTTCATGCTTCACGGACTACGATGGCGGTATATCCGCTGTTGGCAAGATACCGATACGCTGCATCATAGGCATCGCTGAGCGACGGGGGTTTGACATACCCGATAAAATCGGAGCAGATAACCATGCCGGAAAAACCTGGGTTACCGGCATAGATGGCGAAGCGGGTGTTTTTCTTGGGATTGCGATTAAACATAGCGCACCTCCTTGCAGTCGCGTTCAAAAAGATGGATACGGATTTCTGAAAACAAAAAAAGCAGACCTACCACGAATGGTAAGTCTGCCTAATTTGAAAACAGAATTATGAATGATGTACGCCCGAAAGATTCGGCTGTGTAGAATGTTATCTATCGTACAATACCAATTCTATGCCGTTCGCAAGGATACGCAAGAGAAAAACAAAAAAAGGCGAAGTCTTCCGAAAAAGACTCCGCCATGGTTTTGTGTGCGATTTTTTGCATTTCAGTGTTGTTATTCACGGCACATTTCTCGCATCTTATTCTTCCTCAAGCCATTTCTTGGTGATGTCAAGAAGGCATTTTCGGAATTCAGGAGCGGGCTGCATCGGAATCGAAGACCACTGAGAATCGAGAACGACAGGGTATTCGTACTGTTTTCCGTTATGCGAAAACGGTATGAACTGAACTTCTCCGTCCACGAGCCATAGCTTTTCCGTTCTGATGGGGTCGATGTACTCCGTCAGCCAGCATTCGTGCGTGACAACGGAATCCGCCACGAAATACTTTGTCTTATCGTCCAGTATCAGTGCTGGGTTGTTATCCTCGACACAATACACTCTTCCGACGAACGGCAGGAGCATCGTCTCGGCGGCGTGTTTCGCGCTTCTTCCCTGCCGAATTTCCGATAGCAGGAAACTCGATATGAAATGCGGGATACCGATGCCGGTCAGGCAGTCATCGAGTGTGTGTCCGGTACAGATTCTCGGTGTTTCCTGGTCCTCACCCTTCATCCGATTCGTAGGGATTTGCGGAACGACCTTGTCCGGCAAGCATCCGGTATTCGCCATGAGATGAAATAGTATCTGCATTATGGGACTTACTCCTTCGGCAGTTTCTTGCGAAACGGGTCAAGGTCTCCTGGCCTATAGACCGACTTGACATAGGATTTGATGTCGTCTTCACCAAGGCTCTCAAAGAGATTCAGCCAGCATTCGGCTTCAATCCGCATCTCGCCGCCCATTTGATACGCTTTCTCGCACTGCACCAAATCAAACTGAAAATCGTTCTTGTAGCGGCAGTTTTCGGCTGCCTTTGCAAATTGCGTAAATGTTTTGGTATTCAAGGTTTACCTCCTTTTTCTGAAATAGAAATAAAAAAGCAGACCCTCATTTCGAGAGTCTGCTCCAAGTACATAACAGATTGTGAATCTACCGGTATGGGGAATCAGAAGATGGTATCTATCATGCACTTACTATTCTATTCGATTCGCACAACTGTGCAAGGAGATTTTTTTGATGCGGCTACGCTTTCACCGGTTTCCCCGCAGCTACGCTTCATGCTTACTGGATGGCGGCAGCTACGCTTTCGATATCGTTTGCGTTCAGGTTGATGTACTGCCACGATTGCGGGGCGCGTTTCAGGTGCAGCTGATGCAGAGGCAGAGAAAGTTTGCGGACATTTGAGATATTCCAGCCATACAGCATGCCGGTTTTGTTGCCATACTCGAACAGCGCGGCTATATCGATACAGCTTTCCCGAATAAACTTATCCGCCATACCGGACAGCTTTTCGCCGTCTGCATAGTAAGGAGACAATCCTGTCAGGCAGTTCAGCTGGTCGATGTCCTCGCAGGTAAAGGCCCCGATGATTTCCCCTGCACCGCCGTTTGCCTTCGTCTCATAGCAGAATACTGCGAACGGAAACGAGATTTCCCAAGGGCGGGATTTGCGGACTTCGAGATTCTTTTCACCCGACATGATTTTAGAGAGCCATTCACGCTTAATCGAAATGACGACCGCTTTACCGCCGTTTACCGCAAGAGCATTTTCAAGAGAAGTCATAAATAGTCAGTCCTCATCCTCAAATTCGGCGCTCCAAAAGTTTTCGATTTTTCCTTCCTTTTGCTCATATTCGGACATGAATTTTGCGACAGCCAACTCGAAATGACTGCGGCTGATACCGGTGATATCCGAAAAATCGATGAACGCATGCTCAAAGCTGCTAACCATTTCCACAAGAATGAGCGCTTCGAATTCTTTGGCGAATTCTTTCGGCGTGCCGTCGAAAGAAATGATGACATCCATAGATTTTTCGTCCTGGTCCACGTATTTCGAAACGGCTTCTTCTTTCGCGTCATCGAAAAATTCGTTGATGCTGTCACTGATTCGAAACTCGGCGGAGTCACTGAGCGTCTTATCCAGCCCACCGGCAGCTTCCGACTCGGCCATTATCCGCATGACATAGTAGCGGAACATGAGGAACGCACAAGCACCCGTAGGCTCAAAATCCTGAATGACCTTTTTCAGCTGTGCCTGACGGTTGTTTACGACCTTGTAGTTCGCTTTCATGAGAATCTCCTTTTCAAAAACACTTTACAACGCTCGGATATTTGATTTCCCGGGCGCAAACATCAACGGCTCGTCCGTTACCTTCAGAACCGTGCTATCCCCCTGTCCGCACACATAAAGAATCGCTTTGAGCATCTCATAGGCGAGTTTGCTGTTGTAGGCAAGCCCTGCGTTTGAGATACCGAAATTACCATTCCAGCCAACCCTGAGTTTTCTCATCTGCGGAATCAGAAGGTCACGGGCTTCTGCTATACCAACGCCGCCCCAACGAGCGTCATGATACGCCTGCAGCTGCGGTTTATTATCGGTATCAGCTATATCGAGAACTTCATAGATGATGCTGAACTGTCCCATAAGGATTCTGGAATACGCATCGAGGATGGAAGTAGCTTTTACCCAAGCACTTTCGTTCATGTCGATGCGCTTAGTATACGGGTTTTCCTTGTTCCCTACCGCGATATCCGTTGCCGAGAGCGCAGTATGATAAATCTCCTTCGCTGCGTTTTGCATGGAAGGTACGGGAGCGGTGACCTTGAAATCTGTGAACATCGTATGCGCCTTTTCAATATCGGCATCATGCACACCGTAGGCGTCACCTACCTCTTTGCAGATGGAAGAAAAATCATTGCCGTAGAATGTCTGCATCACCTGCATGACATGCAAAAACAGCTGATACTGCTTTTCGGTCATTTCGAAAATCATGGCGCACCTCCGTTACTTTATTAGCATTATACCACAAATGTGTATTCGGTACAACCATGTATGGCGAATCGTAACAAATAAGACACAAACAAAGAAGTGCCCCTAAAACCTTCGACTGGAATCGGAGATTTTAGAGGCAGTGGCGCTCATGGAAGGATTCGAACCTTCGGGCAATTTCTCACCGGCGGTTTTCTGGACCGCTGCCATCGACCACTCGGCCACATGAGCATATGGCGCAGAGAGCGGGATTCGAACCCACAAGCCGGGGGTTAGCCGACGACGGATTAGCAATCCGTTGCCATACCGTTAGGCGACCTCTGCAGATTTGCACCCATTTTTTTGAATTAACAAACTTTACTAACTCGTTTATGGGTGCGTTGGTGACCCCTGGCAGACTCGAACTGCCGACTCCAGCTTGAGAGGCTGGCGACTTAGACCAACTTGTCGAAGGGGCCGTATGGTGTGCCGGGTAGGATTTGAACCTACGAACCGAAACGGAGCGGTTTTACAGACCGTTTGCTTTGACCGCTTGCATACCGGCACATATAAGGAGGCATTAAGCCTCGTGGTGCTCCCGGCTGGAATCGAACCAGCGACACATAGGGCTTCAACCTACTGCTCTACCAACTGAGCTACAGAAGCAGATGGTGACCCGTGGGGAATTCGAATCCCCAACCTTCTCCGTGAAAGGGAGATGACTTAACCAATTCGTCGAACGGGCCATATATAGCCGCAATCCTGCGGCGAGGGTTTTATGCGATGACGAGGATGTCATCAATTTTCGTATCGAGCATCGCGGCGAGAATCACGAGGTTGTCGATGGTAGGAAGTGCAGTGCCCGCCTGCCATTTGGCTACCGCCTGTGTGGATACACCAAGCGTATCCGCCACATCCTTGACCTTGATGCCTGCCGCTTTTCGCAGTGCCTTGATGTTGGCACCGGTTTGCACGATATCGATAGTTGGAACGTTCATTTTCTTGCTGCCTTTCTATATTGCAGGCAACAAAAAAGCGCTGCCTGCCGAAATGACTCGACAAGCAGCGTGTGAAAATGCAGTTATCGTTTAGAGACGCACCGCATCTGTACATGGTCTGTTTTTGCCTGTCGAGGAGTATGAGAAACAAAGCTGGATTCGTGGGACTCGAATTCAGATTCATAACTATACTCGGCAAACGACATAGCATTAACAGTGTTGCACAGCATCTTCGGTTGTCTCCTTTCGTTTCGTTCTGATTACATTATACCACTTTTGTGGTTTTGGTCAATCAACCCGTGGTTTACTTTTTGCCGCACCATTTTACAGTATCGGGAATGTACACCGCATCTGTCCCCTCTTGCTTCGGGTTGGACGGATTTTCCCTGCTTCCACCTGTCGGTTTCTGGCTCTTAAACTTATACTTATCACGATAGCCAGCACCTTCGTGGAGAACGCGGTCTGCGCCGAGTTCGTGTTTGCTCATCACACATACGCTCCTTCCGGAAGCCTGTCTGCATCTGACAGTTCATCGACAGTCAGTTCCCTCAATGTGCCTTGGTCTGTATCCAAGCCGATGGTATATATATACACTACACGGCTATCCCGGAATACTTCGGCCGGGGTCTTACTTTTGCTGACGATTTGTTCGATTTGCTGCTTCGTCGCCGGATACAGGACCCAGCGTTCTTCGCTTCGCACTTCTGTGCAGTTACAGAAATACAATTTTTCGTCCTCATCCTTGCATACGCAGAGCAACGAAATGCCGTCATAACTCCAAAACACTTTATCGACAACAAGTTCTTTTCCAAACAATTCTTTGAAATTCAGTCCCTCAAACAAAGGCTCTCCGTGTAAACTCATATCCGCTCCTGTTTTACTTTTTCATGCCGGAACCAACTTATGGTTGAGATTTTTTGGGTTTATCTGCTCCAAAGACGCGAGGATTCGAGGAAGTGAACCTATCGGTGTGCGATTTTTATTCTTGTGCTTGCCCATGCCTAGTCCTTCTCAAGAAAATGTTCCCACTGTGTTCTTTTGATTTGCTTGCCGCCAAAGGAGTAGTGCTTATCATAATAATCCGACATTACCTTGGCATACCTTGCGGCATCGGTAGCATTATAAAACGCCGTTTTACCGATGTTTTTGACCGCAATCCAGTGGACAGTGGTGTGACCATCCACATCCACACCGACGCAATGCGCATCAACATATTTTCCCTTAAAGAATCTGATAATCTTGACAGGGTATACAACATATTCCAGTTCAACGAGCCGCTTTTCGTTGTAGTACCGATGTTCCCAGACGCCCCAGAGGGTGTCGCCAATTCTCGGCTGCATGCTTTTCATAAGAGCCTCTCTTATTTGGTGGTTTTGGTCGGGAAAACCTCATACACACTAACATACAGCATCCCCGGCATGTAGTCAGCATATTCTACCGGACGCTTCTGGTCGTACACCTTCACATTCGAACCATCATCTGCCGTAAGCCAGAGATATTTGACATGCTCAGCATAGCGAGGGTCTTTTGCGCGATACATTTGCCCTTCTTTGATTTTGAGGCGGCGCATACAGGCTTGGACGCGGGAAAACTCAACAAATGCACCATAGTCACCAATCACAATACGGTTGTACCCGTTGGTAATGACTGTGCCATCAGCGGTTTCGAGCGAAATCGTGTCACCGGACACATTGCACCATTCCGGCAATGCCTTTTGAAACTCGGCTCGCACATCGAGGAACAAGGTGCGCGGGATAGGCTTGTATTTGTATTCGCGGGCAAGCTGCTCTTGGTATCGGAGCATCTGAGCGCCGATTCCTGAGATTTTGTGTTTCACAATTTTACCCCTAACCCAGCATCTGTGCGGATGCGATTTCCCGAATATTGCGATTTTCTTTTTCGGGAGCCGATACAATACGGCGATGAGAGCGCATCAGCGTCAATACGCGGTTACGGAGCTTTTCATCTTTGATAAGCTGAGCAACCTGTTTGATTTCCGATTCGCGCAGATACATTGTACTGTTGATGAGAACACCATGTACCTCGCCGTTTTCGGAACTCTCCTCAACTTTATCGACATTGTCGTAGGCGTAAATCACATCAACATCAATGGTGACGGACGCTCTCTCAAGAAGTTCAGTCCCTCCTTGAGTTACCAGCCACTTGTGTGTGTAGCTTTCGTCAGAAATGTATGTTTTGCCAATGAGTTCCAGCGGCGGTGAAACAAGATGGTTTGTGGAATAGCGGATATGGTCTTCGCTTTCGTTGAGATTATCCTGCCAAAGGCGCATCGGCTTGATGTTTTTGTCTTTGAAGTGAACATAGGTGTCCCGAATGAATGTGGAGATGGTCCGTTCAATGTGGTCGATTTCCGGCATTTTTTCCACGTTGCGGAAAACAAAGCGCGTAGACTCGCCCTCGCCGTACTCTTTGTCGTCTGTCACATAACGGACCTTCTCCAGCACAAACTTGGGTTCCAATGCTGTTTTAACGGCTTCGAGAGAAAATACATTCCACTTCATCAGGCTGTCCTCCACTTCTTTTCCAACTGGTCATATTCGGCAACTTCACGCTTTACAGTTTTGCCGTCTTTCTTATACACAGTGATTCGCTGTGCATAGTTTGCGGCGTGTTTTTGCAGCCGCTGCAACGCTTCTTCTTCTGAGCTTGCTTTTGTAACTCCGCGATAGGAACCACCAGAGCCTAAGATTTCAGGCTCGTACCAACCTGTTTCGTAGTATACAGTCTGCTCGCCTGTTTCATCCAGAACGACTTTCCCATCATTACCAAATTTGCCCGTATAGTTGCTGCGGATGATGTTAGCGGCACGGTCGTTTCCCTGCTCCTCGTAGGCTTTGGCAATAAATTCGACATAGGCGCGGAACTTTTCTTCGTTGCCTTCACGATGCGCGGCGATAAGTTTTCCGATGGTCACGGCGCTTATAGTGTTCACGAAATCACCCCTGAAAAAGCTTCTAAGTTTTTGGTACTCCAGCCGGGAGTCGAACCCGGAGAAAACAGAGTTTGAATCTGCCGCGTATGCCAATTCCGCCACTGGAGCATGGTATGTCGCCCACGAAAACAGACGACAGTTGCATGGCTTGATTTTGCAGCGAATATCACATTTTATCGCTGTTTTTATGATTGTATTATACCATATTCTGATGCAGATTTGTAGTGAGTACAAGTATGATTCACAAACAATTAACATCTGAGCGAGTCGCATTTTGTGCGCTTGCTTGTCGTATTTGTCTGGCGCGAATCAGCGCTGAATCTTCCTCGTCAGAAAACAGTCAAAAACAACAGCAACACAAACGCGAGTCTTTGCAAGTTTCTAAAATGGCGTTTTCTTGGCTCAGGGCTTGCTCTCTGTGGGTGCTGGCGTCCAGTATAAGAGCGTTCCGAGGATATCGCACATCGGTGCCGCCTCGAAAGAGCAAAGCGTTTCCAGAGCGTCTCTGAGGCACTGCTCGTAGTCTGTGCGCTGCATATCGAGGGGAACCTCGACCTTGAGGGAACCGGATGGTGCTTTTAGAACGGGAGATTCGGGTGTGTGGTTCGATGCGCTGTCTTCCTCCCAGCCGCAGGTAATGAGATAGTCATACAGAGCATAGGGGTTTACGGCAGAGACAGTCTTCCGTCCATCAAGCATTTTGTAGGCACGGATATACTTGGCTTCTCTTGCAAGGTCTTTCTTTGTGAGAGGATACGGGATTCGGTTAAGGCCCATATTGTTGACAAGGTCTGCCAGTTTAACCTTGACGGCAATGTCGTTCTGCTTAACACGCCAGATATACTCTGCGTAGGTCATATCTTTTTTCCGAGTCAGTACAGAGACAGCCTCAGCCACTTCCTTAGGGAATTCCGCTCTGATGGTATCTATCGTGGTGTCGGTATCCTCCACCGTGTCATGAAGGTAGGCGGTAGCTTTCACCAGCGGGTCAGGCTCAACGCCGTCTGCGACAACGGCCACATGCGCCGTGAAGTAGTCTTTCCCTGCCTTGTCGGTCTGGCCCTTGTGCGCCATCATGGCGAACACCTTTGCTTTCTCAATGTAATCAATCATTTGTATCACCTTTCTTTGGTTCGTAAGCAGCACCGTGCGGGTCTGCCGGGCAATGAAAAAGGCTTGCCAGTTTCCCGGCAAGCCTCGATAGATTCAGGTCTTTGCGGACCTATGTTGTAGTGTTGGAAACGGGAGTTTTACTCCGCAGCGCCCTCAACGATTACGACCTCAGCCTCGGTCTCCTTAGGCATGTCGGCATCTTCCCGCTTGGTGTCGGTGCTGTCCTCGGAAGTCTCGGCAGACTTCTCAGTCTCAGCAGACTCAACAGGAACGGGCTCGGCAGGAGTTTCAGCAGGCACAGCAGACTCAACCGGAGTCTCTGCGACATAGGTCTCGGCGTTGATGCTCTCGGCGCTCATTTCCTGCGCCGGAACCTCGACAACAGGCTCAGCCCCGGCTACGATAGGGTTTGCAGCCACCTTGGCACTTGCGGGCAGACGAGCGATGGACTCAGTCTTGGTCTCGCCGCAGCTAGTACAAGTGTAGGTCTTGACACCCTCATGCTCAGTGGTAGGCTCGGTGGTAACGACACCGTTATCCCAAGTATGGTCTTTCTTGGGCGTGGTAGAGAGAACGGTGCTCACTTCACCGCAGACGGTGCAGTAGATTTCGGTGCGACCCTCTTCCTTGCAGGTAGGCTCAATGACACGCATCTCGGCATGGTGACCGGTGGAGTGTACAATGTTGTCCTTGTAAGAGAAGCTGTCATCTTCGTTGCACTTGTGCATCGTGTAGCCGTCCTCGGTGCAAGTCGGCGGGACAACGGTAACGGTGAAGGTGTACTTGGTAGGCAGGACCTTTTCGGTCATGGTCGCATCGCAGTTCTTGCAATGCAGGGTCTTGACGCCGTACTCGTCATGAGTGGGCTGGGTAGTGATGACACCCTCATCCCAGATATGACCAGTACCACCGTAGGAGTAGGTCATGGTATGGGAAGCATCGCGCTTGCAGTGCATCAGCATAGTGCCCGGCTCGGTGCAGGTAGCCTTTTTCAGGCATTCGGTGTGCTCGAAGTCCCAGTCGTGGCTCCCGATAGCAGGCATAGGAGCGAGAATTTTGCTGTCGCAGCCATCATTGGTGCAGTACATCCAACGCTCGCCCTCAGTCTCGCAAGAGGGTTCCTTGACGATTTCACCAAGACCCGTGTACTCGTGGACATGGACCTTGGCAATGCTCTCGGTCTTGGTCTTACCACAGACGGTGCAGGTATAGGTCTTGATGCCCGGCTCGGTGGCAGTAGGCTCCTTGGTGATAACACCCTCGTCCCACTGATGCTCCTCATTGACGGGGATATCGCGGACATGCTGCTTATCGTTGCAGCGCTCACAGACCTTGTCTACACTGCCAGCGTCCTTGCAGGTGGCGGGAGTAGTGACTTCCTTGTACTCGTGACCCAGCGCAGGGACGATGTTGTCCTTGAAGGACTTGGTAGCATCTTCCACGCACTCGTGCATGGTATAGCCGTCCTCAGTGCAGGTAGGAGCGACCACGGTCTCGTTGTAGGTGTAGCCCAGAGCCGGAATGCTCTCGGTGTAAGTATCACCGCAGTTGTGGCAGGTGAAGGTCTTGACGCCGTTCTCGGTGTAGGTAGGCTCGGTGGTCACAACGCCGTCATCGTAATCGTGACCGATTGCGGGGATGACCTCGGTGTAGGTATGGCTCTTGTCGTTCTGGCAAGTGAAGGTCTTGACGCCATCCTCGGTGCAGGTAGCAGCCTTGGTGACAACGCCGTCATCGTAGTTATGACCCAGCGCGGCAATCCCCTCGGTCTTAGTCTCGGTGCAGCCATCGTTCAGGCACTTGTAGGTCTTCACGCCGGAAGCCTCACAGGTAGCGGGCGTGGTGACAGTACCATCATCCCACTTGTGGCCCACAGCCGGGATGACCTCAGTCTTGGTCGCGCCGTCACGAGAGCAGGTAAAGGTCTTCTCGCCATCCTCAGTGCAGGTAGCAGCCTTGGTGACGACACCCTCACCCCAGTCATGGTCCAGAGCGTCCACGAAATCGCGGTTCTCGGTCAGCGTAGCGTCCTGGTCGCAGATGTAGACGGTGTAGCCCTGCTCAGTGCAGGTGGGAGCAACCGTATCACCCTTGTGCCAAGTCTTCTCCACCATCGGGATATCCTCGGTATAGGTATCACCGCAAGCAGAGCAGGTAAAGGTCTTGATGCCCTTCTCGTAGATGGTCGCTTCCTTGGTCACAACACCCTCATCATAGGTGTGCGGGGTCTTGTCGGTGAAATCGCCCTTGTAAGTAAGACCCGGAACCTCATTGCACTCATAGATGGTATAGCCCTCGGAAGTGCAGGTGGGAGCAACGACCTGCAGGATGTGGTAGGTCTTGTCCAGAGAAGGAATCTCCTCAGTACGGGTCTCACCGCAATCCTTGCACTTGAAGGTCTTGATGCCGGTCTCGGTGTAGGTGGCAGCTTTCGTCACGGTGCCGTTATCCCAGCTATGACCCTTGGCGGCAACATAGTTGTCGTTGTAGTTCATACCGCCCCACTTGTTGCAGATATGCTCATCATAGCCCTGCGTGGTGCAGGTGGCGTCATGATGGCGCACGGTGAAGGTGTAGACGGGCTGGGACTTCTTCTCGGCAGGAGCGGAAGCGGGAGTCACAGCAGCAGGCTTCTGGGCAGGAGTCTTGGTGCCGGTGGTGGTTTTATGGATGTTGTAGACGGGAGCCTTGGCGGGACCGTCCTTAGTAGAAACATTGTCGGGGTTCGTGTTCTGGCTGGCAGCGGGCTTCTCAGCCTTGTCGGAAGCAGCCTCAGACTCAGCGGTCTTGTTCTCGGTGCTGGCAGCATCGGAATCGGGCTTGCTCTCGGACGCCGCCGCGCTGGTATCTTCCTTCTCGGCAGTGTCGGTGGTTTCGGACTGTGTGGTGCTTGCGGAATCGCTCTGGCTGGTGGAAGGAGCAGAAGAGGCAGCATCCTGATTCTTCTTGCCCTTACACCCGGTAACAGAGATTGCGACTGTAGCAGCCATGGCAACTGCAAGCACATTCTTCATCATAGACTTTTTGCGCATGATTTTACTTCTCCTTTTTTACTGTGTGGGGTGAGTCCCCACATCAACGAAACGATGTTAAGAGCGGAGGACTTCTGATATTTCGTTTTCCCTGTCGCTCTATATGCATTATACCACATTTTTCCTTGAAAGTGTACTGAATACAACCACGATTAACGTAATGTTCACAAATCGCAACAGAATCCGATAGGCTCCTATTGGGAGAAAAACGATTCTGGTACGATGAAAAGAAGCGAAAATATGAAAAAAAGCAGCCGGGTACAGAGTGTATCCGACTGCTGATGGCGGATAGGGTAGGATTCGAACCCACGGACGCGGATGCATCTCTGGTTTTCAAGACCAGTTCCATAAACCACTCGGACACCTATCCAAGAATCAGAGAGTGTTAGCCGCAGAAATCTGCGTTGCCCGCCATCTACCGCGTGGAGGTCGCTCTCAAAAGATGGCTGACGAGACGAATTTGTCTCGCCCATGCCGCAGCCGTTTTCGCCACTCGGCATGATGTTTTCGGCTTGACGTAACCCTGTGTAAATGACCCTCAGGTGGGGGCGGTGCGGGCAGGATTATCGTCTTCGTGGTGTAGTTAAGGAGTACCGCACCAAATAAATGACCGTACTGCGCTTGTGTAACAGTACAATGCACGCCCAGAGACGATTTCCAAGATGGAGATGTGTCTGGTGGTGGAAGCAAAGGGATTCGAACCCTCGACCCCCTGCTTGCAAAGCAGGTGCTCTCCCAGCTGAGCTATGCCCCCATGATGGCGGGAAGGACCCGCCAGTAATTACGCGTAGTGAAGTTCGCCGTACTGTTTGACCTCGCGCTCCAGATGCAGCGGAATGGTCTTGGCGCTCTTTTGCGTGATATCCTCACGCGTCAGAAGGCGCTCATCGACGCCAGCTGCTTGCAGCACTTTATACAGGTTCGAGGGACCGGTGCCGTCGTAACCCGCAGTCAAACCCATGATTTTCATGGTGAACCCGTGCAGATGCGGTGCCAGACCCGGTACAAAATCAAGTTCAACAACGACCTCATCGCTCTTATCGTTCACGCGTTTGACCGAGATGGCGCGGATGTTCTGACTTCCGAAGGTCTCAATCAGCTTCTTAGCCGCCGCTGCGGTTTCAATCATTGATATGCCTTCGACGTTGATAATTGCCTGCTCCATCGGTATCATCTCCTTCCTACTCAAAATTGTCATGCGCTAAAGCAGATAACACTCTGCCGTGCGGGGCTTTACGTTGCCCATTCGTGTTCGGTTCCGGCTACGACGACTTCCGTAAGGACTTAGCCAACCGTCAGCAAGTGCATGCCCCCGCTGACAGCTTCTTGGGCGGATTCTCAAAGAGCGCGTCACCCAATCGGACCGTGGAGCTTGGTGGCAGACTCGAACTGCCGACCTATGGTTTACGATACCATCGCTCTACCAACTGAACTAACCAAGCACGGTAGGGTGTTTTATGCTGGTTATCACCCCTCAGCGAGGAAGCCAACCTCGCGTCCAGCACCATCCGATAGCAACCACGGAGGATTCTGCGCTGTATCCTCTCCGATGTTTTTCAGCACCATTCGCGACTGATGCCGAGACTTTCGGATACCTTCAGGTGCAGCACCTGTTTGCCTATTCTTTTAGAGGCTGTCCATTGGCATTCGGACAGCGGACCACAAGTGGACCATGCTCGCCAAATTTAATGTCGTGGCGTACGGTGACGGCGACGATGGAGCGGGCAGCGGGATTCGAACCCGCGTGACCAGCTTGGAAGGCTGGTGTATTAACCCCTATACGATACCTGCATGAGAAAAAGCGGGTGAACCCTCTCTTAGCCCCGCCATGATGTCCGTTTAGTAGGTCGTCATCCCCGAAACATCATCTTTGTGCCTCTTAGCGATTCCGCGAATCTCTGCGTGGACGATGCGAAAGAATCCGGAAAAGCATTTGGACACTGGTCAACTTCAATTCGAGCCCTGCCGTTACTTCCCTGTCAATTCGGGTCAACGGAATTCTATGGGCTGTGTAAGACTGCGGCTAACTTACCAGATGCCGCGCAGCAGTCTCGCCTTTTTCGGCTATGTCGCGTCTGGCTGCGCCCCGGCTTAACGGGGATGCTCGTACGATGCATGCTTAGCGGGACGAGATTTGTTGTTTCTGTGCCGAAGCACAAGAGGAAGCACTCGCCCACACAGCTTCCTGACCGTTTAGGATACCGCTTGTACAGGGAATGCAATGCGGTTCCTGAAAGGACATTCGTCAGCGGTAATCATAGTCGCTGTCCACCACCCGCCGCGTGGAGGCTGTCCCATCGGGTGGCTGAGTACGCCGAGGTGTACGGGCGTACTCAGATAGGCGCTACCTATCATGTTGTTTTAAGACGGGAGCTACCCGTCATCAGGTTCATCAGTACATCGGAATTACCCTTTCGTCACTTTTTGTCAAATTGACGTGCGTTAGTGCATTGGAGTGTCCCTTCTGTTCAGATGTTGCATTCGGACGAGAATTACTTCTGCATCGGAGTGCCCTCCCTGTTTTATTTGACCTGCTAGAATCGCTTCCAACAGGTCATGGCTCTGGCAGGTGGAGTTGAACCACCTTTTCCCGTGCGCAACGGGCGAATTAACCATGGTGCATTGCAACCTTCGTATTCGATACCAGAATATTTCGGCCGTTTTACGTCTGACCGATTGACGTGGATAGCCGGTTTAACGTCATGGCATGGACGATGGGTGCGGAGGCGGGAGTTGAACCCGCAACCGCCAGCGTATGAGGCTGGTAAGCTACCATTGCTATACCCCGCATGGCGGGTCGTACTGGGTTCGAACCAGTGACGCTCGGATTAACAGTCCGATGCTCTACCGTCTGAGCTAACGACCCAAGGGAAAAGACATTTGCCACGGGGAGCTCAATACCCGTGTTACCGCCGCTCGCCGCGAGGAGGCTGTCTTTATGAGCGGCAACTCTTATGGGATACCAGATACGATGCTTGCTGCCGTTCTACGACCAGCTGCAAGCGGATGTGTATGTAAGTGTGTGTAAAACTATGATGTGGTTTCGGAGCGTATCTGGTATCTTCTAAGAGTTTTATATTATCTGCGAAGATGTTCGCCAAGCCAATGTAGGTTAAGCTTGTTGCCCGATGCCGACCGCGTGGAGGTCATCTTCCCGGCATCAGCTTCCGACAGGATTCGAACCTGCAACCTGCTGCTTACAAAACAGCTGCTCTGCCATCTGAGCTACAGAAGCATATTCGGGAGAAGTGGCTATCTCCCGAGAGTGATTGCATTATACCATAAATGTGGTATTCCGTCAATGCTATAAACACTAGATATAGTGTTTATAACGGGAAACGCAGGAAAGCACCGCAATATATAGGGTGTTCTTCAACCTGCTACTTTTCTGTTTCTGTACTTTCATTATACCATATTTTGGCGTAAAAGTGTATCAAATACAAGTATGATTTACAAAATGTTCAAACATTTTCCCGGACTCGATGCGTTCCGGAAATCGCAGACTCCTGTTGCAGACGCGGTGCATCCGGTGGTCGATGACATCAGAACGGCGCATCTGTTCCGCGTTTACGCAAAAGCCTGTACCGTAGTATTGCATGTAGTTACTTCGCTGCTCTTTGTTTTCCGCAGCCCTTCCGAAAGGTCTTCGTTCATCGTGGACGAACACCGTATCCGAGCACAGAGCGAAATCGAGATAGTGCATTGCCGCCATGCGCTCAAAGACATATATCTGCCTGGTCTCTGTGAAATAATAAAAGATATAGTCAGCTTCCTTGTACAGCCATCCCTTTGAGTGCTTGGCTATCGCTTTCTGGTATTTTCCAAACCGCAGCAGCTTGTCATCTTCTCCGATAGCGAAACTATTCACCGCCGTTTCAAGGAATACATTCCCGGTTTTGTAGGTGTCAGCCTTGGCTTCCACCGTGAATGAAGAACCGTCCTTCCGGTATACAACGAAGTCAATGTCGTCTTCCTGATATTTCTTGTCATCCCGTACATCCGAAAATCCCACAATCCTGTCCTTGTGCGTTTCGCAGTAGTAGTCGAGATAGTGCATGGTGACAGATTCGCCAATCAGACCTACCTTCATCTGACCCGCCATGTTATACGGAGTCTTGTTTTTCTGTCTGTACAAGGGTGTTACCTCACAGTGTTTCCGCAAAACGGGCATTTTGCGCCTTTCCGGCAAATGTCAGCAATCGAAGGCGTCCAGTCTTTGTCTTTGCCGTACCCGCATATGGGGCATACGAGCAGGATGTTTTTGCAGCTGCCGGTTGTATACATGTCGGGGCCGAATTCGTTATCGGGATGCCACAAAGCGGCGATTTGAGGGCATGCAACTGATACCAAAGGTTTCTTTGCTGCCGTAGCGTAATGGCCTCTTCTGGTTCTTCTCAGCGTGTTTCTGGCGCATTCAGGACATCCGGTATGTACTTCCCCGGACCCGCAGGCAAAAGCAATCATCGGATGCCATTCCCCGTTTGCGCCGTACCCGCAGTCTTTGCAGACAAGGTATACATGCTTTGCGCTTCCTGAAGTCACTCGCGTGGGCGGGAACTCATTAAGTGTCGGATGCCACTGTGCAGCGATTTCGGGATGTACGGTAGCTACATCATTGATGCCTTCGACAAGGACTTTTCCGGAACACGCCGGGCATCCGCCGCCTGTTCGACAGGCACCAGCGATAGAGGGACACCATTCTCCGTTCTTTCCGTATCCACATTTCGGGCAGATAAGAGCGATTTTACGATTGCTGCCGCAAGTGACTTTCTCCGGTGATACAGAATTGGCCGTCGGATGCCACATAGCAGCAACGCGAGGACATTCCTCAGTTACCGTGCCACGATGCCTGCGATACCGCCACTCGAAATCTTTCACGGTACAACCACCCCCGCCCGTTTATGGATGTTTTCGGACTTTGCGATATTTACAGCCGTGCTGTAGGAGATACCATATATATCCGCAAGGTCACGCAGATTTTTGCCGGTATTCATCCGTGCAAATTCCGCAAATTCCCGGTTTCGGGCTTTTACATTATCCGTGATAGGAGAACGGCTTTGCGTGGTTTTACGGGTTTCGGCTTCTGCCAGCGATTCAGCAAGTTTTCCGTAGTCGTGCAGAATCTTATAGGTCTGACCAACGGCAATCTTATGGTCTTTAGCAATGTCGGAGACGCTTTTCCCGTTCTGGTATTCTACCGCTATCCCCTCGCAGACTTCTTCCGGCAGCTTCTTCCTCATTTTAGCGTTGCCGCGCAGGTTCTTGCGGTAGAGGGGATGATGTGTCCGGTATTTCTGTATAAGCCCCGCAATGAATCGCGGCGTGACATTGTACCGTACTGCGATATTCTCTACCTTGACACCCGCTTTGTAGTCTTTCAGGATATCGTTGTTCCGCGCTTCGACTTCCTCCTGGGTCTTGGTGTCTTCCAAGGCTTCACGCTGTAGCCCCAATACTTTCGGGCTGTGCTTGAATTCCGGGATGTTCATGGGTGGTTCAGGACCGAAACGGACAAGACCACCAGAAATCGGATGCCCTGCTTCTCGAAATACCTGATAGGTGGTGGATTCCGATAACCCATACTTGTCCATGATTTCTCCGACAGTCATGTACGGATTTGCCCTGACATCCGCAACGATTTCAGCATTGCGCTGGCGTTTCTTGAACTGTACAGCTGACCCGATATTCTCTTTGTGCGGGGTATAATCAGGGCTTCTGCGCAGGATATGATAGACCTGTTGTCCAGAGAGATTGTATTTCTCAGCGATTTCAAAGGTCCAGGCCCCGTTTTTGTAGTCTTGCGCAATCTCAATATTCCGCTGCTCCATGTCGGCTTTCGACAATCGTTTCTGATTGTTGGGTTTCCGATTCGGGCTTTTGCGGTCATTGCGGCGCACAGCAGCAAATCCCTCTAACTTTTCAAGGCTTTTCCGAACATTCGTGCAGCCGATACTGTATTTTTCAGCCAATTCCACGATATGCATACCGGCGATATAATCGTTCAGCATTGCCTTATCGCGGTTCAACTTTGCATCTCCGGTTAAACTTTTCCGATGCATGGTGTATCCTCCTGATTTGCAACCCAGTCGATGATATGGTCGATGCAAAGATTCGTGATTTTGCTTGCGGTATAATACTGTGAAGTGTCATCGAGCAGCGATTCAATTTCCGTTTCGGATGCCGAATACCCTACTGATGCAAAGAACAGCCTTGCGAGGGTACGCGCATCGTCCCGGCACAGAGGTCTTACTGCATGCCCGAAGGTAAAACGCCGGAACAGAGCATCGTCCAGCGTATCTGGACGGTTCGTGGTCCCGATAAGGATGATGTCGTTGCCGAGTCGGTCAAGTTCCTGCATCAAGGCAATCGTCACACGGTTCATTTCCGCAACATCGTCCTTGCCGCCGCGCCGTGTCCCGATAGCGTCAATCTCATCGAGGCAGAGCACGCACGGACTTTTACTCGCATAGTCGAATATCATACCGATATTCTTCTGTGTTTTGCCCAGAGCGGAATTCACCAGACCGGAGAAATTCGTGTACACGAAAGGAAGGTTTGTCGTATAAGCGATATACCGCGCCAACTCAGTCTTTCCGGTTCCCGGCTCGCCCATGAGTAAAAGAGAACTCGTATAGTGAATCCCCATCTCCTGCAACCGCAGCGCAGCACGGCGCGTCTTGCACATCTTTTCTATGACCGCTTTCTCGTCGTCTCGGATAAGGAACCGGTCTTCTCGGAAAGCGCTCGAATCCTCCGCTACCAAAAGCCCCTGCAGGTTATATGGCAGTTCGATGAGTGTAGGACTTTTACTTGCCAGAGTTCGCAGACAGGTTTCCTTGAATGCCTTGTCCTTGACAGCAGTAAGCCCCTCCAACACGATTTTCGCCTGCTGCTGAGATTTCCGAATGTCCCCTTCCACCACATACCGAAGCAATGCCTGTTCATTATCGTTCACTAGATTTTCCTCCCTCATAAAAAGAAAAAGCCCCCTGCAGCATCATGCAAGGGACTCAGTCTCTTTTACATTTCTGTTTACGGACACGCCGGATGATACTGTAAATACCCGGCAAGGAATAATGGTATGCCTTAGCGAGGTCTTTGGCGTCGATACCATTCTGGTATTTCTCGAAGATTTCATCGTTGCGCTTTTGTTGACGGCGGGTGATGCGCCGATGACTGAGTTCTTTGTTGCTGATTCCGGCCCGAACCGCGATAGCACTACAATACGATATGGAAACGCCGTACTTTTCGGCAATGTCGCGGACAGCTGTATTCTTCTGATACTCCGCCACGATTTTATCGACCAGATTGGTATGGTCCTGCTCTTCTGCAATGCGCTGCGCCTGTTGTTCTTCATCGAGAGCGCGGTAGCAGGTTCTGACGCAAAGCCCGTATTTCTCGGACAACTGCTCAAACGATAGCCCGTCCTCATAGTCTTTGACAATCTTCTCGTTTCGCTCAATGATTTCGCTGCGGGTTGCTTTCCTTTTCCCCATACTGGTTCACCCCTTATGAGTGGTGGTCTTCTTCCGACCTTTTCCGTGATAGATACCGGCCTCATGAAGATACTTGAATCCGGAAGAGGGACTGATGCCGTATTCCCGTGCAAGGTTCTCGACCGGCGTGTTGGGGTTCTTCTTCGCGTAGTCCACAAACCCCTGCTTGAAATCTTTAATGCGGCGCGAAGTAGAGGTCTCGATTTTCGTGTCAAGGTGCCGGTGGTAGGAATCCCCGCCTCCTTTCAGAATACGAAAAATCGTGGCGCGGTTAAGATTAAAAGCTTTTGCCAGTTCCTCGGCGGAAACGCCTTCCTGATACTGGTTGCGAATCTCATCGTTGCGGTTATTCTTCCACTCCGTAAAAGTCACTTTCCGCCGCTTCTCCATCTCCGCCTGTGCGATATGGTAGACGGTTTGTGGGCTGAGTCCGTGCTCCTGCGCGAGGTCCGTTACCTTTGCACCATTTTGCAGTGCATCGGTGATTTTACGGTTGCGTTCCGGCAACTTCTTGTGCATCATAGAAACCCCCTAAATAAAAAAAGCAAGCCCCCGAAAGAACTTGCTTTTTATAATAAGTATTCACTTTTTTCGCGTGATGCGGGCAAAAAACTCACCCACTGATTCACCTTACATTTTTCATTTTACCCAATTCGCACGAATGTGCAACAACTTTTTGCGAATTTAGGTCCACTGTATGTATGGGATATCGGAAAGCATCATAAGGCAGGTCTCAAACTCGTCTTCGATGTATCGGGTGATGGCATCGAATCTTTGCATCAGGGGCAGTTCTGCGAAAGATGTGCCGGTTTCCTTGCGGCATTTTCCCTCTGCGCTCGTATATATCACATTCAGCATGACATTCAAGGCAAGAAGAATATCTTCATCCTTGCCCTGTACCGTGAAGAAGAAGTAATGCTCCGATTCACCGTCCGTAACGCCGATTCGGTTATCGTATTTTCCGTAACTCGCCAAATCACCAAACACACTGATTGCAATATATCGCAACTTATCCTCAATAGGAACAGTCCCCCACAGTGGGTAATGTTCATCCGGCTGAAAATCTGCCTTACCGCCGTTATATTCCCATTCAACAAAATCACGGACGGAGAGTTTCTGACCGCCCGGAATGATTATTTCAAGCTGTTCCAAAATGTTCTCACCTCTTTATGTTCTCTCGACATTTTCCATTGTATCCAGTTCGCACGATTATGCAACACTGAGAGAGAAATTACAGGACGCCGGAATCTGCCGATAAACAAAGAAAAGCCGCCTCCAATGCGGAGACGGCTAGTTTGTATATTACATTCCGATTTTTTCGAGGTACGGGATAGCGGCACGCATCCTTTCGCACTCCCAACTCCTGCGAGGGTCGTGTCCGTATTTCTCGATGAATTTCTTCATCTCGGTGGAATTTCCAGGGCCGAAGCCGATGGCATCCAGAATGACATCCCAGCCGTCGCACTTGAGTGCTCGCAAACCATCAGCCTCAATGTTTCGGCCTCCCGGAAATGGCTGTCTACTGCTCAGACGGCAAAAAGGCAGATATCCTTTGGGGGCATTGTTTTTGCCGATATTCCAGATTTCGTAGCCGAAAGGTCGTGTCGATACGACCTCGTAGGTGTCACACACGCCAAGCGCAGTATGATGGATTTTCATTGTCGTACTCCTTATTTTTGTGGCGGTCTTTAGACCGATTGTGATGATTACAGGTTCAGCGAGATGTTGCGGGCACTGGGCTCGTATTTCTTAATCTCTACCCCGGTAATCTTGAACATGTGCCGTGCAGCAACATTGTTGTTCGCATCCCGGTACTTGTCGTCGAGATACACGATACGCTTTATCCCGCTCTGAATGATTGCTTTCGCACACTCATTGCACGGAAAGAGCGTGACATACATCGTGGACCCGTGCAGGTTTTTCCCGGCGTTGAGGATAGCGTTCAACTCCGAGTGACAGACATACATATACTTGGTTTCGAGTTCATTTCCTTCCCTGCCCCAAGGCATGATATCGTCATCGCAGCCAATCGGCATACCGTTGTACCCCAGGGACAGGATTTTGTTGTCTCGCACGATGCATGCGCCTACCTGACTGTTCGGGTCCTTGCTTCGCATCGCTGACAGCATCGCAATACCCATGAAATACTCGTCCCACGAGATATAGTCGCGGCGTTTGGTGGTGTTGTTCTGAGATGCTTCGTTTTTCGGTGAAATGCTCATGTGGTTCTCCTTCAGATATGATTTGGACGGTTGTTTCTGTTTGCGTACTTTAGCCAAAAAATGCGGTGGAGTGTCTTGCCCCACCGCATTGGTATTGGTCAGATGTACTTTTCCCAGAATTTCTCGAAAGTTTCGTCCGGCATCACCATTTCCGTCTCATCGAGGAGACGGCTGAACTCGCTGCTGCTGATGTCGGTGCCGATGAAATCCGTGACGGCATCGCGGCCACGCTGCATCATGGCATCTTTCAGGATATACCAACGGTATTTGTGGATGAGCTGCGTTAGAGATTCGCCATCGTTCTCCCAATAGTCGTTCTTTGCCTGAACATGATACAGGGCATCGAGAACGCCGTCGTAGTCATCGCTGTCATACTCGCTCACGATGGTGTTGAGATTGAACAGACGGCGGTCAACGCCATCGACTTCCACGGTTGCGTTGCTGAACGAGTCATCGTCGCAGGGCTGTGCAGGAACTTCCACAGCAAACACCTCGCGCGTTTTCTTGTTCACCTTGCACGGCAGATAGAACGATGCACCGGAATCAAAGTTCGAGGTGATAACGCCGGATACAATATCGGGCATCGGGTTCTCGCGAGCCTCCTCAAACTCCAGCAGATGGAACACATCCACGACATTCTCGATGTCGTAGTCAAGGGCACGGACCTTCGTGACGATATAGCCGCCCCGCTGCAATTCGAGAACTGCACGGCAGAGGTCAAGCTTAATCTCGTGCTCATTCAGAAAACTACCGTGACTATCTTTCACGAGGGTGATTTCGATTGTTTTGTTCTTGGCGGTCGTTTCGGCCAGAAAATAGGTCTTGTCATTGCAAATTTCAAACATGTCATTACGCTCCTTTTTGTGTTGGACGCAAAAAGAGCGGGCCTCTCAGAATCGAGAAGTCCGCCCTTCAAGCGAAATTGTGAATGTACGAAAGGCATAAACCCCTTTCGATATGGAATGTTATCTATCGTACAATACCTATTCTATGCCATTCGCACGTTTTGGCAAGAAAAAAGTCGCTGCCTCAGCATAGGCAGCGACCAGATTATAATGCCGTTAGATATAATTTGGATTCCATTTTTCGCAGCCATAGGAAATAATGGATTGCAAAAATTTTAGCGGAACAAGATTCTCGCTGACCGAGGCACTGTTTTCTTTTACATATTGATTGATTTTTTTACGCTCCTCATCGTTTGCGGATTCAACATTGATGAAAACCTCTTTTGTGGTCGGCTCATAGAAGAAAAAGCTGCTGCAAGAAATCTTGACAGTGATGCCCTCACCGTTGCCGTTTCCGATTACGATAGTTATATTTTTTCTTGCGTCAAGCGTCCGTGCGCAGTATACAGACACGCTTTTTGCAATGCGTTGTGACTCATTATCATCGAAAACAAACGCAGGGCTCATTTTATCAGCCATTCTTGCTGCTGCAACTCTTTTGGGAAACTCATTTGCTCGTCTGCTATACCAGACTCCCTGAAGCGTAAAGCTTCTTAGCACATAATCTTTGAGCGTTCCCATTGCACCTTCAAGATAACCATCCTTGTCAATGATGTAATTCACAATGCTCTTATCACTGATATTACGCACAATACTTTGCGCGTTTAGAAGAAGAAAGTTATAGTGAACCGGTCTGCCTTCTAGCATGGTATAAATAGCATATTGTTCCGCCCGCTCATTCGTTTCCTTGCCATCGCTTAAAGCATGACAGAAGCTTAATTCTTCAATGATTTTTTTGCAGTATGCCTGCTCGAATTGCTGATGATAATCTATCAGTTCTTCTTTTAGCTTGGGACACACGCTGATGAGATAATTGGGTAAACTCCAAAACCGAGTAGAGTCAATGCTGTAACCGACTTCTTTGAAACCGTCGAGTAATTACTGGGAAGCGGTGTGTTGTAACCGTTTTTCCACGCTTTCCACCGAAACTCCTGCATAAATATCTCGTTTACTCTACTGTTAACCGGCACCTTAAAAATCTTGATATACACCCCACTTTCGCAATTTTGAAGGCGGAAAATGGGGTTTTTATCTACAATAAAGCTTTCGAGAAAATTTTCGTTTGGATTGTGAAAATATTGATAAATACTTTCTTCGTTCAAGTATTTCACGTTTTTTATTGCTGCCATAATTCATCCTCCGTTTTCAATATTTGTACCAATTTTCTTGGCAATGATTTCAGCCATGCGTTTCGCATCGCTTTCATCGGTCACAGACCAAACCTCAAAAAATTGGTAGCCGTAGTAGTTTCCGCCCTGTTCCCGATTGCTGCCACACTGGTGAAACCAGCTAAACCCCTTATCGTGGATTTGCATTTCGTCGTACATGGTACGGACAAACGCAGTGGCATCTGCCTCCCGGTGCTGCGTGTAAGCACAAAGCCTATCCCTTGCAAGGGTGATTTCGATTGTTTTGTTCTTGGCGGTCGTTTCGGCCAGAAAAGAAAATTGGTCTTGTCATTGCAAATTTCAAACATGTCATTACGCTCCTTTTTCGTATTGGACGCAAAAAGAGCGGGCTTCTCAGAATTGAGAAGTCCGCTCTTCAAGCGAAATTGTGAATGTACGAAAGGCACAAAACCCTTTCGATATGGATGTTATCTATCGTACAATACCTATTCTATGCCGTTCGCATTTTTTGGCAAGAAAAAAGTCGCTGCCCCCAGCATAGGCAGCGACAAAATTATATGTTATTGATTGAGAGCCTTTTCGGCGTTTTCTTTGACGGTAGCACGGATATCGTCAGATACCTGCAGCACATCCAAAGCTGCATCAAGCGTCAGAGTGCCGGAGCGAACAAGTTTTACAACACTTTCGGAAAGCGTTTCAATACGGCCTTTCTCAATTCCTTTTTGTTCGACATAGTCGCTGTAATTGCACATTTGGTTGATACCCTCCTTAACATCGGCTGTTACTTGCAAACCGCATTCACGTGCAAGGTCGAGCTTTTCTTCTACAGGCATATCGTTATCGAATACCGAAGAAAAGAAACGTACCATGTTATTCGCTGATTGTTTGTCCTGCAAACACGCGATGATGATGCAGAAGTTGTCATATTGCTTTTTGGGGAAATGATGTTCTTTGGCTAAGCAGGTTTCGCTCATGGAATATGTATTACATACTCCGCGAACTTTTTCATCTGGCGCAATGCACAACCAAATACTGTATACTTTTTGTAGTTTATTGTAGTCCGAATTACGAAAGACAGTTTCTTTTTGTGCAGAAATCATTCTGCCGCAATAAAAGCTACCGCGCTTCAGCATTGAGTATCCGGGATTGAAGTGATTCTGAGCTTCAATATCTACAATGACACGGCTTGGAGGTGATTCTCCACCCGGCATACCGATGTCGAACAGAACATCATAGTATATTGTTCCCTCGTTTGTGCTTTTTGACTCGACATTCTTTTCGTTCAGTTTATCCGGCAAGTCATCAACAATGTGACATCCAATTTCAACCGGCGAAGTATTGTTTGCTTGAATTTCAGCCAATTCCTCCGGCGTCATTTGGCTTTTTGCTTTCTTGTAAATGATATATTCCTGAATTTCTTCAAGGGACATATCGCGGAATTCAGGGATGCAGTTCTTTACGATAAAAGCTGCAACAGCAGTACAACCAAGCAAAGCCTTGCATCCGGCATCCAAATAAGATTTTTCGTTGTTGATGGCATGTCCGACGGTATTAAGACCTTCCAATGTCTCTTACCTCCTTTATTATACCATGTTCGCAAGAAAAATGCACTACTATGTTGGATAGAAAGTGCTTTTGTACGCAAAAAAAGAGTGGACCTTCCCTTTTTGGGAAAGTCCACTCTGATTGCGGATTGTAAATGATACGAAAGGCGAAATGCCTTTGTCGATTGCTGGTATCTATCGTACAATATCTATTCTATGCTGTTCGCACATTTTGGCAACAGAACAGCGAGAAAATACAGGAAACAGTCGTTACTCCCGGCAACCATCGCTGCGGATTTATGCTTCAAACCTTTGTACAAGCATCATAGGGACGAGGTTTTCGCGTACAAAGAACCCGCAATCTTTGACATAGCGGTTCACTTTTTTACGTTCACCCTCGCAAATATCGCAGATGTTTACGAAGATTTCTTTTGTCTCCGGCTCATAGTAGAGGAAGTTATCTAGAGGAATCTTAATCTGCATATTTCCGGCGCTTTTGTTGCACAGCGTTACATCGACAATGTTCTTTTTGCAACCAGTTCCCTTATGGGAATTCAGAAGATGTCTCGCTGCTTTCTGGGATTCGTTTTTGGTCGGAACGAACATGTTGGTCATCTTACTTGCAAGCCTCGCTGCCGCAACCTTTTTGGGAATATATACACCGGTAGGCGTTTCCTTTGATGTCGTTTTAAAGTTCCTTCTGCTGAGACTTGTCAACAAAGAAGTTGTGAATCCTTCAGGGTCACAAGCATAATTGAGACCCAACTCGTAGTAGCCAAGTACACTGACTGGATATAAAGTTTGCAAGGCGTTCTCGATACAGCCGAAATACACCGGCTTCTCATGCTTAGAGAGCATATCCAAAATCGCGTACTGTTTTGCCAGATTCTTAACGGTCTCGCTCTTTTCTACGCGAGCGTCAACGGCGTATTCCTTCAAAACCTTTCTGGTAAACGCATCCCAAAATTCAGACACAAAATCAGCATCATCGAACTTCTGCCGACTTTGAGTGCAAATTCTCCAAAGCGGCTCCATAAGCCAAAGACGAGACGAATCAATGACAACCCCGACCTTTTCAAATTTGGTATCTTTCCCAAACTCCTCTATCGGACGGTTGCTGTCACCTTCAAACGTTTTGTATGGGATAGCTTGCATGTATACTTCGGACGCTTTATCTCTAACGGGAACCTTCAGCAATCGGACATATACACTCCTATCCGTTTCTGTTGGAAAACCGTAGCTTTGAGGGATAAGTCCCTCGAGATAGGTTTCACTTGAATTGTGCAGATAGTCAAGAATCGTATCAGCATCCAAATATTTTATAGCATCCATAGGGTAGACTCCTTTTTCAGCTGTTCGCAGCCATAGGCAACCACTGCTGCGGGTAGGGACGAAGTTTCTCCCTAGGCACGCAATCGTTCAGAGCGGAGTTTTCAGCGAGCGCCATGTCGATGATGTAATAATCATCACCATTACGCATCACATCAATACTCCACTGCCCTACCAGTTCCACGGCGGGAAGAATCTTCTTGATTTCCTCCAAAATCATCCGAGCACTGTCATCATATCGAGATTGCAGGATATCCTCGTGCATCTGATAGATGACATAGTCGTGGCGTTCCTGCGGCGTACTTGCATTCTTGAACTTACCCTTCATTACATCGGCACGCCAATAAGGACTGATACCCAGCACCTCATCAGCGTCGAAATCGACGAATACGCGGTACTCAGTATGCAGCGGCAAACCGTTGTAGATGGTCGGGTTGTGTTCCTTGTCCTTGATATACTCTCTGAGCACCCACTCGTTCGTTGTATTAGCACCATAGAAGCAGGTATTGTTCAACGGCGAAGCCATAGAACAGGTCAGATGGTTCAGGAACAGGAAATACTCGCCCATCTCATTGATTTCCTTCGGGTCATGGATATGAGCGTTGCGGAACTCATACTTGGAAGAATAAGTTCCTGTTTTGATGAAGTAATCCTCGTGCTCATCCAGCTTGAATATCCGCTTGCAATAGCGGTTCACGATTTCCTTGGTCACTGGATTCAGGGTTTCAAAGCCAAGGCGAGTGAGTTGCAGCATCGGCAGCGGAACACGCAAAATCTTGGTATCAGGAATCCTGAAGAACTTGTTCCCGCACAATGCTTTTGCCAGCGGCGGAAGCCAGAATCCCATCGTGTTGGGATTCATTTCGAGCATCTGGTAGGTGAAGTCGTCGAGGTCAAGAATATCAAGACCCTGACGGAACTGGTTGTAGTAGAACTTCTTCATGCGGTCATCGCGAGCATCCTTGTACCCGGCGTAATTCTGAAGCAGAATCTTATACGACGGCTCCGAGATATCGACCTTCGCAAGATTTCCTGTCAGCTGAGGTCTGAGCTCTTCCGGGTATTTTTTCAGGTCATTGTTCGTTACCGGCACAGCGTATCGAGATGCTGCATAGTTTACATAATATCCGCCACGTTTTTCGTTGTAGATGTACAGGCGAGTACCATCTGTTAACTCACCTACGATACGGTCAATGAGCGTTTCAAGGTCCCGCGTAAACGGCACCCTCTTGTCGAGCATAGCCTTGACAGTAGCGGTATCCCACTGTAAAAAGTTCTCGGATAATGCCCCGCTTTCCAGCACCTGTTTTTTATAGGTGTCCTCGAATGTTTTGAGGGCATCAGGGCTGGTTTTCAACATTGTGGCAAGCTCTTCATAGGAAAACGATTTGTCTTCCCTTTTGGTCATCATTTTACCGATTTTGGCAATCATATTTTCGATTTCCTCCTTTTTGGGAATCAGGTGTTTGCAAAATTCGGATTCTTCCAAATCAACTTATTCCCGTAATAGACTTCGGGAATATACTTGATGGGAATTCTGCGATTGTCTTCGAGTTGCGAATCGTTGTTCGCGATAAATTCCTCGACGCGATTCTCTTCACTGCGCGGCGTGATGTTCCAAGTCGAGAAACCTCCACCGTACAGGATATCACTGTTCATCATACCTTTGACCGGATACTTTACTTCGGTCGTTTTACCGTTGATGTTCAGGACAAGGCGAACGGTTTTGTATTGCTTAGCAAGTTCCACAAGAAGTCTGAACATGATTTCCTGAGTGTTCGGACTATTGTACTTTCTCATATACTCTTCCGTCAACTCTTCAACCACAGCCAATGTAATCCCGTATAGGCGTCCAGGCCGCCCGGAATTTGCCTTTTTGATTTTCTCCATCATTCGCTCCGCCCAGCCGGTTGGATTAGCAAGATAATCCACTACCAGTTCATCGCCGTTTGTGGATGTCAGGCCAAAGCAAGACCCTTTTCCAATCTCATCAATAATGCTGTCAATAGGGCTGCGATAATTCTTATGCCCATTTATTATGCGACAGAAAGCGTTCTGTCGTGCTATCTTGTCGTAATAACTGCCCTTGAGAATTTTCTTCTTGTCTTCTTCCGTCACATTCTCTCGGAACATATCGAACAGCTTCTGTGCCATTTCCTCTATGACAGAATCCGAGGTAAAAGAAGAACGGCAGAAAATCGTTTTGAAGTCCCATGTTTCATTGACGGTTTTGGCATTGTCGACAACGAGGCAAAGGAAGCGTGTCTCTTGGTTGAATGTTACGGGTTTGTTTTCCCAGATTCCGTAAAACCGCTGCCCGTACAAGGCATCTACCTTGTGCTCGCCATTGGCGAGCGGCACACGAATGAAACGGTAGTAGCGCCCAGACGGTTTTCCGGTATCGAGAATTGTGTTGCCTTCGAACACGGATGCGCCGGATTTGATAGCCTGCTCAAAATCCTCACGAGTTAAATTGATAGTCATAATTTCTTCCTTTCTGTTTTTTGTTATTTTTCAGCTGTTTTCTTCGATGCACAATTTGCTGCTACGAATGTTTTCCAACCATTTTTCATCCATAGCATTGCCGAGGCAATACTTTTTCTGGGATTCGTAGGACAAATCGCAGCCGGAAACGACATCACCGATGGCGTTCAAGTACAGCTCGCCGCTGTAAAAGTCGATGCCGCCGGTTTTGCTGAATTCGTATTCGAGCTTGTCTACATGAGGTTCACGCTTCTTATAGATATCCGAATCGAGATTCTTAGCACGCCCTTCGTTCAGTAAACAAGCCCGATGAAAGTCCGTCACCTTATCGTTACGGTTATATTTCAAGCCACTAAGGATACTTTTACTTTCATATGGGATTGCTTCATGGAAATCATCGCTGCTGATACAAAGACCACACGAATAGTCATCCTTGTCATCGCAATAATTCCACCACTCCAGACTCGCCATAGCAAGGTCAGCCATCTTATCAACGGCTTTTCCGTTAGTGACCATGTAAAAGCTTCCAACGGCGATACCGCGCTCTTTGACAGCTTTCAAGGTGTATCGAATTGCAGGTATGTTCAGAGAAATTTCGCCGCCGGTAAAGGTAAGAGAGCTGATATAAGCTCCCTTCTCAAAGCTGTCGAGAAAAGCATCGATGTACTTTTCCTGAATATCGATGCTTTCGGCATCTCCGCGCAGGCAGTGCGCACAGCACATATTGCACCGGCGCGTAACTTCTATGAATACGCTGTTTGCGGCATAAATACGCATTTTTTCATGTCCTTTCTGTTATTCTTCCGCGCAATCCTCGTAGTCGTCCATGAAGTTCTCGTTGCGGTCAACGACAACATTCACATCCGGCGGCGCAATTTTAGCCAGACCATAGTTCAAGAAGAACGAGCCGGGAATGTCATCGACATCGCCCCAGTTCCAGCAGCCACAGTTGATTTCCAGCTGTCGTTTGCCTTCGTCCGTCTTGAGATAGTCTTTGACAGCACTGCGCAGGACGCTTTCTGGGTCATGGATTTGCTCCGGATTGTAGCTGAATTGCATCAGTGTGCATTCCGTTGCGGATAAGCCAATGACCTCATTGGCGACGATTGTAAAAACTCTTAACATTGGTGTTTACACTCCTTTTTTTGTTTTGACGCAAAAAAGGGCGGGCCTCTCAGAAATGAGAAGTCCGCCCTTTAAGCGAAATTGTGAATTGTACGAAAGGCATAAAACCCTTTCGATATGGGATGTTATCTATCGTACAATATCCATTCTATTCGGTTCGCACATTTTGGCAAGAAAAAATCGCTGCCCATTTGTGTAGGCAGCGACTGATTTACTTGCTATCGTTTTAGTACCTTATCAGCGTTTGCCGTTTTCGAGTCAGCCAGAGCGCGTTCCTGAACCTGGTTCGTCCAGAGCGGGACATCCCGTGTACTACTCAAATAGGCTTATATGGATAGGAGGCTGATTGGATATTTATGGTTTGCAGTATCCGCAAGGCGTATATCCCTGCTCGATAAGTTCCTCTCTTGTGCCGGTATACTTCTCTCTATTTGCATCGCTTATCTGAAATGCAGAGGAGCAGTCTGGACGGTGGAACTTGCGAGAATTAGTGTTCAGGATATAGGTCGCAGCAACTGTATCCGGCTGTTGCGGCTCCTCTATCTCGGCAGCAGAGGTATCAGAATCCTTGTGGTATTCACCATACGAGAAGGTGACTTCCGAACCGTCAGAGGTGCAGTAAATATCACCAAGTTCGTCCGTTCTGAACACCTCAACTCCCGCGCTGGCCAGCTTTGCAAGTGTCTCGCTGTGCGGATGACCGTAGCTGTTGTCCTTGCCGCAGGATATGACCGCATAAGTAGGGCTCACGGCATCCAGAAATGCCTGAGAGGTGGAGGTGCTGGACCCGTGATGCCCGACCTTTAAGACTGTGGATTCGATGTCTTGTCCGGTTTCGAGTATTTTCTCTTCCGTTTCCTGCTCGGCATCACCGGTGAACAGAAAGGATGTATCTCCGTAGACAATGCGAATCACGATGGAAGTATTATTCGTGTCCTCAGGCACGGAATTGACAGCCACAACGGTGACGGAGGCTTCCCCTAGGGTGAATGTATCCCCCACTGCCGGGATGGTAATACCACCGCCTCTCTCGTCCGCACGAGTCTTAAAGTTCCGGAATGCCTTGCTGTCATACTCTGTCACAGGACAGAATGTGACATCGGCTGTGTCAGCCTCGAAGGCACCAGAAAGACCTCCGATGTGGTCTTCGTGGGCGTGTGTTCCTACGACATAGTCTAAGTGTCCATCCGTTTCGCGCTGTAATACAGAATATACAAGGTTCGAGTCATCAGCATTGCCGCCGTCAATGAGCATCGAGTGCCCATCACATATAACGAGGGCGGAATCTGCCTGCCCGACATCGATAAAATGGATGGTAAAGCTGCCGCCTTCCGATACGCCAGCCGTCTCCTGACCGCTTTGTGCGGTAGTTTCTGAGACGACCCCGGATACAGGAAGGCTTCCCGGAGATTCCGGTGTCTGACCGCAGCCTGTGAAAGCCAGTGTGAAGAATACAGCGATTATCGCAGAAATTCTCCGAAGAAATTCGTGTTTGGTTTGCATATATTTATTTCTCCTTTCAAACAAAAAAAGCGGGCCCGTCCCCAGAAAGGGACAAGTCCGCTAAAAACGAAATTGTGAATTGTAAGATATCTGGTATCTATCGTACAATTCAATTCTACTGGTATCGCAAGAATCTGCAATACTCAAACCGTATCCGAATCCTCATGGCACAGCATCCTGTCCGCATAAATACAGCAGAGAACCAGGCCAAGGCTCGCAACGCAGCCGAACGCGACATGTTTCGGGGAAAGAAGGAGCCATTCAATGTCGTTCATTACTTTCATCCAAAACAAAACGCCCATCATAGCAATGATGAGCGGAATAAAGACAGTTCCTGTGTAATGCAGGAATTTTCGGATTTTTCTTTTTTGCATCCTTAAACTACATCTCCAATCATGCTTGCAAAACAGCCTGAACCACATATCTCTGATTCGTTGGGCTGTAATACCCAAACGGATAGCAGGTATACATGATGAGTTTATCGATTCCGTCTGTGAAATTAACGAGGACAGTGCCATCATCCGCAATCACGGTGCTCGCATCCGAGGATACATTGCCGGGGTTTGCTAGGGTGACGGAATACACGTACTCGCCGTAATCGGTGTCCACAACAAAGTTATCCCTTATGTTGACATATTGCAGCAGAGAAAACACGCTGTCGTTATGTGCGCAAAGCAGATGTCCTCCGGTCACACCGACTTGATAAGAACCGGGATACTGATACACCCCGCCGCGTTGATTCAAAAGACTCTGGTCATCGCCCCAGATAAGAGAAGCGTTAAGACCAATCGCGTCACAGGTAATCGTGCCGTAGGCTTGACCCCATGCTGCAGGGGCAACATCACCCCAGACAGAGGTCGCTGCCGCAGGTTCGGAAGTCGGCGCAAGCGTCGGTTCGGGAGTCGGACCCGGGGAAGGTTCTGGTTGCGGTGTAGGAGACGGTTCAAAAGGCGCAGACGGTTCCGGGCTCGGTTCCGGTACGCCGGATAAGTCCGGGATTTTCTGCGCTTTTTCTGCTGTTTCTTGCGTCGCAGATTCAGAGGTGCTGAGAGAGGATTCAGATTGTGCTGATTCGGCAGGCAGAGGTTCCGCTTGCCATGTACAGGCTGCAACACTGGTCAGCACAGCCAATGTTGCAACGAGTATCAGTGCTTTGGTTCGCCGCATTTGAGTTTGTCCTTTCTAAAATAAATAAAATATAAAAAAGCTGCCCTCAGTTCTTGTCGAACCGGGGCAGCCTTTTAGCAACGGACAGAATCAGCCATTTTTGTGTTTTTTCCGAAAGAATTTGTGGCTTACACTCCTTCGCCTTTCGGATTCCGCAGGTACTCTCACCGTCATAATAGAGCAGGACGCCAATATCTTCGGGTATCTCTCCTTTGACCTTCTTATATAGCTCTGTGGGCATCGCATAGTAGTTGCAGTGCCCGACGAAATTGTGCCCGTGTGCCGAGTGAAAATCGCTCACGGAAATCTTGATTTCCACACAAGTGATGACGGCATCGAGCGTATACAGATGATTCATCTTGTGGAAGTGGCACCATCGCTCGGAACAGTGCTCCCTGCAAAAATCCGGCGATGAAATATTCTTGACGCAGGTTGCTGCTTTCGCCTTTTCCTGTATCACAGCAGGCGAAACATCCGTATCCGTTTCGATGAGCGAGGCTAGTTTACAGGTTCCGTATTTGGTTTCAGTGGTAAAGCATTCCTGCACCCGGACAAAATCGACCAATCCGGATTTGACAGACCCGCATTCGACCGGCACTTCTAAGGCATCGAACCCTTGCCGAAACGAATCTGCTCGATACCCGCCGTAGCTGGTTGGATGCCACGCATGGAGCGCAGCCTCGATATCGCGGGTCAGCTGAGTTTTCGCCATCTGACCTTACCGGAAAATCTGCTGACCAATCTCGACCATCTTACGGCGTTTGCGGTGCAGCGATACAAGCTGATACACAACGATAGCAAATGCCGCAGCGGCAAGAAATTTCAGAATCTTTTTCATGGTAGTTCTCCTTAGTTTGTTCGTAGTTTAGCGCTTTATCATTGCTCCGCAGTATATTGCCGGAGCATGAGTTCCTGTACCGTCATGACCGTGAAGCCTTCCTTTGCCGCCTCATTGAGGGCTTCATAGTAGTCATCCACATACAAAGCCTGCGCAGCATTCAGACCGGCAGATTGGGTTAGAAGTTTCATGACGGAGGTCTTCCGTTCCGGGGTAGCAGTCCCGATAACATCGAGGAACTGTCCCGGATAGTGCATTTCAAGCCACTGCCTCTTATACGGCAGGGTCATACTATCCTGTACGCGGGTAATGCAGTATTTCGGGATACCGTCGCAGTTTTCGAGAAAATGCTTAACAAGCGTATTGGCTTCCCCAATTTCGTCGAATACCCTGTACCCGCCTCGATTCTCCGCCTCATACCGAAGCAGCCGTGCTCTGTGCGCATCGGCAGTCGCATCGAGTTTCTGTTCTCGATAATGAATGAGAAGTGTATCGTCGAAATCGAAGAACATCATACGGATTTTAGAGAAATTCATAATTCTCACCTCACCTCAGTTTCTCGCTAATGCAATTTCATGCCGAACAACATCAGCTTCGGTGTAAAACTCATCGCTGTAGTCGTCCTCATTCGTCTCCTGACAGACCTTGTGCTGGTGCGGCGCGGAACCTTCCTGCTCGATGAAAATACGCCAGACACCGGAGGAGTAGCAGACAAAAAGCACCGTGCCGTCATCCAAATAGAGCCTAACACCGGCGACATCAAAGCACCCGATTTCATCCTCAAAGTATTTGGAATTATCCAGACAAACGGTATCGTCACTGTAGCCGTAAATTTTGACCATTCTTTTACTGCCCCCTTTACTCGATTACAAAATCCTTTGTGGCTTCCTCTGCCTCACTGTACCGGCTCGCATTGCGCCTTGCAGCCTGCAAGAGAACATCACGCTCGGCATCGAGCGCCGCCTGCATCGAGGTCTGCTGTACCTGCTTGGCACGGGATGTGCGAGCGTTCTTGTACTGCGGATACTCTGCGACGATTTTATCAATCAAAGCCCAGCGCTCTTTGTCGGAGAGTGCGTTCAAGTTGATGTTATCGCGGTGCAGCCGTTCAATGGCATAGTCTAAATACGCGAATTCATCCGCAGACGGGATAGCTTCTATATAATCCCGCATCGTGGCAGGAGGACCGTTGTAGGTCGTCATTGCCTCGTTGTACAGCGTTTCTGCAACCTCTGACCCGTACCACTGACCAGGTTCATAGCCATGGTTCCGGTACACTTCCGCCACCCATAAAGGGAATGCTTCGCTGTAGGTCATATAGTCCCTCCTTCTCAAAAATCACCGAACGAGAGCTGACGGCTCTGCGAGACCGGGATATTGGTTTTGGGCTTTGACGAGTGCTTAACTTCCCCGTACTTGGCGAGATTCCGGCATTTATATCCGTAGCCCTTCTGTGCGGCAGAAATCGACTTGTATCCGTATCCGCTTGCATCGTCCAGCACCTGGTCCTTGTCGTTCAGATTGACGACAATATACCGCACATCGTTGGGCTTAGAGAGCCGGGACGAACGAATAACGGTATAGGGGATGCGCTTATCGAATTGAGGCTTTTCTTCTTCCGGGTCCGGTTCGGGTTTCGCTACCCTCTCCTCTTCCGGCATTTCAAGCTGGACATCGACCCCTGCTTTAACGAGGGATTCGAGCGTGGAGGCAAGGGTCTCATACCGCGTATTTTCCACGGTATTCGTATCCTGCTTCTTCCGCTCCTTCCAGACCTTCAACAGCTGACGTTCGCTGAAATTGATGATAAGACCACGGTCTTTGAGCATCTTACGAACAACATAGGTGGAAAGAGAAGCGTAGTTTGCATATTCGCCGATATGGTGCTTGATATCCACCTCGGTCTTGGACATAGCTGCTTCAAAATCCCTGTGATTGTCGAGCCAATCCTCAATAACGCTGAGCAGTTCCTTCTTGGACATGGATTCCTCTGCCAGCTGCTTGTTTTTCCGGACATAATCCTCACAGGCAGCGAGAATCGAATCATAGCCGTTCATGGCGCTGTTATCGATGATTTGACGGTTCGCAGCATCTACAATGATATACTGTTCGCCACGGCGGATGATAGAGATGCCCTCATCAGCCGCCTTTTTCTCTTCCTTGACATTGCCGCCGACATCGAATTCCGGCAGCGAGTCATCGGTCATGATTTGTTCGATGATGGTATCGAGGTCCTGCGTATAGTCCTTGGAAATCGTATAGCTTTCTGCCTTGGCAAAGACCTGCTTCGTGATACAGGTGATTACCGCGTCCAGGAACTTGTCAGGGTCCGGAATCTCGATTTCATACATCATGTTATCGCGGATATTCCAGACAACCCCCTGCTTTAACCCGGTAGCCAGCATATAGCAGGCACATTGCAGGAAATGCTTGTGCGCGAGCGAAGACACGAATTTCAGCAGATAGACCTTGTTGTCCTTCACGACATCCGCCATGCCGCTGATAACGAGTTTCTTCTTCGCCTTGGTATCTACCATGGCAGTCAACTCACAGCGTTCCTGTACGGACTCATCGGGAGTGAACACCATAGACAGGCGCTTGTTCAGGTCGGTTTCCTGCGCTCTCGTAATAAAGGGCAACTCAACCTGCTTCACATACCGGTCCTGACTCGTCATCAGCATCGTCAGGAACAGGACCTTCTCATCCACGGATTTCCAGCTGGCAGGCAGTGCTACCTTCTTGTCGTTATGCAGGTACATGTAGAAGGCAATCGCGCTGTCGATATCGTAGTAGTCAAAGAAGTTCGCCTGCTGGTAGATGCCGATGCAGGGAGCCAAGTCAATCATCGCGTCCGAATGCTTGATTTCGATTTCATGTACATCTTTATGGAACACCGGCGTCGTATTGATAAGCTGGTAGCAGTGCTCTACATCTTCATCAAACTTGAAGTCGAACATCTCAGAGATATCGAACTTTGTGTTGAACTCCTGATTCATCTTGACGGGAGTCATCAGGGTCTTATCGCTGACCAGCCCAAATCTGTCCTCTTTTTTCGGAGGCTCTACAAAGATGACCTCATCCTTACCGCGACTCGCCGCAACGCAGAAAAGGTTTCTCAGAATCTCATACCGCGCCGTAGGCTGAAATACACGGGAGCACCAGTAGGATTCCGTGAAATCAAAGACAACACAGATGGGGCGCTCCATACCTTTACTGCCGTCAAAGGTTGTAAAGATACCAACGTCTGCGCCGGGTGCTACATGCTTTTCACCGTCCGGTTCCTTGATGCTGGCATATACATGGTTCTTGTCATAGAGGTTGCCGGGTCTTGCTTCCAGTTCATTCAGGACCTTGACCATAGACCCCGTTCTGGCACCGAGACACAGGACATCCTTCGGGTTCTTGGTATCCAGATAGTCTACCACCTGCTCGCGGGACATGGTCGATACCTTACAGTTCTTGTTCACGCCGTTGATATCCTTGCCCCAGATATTTCCGAGCCGCTGTGCAAGGTCATGGGACAGGCGGAAACATTGCGTGAAATTGACCTGCGTGTGCTTGCCTAAGAACTTATGGATGAACGACCAGATATCCAGCGAGGTCTGGTCATAGATTTTCTGCTTCATGTCCCCGACCGCGATGATTTGAAGACCGGGGTTCGATTCCTTGATGTATTCGAGCATTTTCGAGATTTCCTCGTTGATGTCCTGATACTCGTCGATGATAAGCACATCAAAGTGCCCGACAGGAACGCGCTTCCTCAAGACCATCCCAATCTGCTCGCCCTGTCCGACATTCTTGATGCCGCGCCGGTACAGAATTTTCGAGGCAAATCCATGATAGTTCTGAACCGTGACATTATCGTTCAGAATCTTTTCCTGTGCATCGAGTTTCAAAAGCCGGTTATAGGTCAGGTACAGAATTTCCTTAGAGGAATCAAACTCGTTGCACAAAACATTGATTGTGGACGTCTTACCGCTTCCGATACAGGCATCGCACAACACATTTTTACCGTCAAGCGCCAGCCGTACAAGGTCCTGCTGTTCGCTGGACAAGTCTTTGAGCGTCATTGTAATCCCTCCGAATACTAGAATGGCAGGCAACAAAAAGACCCTGACAGCCGTTAAACAGCCGCCAGGGTACATTTTTTAGTCTATAATTTAGATTATATGCCGTTCGCACAAATGTGCAAGGGGTTGTTGATAAAAATCGCTGTTTGTATATTTTATTTTATCTGCTGACCTCCAGCAGAAAGGGGTTAGAGGAGCATAGGTGATGTAGTGTCCCTATACCAACTCGATACATTCCGCCTCAACACGGTGCCATTTATCGGTGCTTGCATCGTATTCCAGCACATCTTTTCCGAACATTTCCCCGTTTGCGATATACTCTAAAATGTGTCTGACCCGCATCGGCGGATTGTCGTTCTTCGCGTGCCACAACGCTATATCCTTGTTGTCGATGACGAACGCAGTTTTATAGCTGACAAATGGGCTACCGAGAGGCTGTGTTTGCCGACTTGCCTCGTAGTACGATTTTACATAACCGTCACGAGATGTATTGCGAATAGCACGAGCGCCTTCTTTATCGCCTTGTTTGTCTAAGACTTCAGCAATTTCGTCTACACACCGGCTAAAATGCGTGAGGTCTTGACTGTTTTTGGCAAAAATCAGCTTTCTGATTAACCGCACTGCGTCTTGCTGCGTCAAGGTTCTCTCCTTTCCTATTCCGTTGAAACCAAGAAGATTTTCTTGGAGAATGTCCCCTTCTCCGACGCTTTCTGACTTCTGACCTGTTCAATTTCTCGCTTGGAAACAGCGCAGGTCTTGCCCATGGCGTACAAGACTTCCAGCACATCCGCCATCTCTTCCGCGCAGTTCAGAGCGCTCCGCTCCTTGGCAGTGTAGGCTTCCAGCAGTTCGGCGACCTCTTCCTGCAGTTTGTTCGTCAGAGCGTCCTCGTACTCTTTGTCAGACAGCGTGCGCGTAACACAGGTCTCCCCGTTCTTCTCAATGATAGCCGGGATATTATCCCGAACCAGCTTTTGGTACATCATAGTTTTACGCTCCTTCCAATCTACAGTGCCGCAGCGGTATGCGCAGCTCATGACAGGTGTTTTCGATTTCTCGTTCGTTTTCGGCTCCATCAAACATTACACATCCTTTTTGCTGCTGTTTGGCGAGGTATGTGGGCAAATCATCGTTTGTGACAGGAATGAAAGAGTATCCCCGCTCGCTGGCGTACATAGCCGCCAAAGCAGCCATCTTCTTACCGGATTCTGCTGCAATGACGACCTTTCCATGTTTTGCCAACATCTTATCGCGGTACTCCGACACTTGTTTGCGGGACTTCATCATCGATAACGGCGTTCCTGCAACTCCGCAAAAGAACCAATTTTTTTTCGCAGATTTTGTCTTCGCACTCCTGACATTTCAAGTAAACGACATTTCCGTTCGTATATGGGCAATAGTTACCCATACTTACACCTTTTTGAAATGTTGTTCAATATATTCATCCGGCAGCGTAATGTGCATCTTATCCGGACCTGAAAGTTCCTTGAAACTCTGCTCGCCGCCGCACCATTCCAAGCGCCAGATGGTCCCACGTTCGACGCGATATGGAATTTTCTTGCCATCTGGACCAATGTCATCAAGCCATACATCGAACGGCTTGACACACTTATAGTTTGTATTGTACATACTGACCCCCCCCTCACTTTTTAGGCAACACCCAAATCTCAACGTTCACATTCCAAGCATTGGCGGCTTCTTCAATGAGATTCAGCACCGTTACCCAGTTTCCGCCTGCCAACCCGCAGCCGAGACCGTAAGGAACGCGGAAAGTTGCATTAGGATGTTCTTTCATTGCTCTGAAAAGAGCCGTTTCCAGCGCCGCGTAGTTCGTCTGACGCTTATCTCTGCCAAAGCTTGATTGCCCGAACAGGTTGGCGACATATAGCTGCGGGGCGACCTGAACCACCTGAAAGTCACCAAGTTTCTTAGGATTGCAAACTTTCACATACTCGTCGAACACAATGGGCCACTTATCCCGAATCTGTCTGGCAAGACCCGCACCCATTGCGGCACGACAGTTCACCTGATGGCAGATGATAGTATTCTCGTTACGAGTCGGCGGTGTTAAGATATTGCCCTCAATAAGGTTGACACTCATAGTCATTCACCAATGTCTAAGATTTCGTATTTTTTCGCTGCAAACCCCAGCAACTCATTGTAAATGCGGGTCGCGATTTCAAAAAACTCTGTATCGCAGATTTCCTTTCTGCGCAGGAAACGGTTGTCCTTCTGCATCTCTGCTGCGGTATTTGCCACGATAGCCCAGATGCAGCTGTTGATGACAACGGGCGGCACAATGTCGTCTGCCCAATTCTCAACCGCATATTCGCTGACCGCATATTGCGTATCATACACTTCATCGTTCAGCTTTGCGCTATAAAACCTTGCCTGTCTCTCGCCCATGATGGAGTTTATGATGCTCCGGGCAGTCGCGATATCTTTGCCCTCCACATTGCAGATTTCAGGACCAAAGAAGCCTTTCGTCTTGTTGCTGAGAAGGACTAACTGCATCGCCAATGCCGTGGCGCACTTGGAGAATTTCTTGGCATAAGTATCCGGTATCTCAACAGGAATATATTCAGCCGCCGGACCCTGCAGATAGTATTTCTGTGTATCTTTTTTGTCGTGCGAACTCTCGAACAAAATCGAGGGCAACGCAACCATAATTGCTTCATTTACATTTGCTTTAACAGTTCGTAAAACTGCGATATTTGCCAGCATTCTTTTATCCTCCTCGCTTTTTACTGAGCCTGATACTTGGCGATAATTCGTCTTGCTTCCCTTTTCGGTACGCCGAACAGAGATACAGCAATCCGACTCAGTTTATCCTTCTGTGTAGGGTCTGTCAGGACCACGATGCGATGTAAATCATGGATGTCAGTAGCGACAACCACCTGAGCATACCCGATTTTATCCTCATCGAACAGCCGCTTTAATTCTTTTACAAACTCTTCCCTGTTGAGTTTAAGCATATAATCGCTGTTGATGAACATGTCGAGTGGGAAAACATGCTCGTTATCGAATTTCTTCGGATGCGCATTTGCAAGGTCGAGTTCCGGGCGGAACAGGGTCTTATCATGCACCAAGCCATAAATAATGCCGGCCGCTTCTCCGCTTTTGCAATCAACTACAAACTGTCCTCGTTGTGCATCAGCCATATGTTGTCCCCTCCGCCAGTTTTTCGTATATATTCTGTGTGCGTGTGTTGTTTTCGTCTTTGTGCATGAACACGACATTTGCCATGCTAGTATAATAGCTGGCTACACTGTTACCTTCTACGGTAAACTTTATATTCTGCCCGTCATCGACTACCTCGTAGCTGATGAGTTTATTCGTGACCCACTGATTATTGTACCGGAAGTATATGTAGTTGTATTCCGTGGCTGCGGTCTCAGGCGTCATGTTTTTCTCCGAACCCACCGACTCGACAGTCTCAGGAGTTGCCATCTGAATGATTTGCGCAGGCAAGTCCTTGATGCCGTCAATCGTCTTGTCTGCCACCTCACTGCATCCCTCGAACGCTACAGAAATTGTTGCGACAGCAAGAAGGAAGAGCGTTTTGTGGATAAACGAGAGGAATCGCTTCATAGACATGCCTCTGAAATATCTTCGATGATACGGAATGTTTTGCTTGTTTTGATACTTGCATTATACCATGAAGTTGTATTGAATACAACGATGAACGCTATATGTTCACGGATTAGATACATTTTTGGCAAAGCAAAAAAATGCCCGCAAAAAGAAAAGACCCGCCTGTTAGCCGCAGGCAGGTCTTTCTTCGCAGTGAGCATTTAAGGTCGGCTCTGGACCCTATTCGTCTTTACCGAAGCAGCGCTGTCAACGCTGTTCAGTATGTTCTATTGTATGCCAGTCGCACGAGTCGTCAACTATGTTTTACAGCTACACAGCAAAAAGGAGTCTCACCCGCCGATGCAGGCAAGACTCCTAATTGGCTCAGCTTAATCTTCGAGGTCGAAGCTATACCCTTTCTCGTCCATCGTCACGAAGCCGTTGCAGGTCTGACATTTGCTGTCACCGAAATAGGTTTCCAGGGTCATGCCGGTGTTCTCGCCATCCAGCCACTGCGGGCGCATATAGGTCGCAAGGTCGTACAATACGCCGACAGCGTAGGCAATTAGTTCATCGCTGTTCATTGCTTCGTTAACCGCTTCGTCATTGGCCTCGACAGGAATGCCGATGGAAGCGGTAATGGTATCTGGTGTGTTGTCGTCTAAGTGACGAGTAGCGGTGAGCTCAAATTTCAGGATGTTAGTTTCCATAATATATTCTCCTTTGTGCTGATTTGTGTTTGCTACACTTTCAATTCTAGGTCGTTCGCATAGCCGGTCAACTACCCCACTACCCTGAAATCCGGCTAGGTCGGATTTTCCGAAATTTTTTTGTAAACAAAAAATAGCCCGCACAGAACTGAATCTGTACGGGCTATTATTAGTCATGGGGATGTTCGTGGCAGGGTTCAGGCGGCATACCATGCGGGGCAGGCTCGGGAAAGCGACCATGGTCCCCGATGATTTCCGAAGTACGGATACCGTTTGCTTTCCGGCAAGCCTCGATGGTCTTAGAAAGCACTTCCTTGACATCGCGCGGGTTCTTGATACGGCGGATGTCGATTTCCGGTGTCATAGCATCCGTGGAGCAGAGATGGATGCTGCCGACCCGGCACAGGCGTTCATAGAAGTTCTGCTTGAACGCGATGTCCCGGACGCGGTACAGCTGAATTTCATCCTCGCGCAGGTTAAAGCAGCCACGCTGGATGATGAGTTTGGTCTCAGTCAGGGTGTACTTCGTAAAGGACAGCGGCAGAGAAAAGATGGTGTGGCGTTTTCGGTCGGTCCAGAGAATTTTCTCCTTGTCCAAGTCGATACCGAACTCGCCGTTTTTGAGGGTGGACATGGTATGGCTCCTTTCGTTATGGAATTTGTTTTGGTTGTTGGTATTTAGTGGTTGGTTCAGAGATGATTTGTATTATTTACATTATACCATTCATTTGTGTAGTTTACAATCGTGTATGCACTTGCAATTTGCCTTTCATTTTTTTGCCAGATTTGCCAGAGTAGCCAAATTTCTCACTTTTACTTATCTTTGTTTCGTTCTGGAATAAGTTCTATTTCTGTTGCGAAGCAGTTTTTATACGCATAATCAAATGCATCACAAATAACAATGTGCTGAGAGTGAAGCGTCTCTTCGATATTGTTAGGGTCGATATACACAACTTTGCACCCTCTATTGCTACTGTGTGGATGTATTATTGGGTGGTAACATAGCATAACGCACTCGACTTTGCACTTTTCTTTTAGCATATTTACGATACCTCGCGTTATGGGTGGATAGTTTAAATATTGCCTGTATTGATGACCCTGATTATAGATTACATATTCGTGGAAGAAAGCATCTCCACTATAGGCATAAGGAATCTCTACCAAAAAATAGACAGAGTTACATTTGTAATCGCCTATCTTTTTATAATGTTTGGTGTATGCTTCCACAAAATTATTGCCATACAAATATGAATTGAACCTATACAAATCACGAAATATTTGTTGTGTGGCATTTGAAAGCTCTCTACATATTTTTCCGTTGTAATAATCTGAATCCAATTGGTCTGTATCGTTATGATACTTATTATATAGAGGACCTAACGCATTCATTGTTCTTCTTGCCGTTGGTACACCACCGCCTTCTTGTGTCATTTTAACCAAGAAATGTTCAATTCCAATTTTTCTGCCTCTATCAATAAAGTCTGGCCTTTCCGATTTAATTAACGATGAAACATTCAAATTCGGTTTGTGCTTTCCATTTCTTTTTAAGTCCTCACGCAATATGCGTAAGCAATCAAATTCTATAGCGTCTTTTTTGTTGTTATATATTGAATTGTTGCTGCTCTTTTCCATAACGCAATACACTCCTTAAAAAACAATAACCTCCCACCGCAGTCAGCATGCTACTGATTACGATGGGAGGCTCAAACCTTTTGTGATAGTCCTATTATACCACGCTTCGTGAATTACTCAAGGGCAATCTCAATCAATCTCAATAATTCAGTCAATGTCCTCGTTACCAAAATCCTTTGTGAGGACGAAGACGCTCTGGACGGATGTATTGGGGTTGGTTCATGACATCTGCCTCAGCGTCGAGTGCTGAATAAGGACTACGATGGTCTCGTGGGTGACAGTGGTCACTTTTCTATTATGCGGTTCCCATTTTTCTTTATCCAACGTTTGTTTTCCTTTCTCACATACCAATCAACAATACTCTTTCTGTGGGTAAATATAATGTTGATAGAAAAAAGCACGCATGTGGCACAACCTATACACAGAGAAATTTTGCTGTGCCCCCAAAAACCATACAATGCAAATCCGAAAGATGCCGAAAAAATGACTCCGTTTACAGTTATCTTATCTGCAATGTGTTCGATTGCAACTTTTATCGCCTCTAGCAGTGTGTCTAATTTCATCGTGTTTCCCTTCTTACGACTACATCGATAATTCGCCATTTTATTGAAGGAGCCCCTTTGTAAGGGATGAAAGTACGTCACTTATCCGACTTCGCCGCATTGCACTTTTTACACAGCATCTGCAGGTTGTTGTCGGCGGTATGCCCGCCTTTGCTTCAAGGAATGATGCCTGCCTTCTTGGTTACATTCCCTTACTCATAGTATCCTCCAAAAAACAAAACCCTCGGTGCCGTAACATCGGAGGTTTCAAAATCAATCATTTATCGTTAAGAATCGACAGCAACTCATCCAGGCTGGTCACATAGCGGTATTTCCCTGCCATCTCGTCAGGCACCGGAATCAACTCGCTCATGTAATAAAGAACCTGTACGCCGTTGCTGGTGCATTCGTTGTACTTGTCTGCATCCCGCTGCTTTCGTGCCTCGAAATCTTTGTCATCGCTGCCGTAGGGGTAAAAGTGCTGCACACCCTGACACTCGATGGCGATGTTCTTGCCCGGCAGGAAGAAATCCAGACGCTTCTTCCCCATCCACGGGAACATCTTCTCCCGCTGATACTCAATGCCGTTGCATTTGAGCATCATGAGCACATCGTTTTCGAGATATGATTTTTCGCGCAGGAAATCCTCTGTGTTCCGATAGATTACCGGCTTGGCAGTCTGACTGATAACCTTGGTGGGGTTCAGCTTTTTGTAGTGAACGGTCGCAGGTCGGACATAGACGACCCTGCCGCTTTGCAGATGCCGGAAATGTCCGCAGCGCTCAGATTGGAGTACGCAGAACCCCGCAAATGCCCGTTTCCCTCTACCGTCATTCACATAGACGACGATGCCCTTTTTGAGGTCCACAATGGTCTGTTTGGAGGTGTTCAGGCATTCTCTGACATCCTTGACCAATTCCTGCTCCCCGTTTGCATGTACGATGCGCTGCTCGACCTTCCGACTCAGACACCGCCGTTTCCAGAGACATATCGTGTGCAGCCAGATTTGCAGTATCAGCGCCGCTGAGCTCGGAGCCGTCACAGAGTTCCGTATATGCAGGGAATCGCGCTCGGTTCGCAGCCACCGTTCCAGCAGGTTGCCAGACTCGTTCAGAACGGAAAGGTAGCCGTATACCCCATTCCGGGTGTTCACTGCCATCATCAGCCCGTCCACGCCGAATTCCTTCTCAGCCCTTCTCAGCTCGACAAATGCCGTCATTTCCCGCATCCGCCAGTTATCGGTAGGCTTGACCATAGCACAGGTGTTCTCGCCCTCAAAGCCCACGAGAATCGGACATAGGAAGGTCGTATCCGCCTTTCTATGGACAAGGATATAGAATGACGCACCGTAGGTATCATCTACCTTGATAGCGTATTCATCGTAGGGTTCAAGCCCATATTCGCCATGATTCAGCCGGAAATCACCGATGACCGATTCATTGTCTGTCGTGAGTTTCGCAATGGTAGGCAGCTGCAGGATACGAGTAAGACCCTTGACGACCTTATAGCAATCCGTCCCCTGTCCCTGCATCCGGTACTTGTCATGCGTCAAGTAGAATTCGCGTTGCCACTCTGCGTTTTTATTATTCATGTAAAGCCCTCGCTCCCGGCTATTTAGTGCCGAGAATCTGTAGGAATGTTATTTTTCTGTATCAAGTGCTTTCAGCATCTGTTCAGCCAATGCCACCGAAAGCAGCGGCGGGACGGCGTTGCCGATTTCTAAGCGTTTCAGGCAATCCGAGCCGTAAAACTGATAGTTGTCCGGAAAACTCTGCAACCGTGCTCCTTCTCGTATCGTGAGTGCCCTTGAATCTCTCGGATGGATGCATCTTGATGAGGACGGACAGGCAAAGTTCCGTGTGATGGTAGTGGCGGGCTTTTCCCACCAGAGTTTCGCATAGGTGTTCTTGAACCCACTTTTAGGTCTGAGTTCTTCCGGCAAATCATCCTTGCCCTGCCCGTCTTTGAGCGCCGCCATGATTCTACGGAGATGGGCACTGTTGTTCGGGGCTTTATGCTCCGTGAGCGTATCGGAGCCACCCTGCCGGGCCCATGAAAGAAAATCGTTATCGGGAGGAGCGGCATACACGGTGTTTTTCTCCCCGCACGAGAGCGCAGGCAAGTCTTTGAGAGCATCATGCAGCGTCACATACGGCAGTAGTCCTTCTCCGTGTGTCGGTCCCGGGTACTGAAAGGGATTCTCACCCAAGAACCCAACTAGAATGACCCGTTCTCGTAGCTGCGGTACACCGTAGTCTACGGCATTGAGGATTTTGTATTGGAGGCTGTACCCTATATCCTCGAATTCCTTGCGGACATGCTCAAACAGGGCTCCTTTATCCATGCTCAGAATGCCTTTGACATTCTCGAACAGGAAGGCTCTTGGATGTAGGATACAGAGAACGCGCTTGTATTCCATGAAAAGATTTGCCCGCGCATCCATTTGGCGTTTACCGAGCGTAGAGTACGACTGACACGGCGGACCACCGACTACGACATCAACTGTCCGGTTTCCTATCATTTGACGGAGGACATCTTCGGACAAATCTTTGATGTCTCCTTGCAGCATATTGACCGAAGGGTGGTTTAGGGTATATGCTTTCGCTATATCCTTTTGCATCTCGTTTGCCAAGATGATTTCAAAGCGGTCGTTTCTTGAAAACCCGTAACTCAATCCACCTACACCCGCGAACAGGTCAGCAACGGTATATTTTCTTGTCTCTGGCATGATGACTCCAATAAAAAATCCGGCACGAATCACTCATGCCGGACAATGACTTTCTTGCTCTTCAATTTCATTCAGAATACGGTACAGTTCCGTTCCCACGACTCTTGCGAGTTCACAAGGTACTGCATTCCCGATTTGCTTATACTTGCTCGTCAGATTCCCGCAAAAGACCATATCTTTCGGGAATGTCTGGATAGCGGCTGCTTCTCTATAGGACAGCCGTCTGGTACTACCTTCCTCACCGAACTGCCAAAGGTCTTTGCCGGCCTTCACCATGTCAAGCGACCCAGGCCAGAGAGGCACTTGCTTTGCCATCGCGGGAATCGTAAACGATACGCTGTCCCATCCGCGTTTCCGGTTCCGGGACATGTAGCGCGAGGAGTAGGCTTCTTTGCAGATTTCATCGTCCATCGCCGGGGCTAAACCCTCTAATGCCTGCCGGATACTGATGCGGTCAGGAAACGGTGCAGGGACCTTGAACTCTACGCCATACTTCTCAGCAAGGTCTTTTCGGATACCCACAAGGAGGATTCGCTGTCTATCTTCCGGGACATGATAGTCCGCAGCATTGACAAGGTTGATAGACACCACATATCCCTTGCTCTCGAAATCCGCGATGATAGCGTCCTTGATTTTTCCGCCGCCAAGCGTAAGCAAACCTTTGACATTCTCAGCAAGAAACAGCTTTGGTTGCTTCTTCTCGACCAACTTGACGCAATGCCGGTAGAGTACATTCCGGCTATCGTCGATTTCCCTTGGTCCCGATAAACTGAAGCCCTGGCACGGAAATCCGAAAGAAGCCATATCACAATCCGGGATGGTATCGTAGTCCACTTTGCCGATATCGCCTTCTACCACCGTAGCATTGCTCCACAGCCTATGGGTCTCGCAGGCATCATGATTGAAGTCGTTCGCCCATACCGTATGAAACCCCGCCTGCTCTAAGCCGATATCAAGTCCCCCTGCACCGGAAAACAGCGAAACATGCGTGTATACTTTGTCCTTATTCATTTTTGGTCCTATAAAAACCGATGCAGAATCGCTCCGCATCGGATACTTATTTACAAAAAATGAGCGTTAAATGCGCGGAATGCACAAAAAACACACGCGCTCATTTATCGAACGCACGCGTGTGTTTAAGATGCTTTTTGTTGGTCGTTTCGCGAAAACAAACAGCGGTATCTTCAACGGCTTTGCGCCGCATCAGCGATTCGCTCTTTCGCAACAACAAAAAAATCGGCATCCTTTTCGATGCCGATAAAGTTTCTATTCGTATTCATTGCCGCCACGCCGGTCGAGCCGCTTCCCATACAAAAATCAAGGACCGTATCGCCCTCGTTCGTGTAACTCCTGATGAGCCACTCGCACAACGCTACGGGTTTTTGTGTGCCATGCGCCGCGCATTTCTGCTTATCAGTGGCAAATGTCAAAACGCTCGTGGGAAATCTCTCGGTGCTGTCGTAGCTCTTTGCCTTGTATTTCCCGTAATCCTCAGTCATCTTGGAGTTCCGCTTATGCTCCGCCGTTGAGACTTTCCTTGGATGCCCTGAGGTCTTCTGAGGGTTGTAGGTTGGCAGCTTTTTGTAAAACACCAGAATGTCTTCATGTGCTCGCAGCGGCATCCGGTTCGCGTTGAGGAATCCTACCGGAGACGTTTTCTGCCAGATGAGGTTATACCGCCACGGAATGGTCTTGCCATCCATCAGGGTCTTGGTGTACGCCCCCGCCGAGAAAAGAATCACTGCGCCGTTTTCGGTCAGGATTCTATCCAGCTGCTTCCAAATCCCCTGCTGTTTGTTTTGGGTCCAATCGGACATTGCATCAGCATAGGAAATTCCCGCCTTGTAGCAGGAAAGAAGAAACTCTGTCAGGCTTAGTCGCTTCCCGTCCTTCATGATGAAATCCTCAAACGGCAATACCGTATCCCAAGCCTGATGCGTAATACCGTAGGGCGGGTCCGCTAAGACGAGATTTACGGAATTTGCCGGAATCCCGTTCAGTTTCTCGCAGCAGTCTCCCTGCATCAGCGTAACGGTGCTCATGCTTTACCTCGGAACAGTTCCTTCAAAGCATCCAGTTGGTCAGCCTGAACCTTGCCGTCACGGATGATGGTGAAGAATCTGCCCTCGTCGAGCAAGGTCCTGTCCTGCTGCCCGTACATCGTCACGATACCCATGTGCCGGCCTTTGAGGTAGTTCAGCATATCCTTTTCCGGGAACTCTTCCCGGAACCGCCACGAACAGATTCTGAACGGAGCGTACTTATTGATAAAATCCTCGCTGTCGCTGTGAAATGCGTCGTCCCGATTCCGGTATCTGTGATGCCGCGCCGTAGTTGCAAGGATATCTACCCCGTGGACTGTGGGTGCATCGGTATCGACCAGAGGTCCGAACACGACCAATTCCTGTACCTGAAACACGAAAGGTCTTTCCGCCTCGCTCTTATTGATGAGAATGGCCCGCTCAATCGCTTCCAGACACCGTTTCTGTGCGAGCGCTCGTGAATATTGCCGCTTCTTTTCCGCCATGATTTCCTCCACAAAAACAAAAAAGCCCCGCGCAGACATTTCATCCACGCGGGGCTAGAACAAACTATGAGATTTTAGAAAACTGCTGCCGTCTGCAAAACGACCGGCACCACCGTACCCAGCACCAAGGTCAAAGTCATCATGACCGCCATGACAAGCGAAGCTACCTTCTGGGCTTTCTTCCGATTTCGCATCTTTTGTACCTCTTTTCGAGAAAAATCAAGCCGCAGAGAACGAATCCCTGCGGCATACATACTAAATCACCTTATATTCTCCATTGTATCCAATTCGCACGAATGTGCAACTGCCATGCACCGAACACGTAAATTTTCAGTCACCGGGCTTGTATCCTTCCTTTCTGCAGCCCGTTAGCACCCTACCGAGCGGCAGCAGCTGAATTCCCAGCGCGTTGCCTATCCCAAACTGCTTCGTCCAGAACGGAAACAAGGCGAACCCCTTCCCGCGCCATTCGTTCTTGTATCCTCGTGTATTTTTTTGTATCTTTTTGTTGTTTTTCTTATTGCAATTCTATTTGCCTCCCTGTATAATAGTTACAGAATAATACACAAAGCTACAAAATGATACACGCGAAAGGAGCCGCTATATGTTTTCTGTCAAGCTGAACGCCCCTGTCCTGCTTCGCAAGCAGCTGCCGATGGTTGCCAAGGCATTGCATGTTGATGAGAAGGTCCTTGACGATTTTCTATCCGTTTCGGCTTTCTATGGAGTTAAAGATGGCAAAGGTACGATTGTCCCGATAAAGAAAACGGATACCATTGTCCATATCGATTACAAGGCATATGATAGCTACTACTTTGTCGTCGATGCTATCCTGCAATACGCCAAAGACATCGATGCCTCTGTTACTCTACCTGTCATCACTGAAATCGAACTCGGTGCAGATGTTTTCAAGAAGATGGCTCCTGACCAGCTTTCAGATATTGTATATCTGGCAAAACTGCTCCGCGACAGCAACGACCGCATTCCAAGGCTAAAAGAGTTGAATGCGCCGTACATTCTTGTTGCCAGCGAGTGCGCACACCTGTGCAAAAAGGTGGAGTGCCTTGAAGACAACGCACACATGCCGTCCCCCTCCAAAGACTTAGACGGACATGTATATGCTTCCTTGCATGATATCGGTTATTCGATTCTTGACGGCTGGCTGAACAAGGATGACAGTTCCGAGCATAATGATAAGGAGAATGCGGGATATGACCCCGATAAGCTGGCGGCGCTCGTCAAGAAAGCCATCGGTACGCGGACACAGGAGCAGTTTTCCCAGACATCGCATCTCGGCCGCGTATATGTGAACCGTCTTGCGAACGGCAAAACACAGTCTCAGCCTACCGAGGTTACCTTGAAGAAAATCGCCAAGGCAACGGATGCCGTGACGGAAAACGAGCTTCGTCAGGCATGTGGTTATGAGCCGCTTCCGGGTGATGATGTCGTGGAGTCTAAGAAACGCATCGAAACCGTGGACGACTACACATGGATTCACGAGAACGTCAATTATTTCCTTGAATTCCTGAAAGCACAGATTCCGATGGCGTTGCCGCTGTATAATCTGGTCATCCTCGAGAATCAGTACATTGGCATCTACAAGGACGGCTATGACCTTTTCGGTATTCATCGCTGCTCGGCTCCCGTCGAGTATTCTGAGGACGGTACTGTTGCGAATGTCATTTACCCCGTTACTTTCGATTTGACAAATTTTCAGCGTGGCATCCGCCTTTCTGTGGCCGTCGGGCTCTTGGGACACTACAGCAAAAACAATGAGTTGTACATTACCGACTACATCACCGATGTCGATGCACTGTACAAGTATGCACCCTTTTTGCGCAAGGCTATCGACAAAGTGGGAGAAAATTTCAGGGAAAGCGGTGTAGATATTAAAGACTTCCCGGTATTCTACTATACCATAAACCTGAAGAAGGCATTTACAGCAAAGCATGTCTTTGCGAAAATGGAGAAGTTCCTGACCAGTCTTGTGAAAGTTCGTGTGGATGCACTCGGATTCTATGCTGACAACCTGAGCGACGAGACCTTCATCAAGTTCCTTAAAAACCATAAGAAGGTCATGACGAACGAGTACGCCGACAGCGAAATCAAGGATTTCTACGAGAATGTTGTTGTACGGCATGGCGACATCGAGGACTTCTTTGCGGAGAACTCGGACTATAACAGCAAAGCCGCTATCGTCGCCTATGTCATCCAGAATGAGGCTTCGGACGATACTTCCCGCCGTCTGGTAGACGGATTCACCTTTGACGATGACGACAAGGAAGATAGACCCTGTGTTGCCGCATCGAAGCGGAAAATCGAAGCATGGCAGAAAGAGCATCCCGGCAATGGCTTTAACCTGAAAGTGTTCTCTGACACTCTGAAAAAGTATGCCGATGAGTTGGGCTTAGAGTTCGGTGACGTGTACTACTATCTGGTTGTCGAGGATGACAAGGCTGACGAGATGGGCGTCCGCGTCTGATACTTAACCTATAGTCTCTGACTATCCTAGACAAAATACAATGCTGCTACCTATTATCTAGGCGGCAGCATTTTTCGTTTTCCGTTCTGAACAAGCATTGTCCCGCACCGGCATCCACACCGGAACCTCTCTGCTGTGTTTCCGGTGTGTACCCTGCTGGCTGGCGGCAGGCGGCCTGCAGTGCTGGTACTCTACGGCTCTGCGAAATCCAGGCAAAAAGAAAACGAGAACTGCGCCAGTAGCGGAGTCCTCGCAAAAGATAATTCTTTTTGATTACATCGTTAGTATACCTCGAGCCGCACGGATGCGCAAGGGGCACTTGTAATTTTTTTGGGTAGGTTGAAGTAGCTGCGAAAAAGTAAGTAGTGCCATTTCTTACAAACAAAAAGAGCCCTGCACACACCAAAACGGCATGTGCAGGGCAATTCTTTTATCCGAGAGGTCTCTCTAACACTTCGAGGATGTAGGTGAAGAAGTAGAAAGCAAGATTCCCGATTTTATCGGAGTCATGTTCGATGTTTGCCATGATACGGCTCAAAGACCCGTTTTTCAGGGACTTCATGGCAGCATAGACGAGCAGATAGACATTCACATAAGTCATCTGCTCCTTGGGCTTATAGCCCTCGTATGCTTTCAGCTGGCACTCTCTAGAAATCTTCTGAGCCAGCGGATACCAGCTGCGCAGATAAAACTGTCCTCCCTCTTGGTTCATCTCCTGCTGTACTCGGACCTGATATTTCGGATAGTTGTTGTTGACGACCTCGGCGAACTCCGTATCCTTGAACTTATTCTGGTGGTAGTACAGCCACAGAGTCGAGTTTGCCAAGTCCATGCACGCCGCTGCCAGAAATTGTGCCTTGTCGTCTTCCAGCGGCACAGTATGCGTCACGGACTCCTCTAAAGGCTTGCCGTTGAACAAGTCTACATGCTTATAGGAATCCTTGCCGGCCTTTACTGTCGTATCGATGAATTCTTTGAAATCCTCGACCAGTGCCACATATGCCTGATACTGAATATCCTCAGTAGAATCCTGCGTATCTTCAACGAAATTTTGCTCGTTCATAGTGCTCTTTCCTTTCTCGCAATAGTCGTTTTCAGCGGCAGTACCGCTTGCCTGTATACTTCATAGTACGCAATTCGCACGAATGGGCAACTATCTTTGCGAAATAAAAAGGCAGGCTCAGAAAAGAACCTGCCATAAGTATTAGAGGTTGAAGATTCCCAACCAGCGCCGAAACTTGATGCCGAACAATTCCTGTGCCTGCTCGTAGTTCATGATAAGTTGGTTGCCGCCGGAAATCTCTGCTTCGAGGGAGTTCGGCAGCTCGTCTGCAATGTATTTCAGTTCGTACCAGGGTCCATCCTGCGGGTAGGTATAAATGAGTCGGTTCTGCTTCTTGTCCACCCTGAACTTGCTCGGGTCTGCCTGCCATGCCAGTTCGATTTTCTCAATCGCAGCACGACCAATGCTCTCATCACCCATGTAGTCATTGTAATACAGGATACGCACATAGTCCGGCAAATCGATTCCGCAAGCCTCGAAGATATCTGCAATGACACTGGACGAAGCGTGGAAGATATCCGGGAAGTATTCCTTGCCATTCGCATTCTCACGCATTTCTGTCGTCATCTCATCGATGCAAACAAGCATCCGGCGGACATATTCGCCATAGAACGCGGTTGTCAGCTCCGACATGCTCTCATTCACACGCTTCGAGTTCTTGGCACCGCGCTCGTTGTCGATTTTAGCACCGATTCGACAGATGATAGCACGTTTCGAGAGGTCTTTTGTCAGAGAAGTGATTTTATTCGATGTGATAGATACGGCAGGATAGTTCACGAGCCTATCTGAGATACCCCATTCATCGTTCTTGATTACCCGTTCTGAATGGTTCTGGAACTGGGTCTTGGCGAGGTCGTCGATGTTCAGCGGCAGTCCCTCACATACTCGTTTGAGGCCGTCGATTCTTGTGGCTGTGAAATCCTCCGTTGTGTTCATCTTGACGGTCTCACCGCACATGAGTTTGACAAGGAACTTGATAAAGGTCGTCTTGCCGCCATTTGAGTCGCCGTATATAACGCCATACATCGGGAACAGCTTGGTATCGTAGTTGTTCCTCGATGCAAAATACCGTAGATACGCCATGAACGGAGTAGCCAGATACCAGGTCATGTACTTAAAGTAGTCTTTCTTAGCCTGCTCGACATCGCCGTAAAAGTAGTCCATGCCTGAGAAGAACTTCTGGATGCTCTTGATGTTCTTGGCTACCTCGCTGAGATTCGGGTTGAGGTCGATGTTCTCGTCGTTGAAGGTCATAGTCCCGGCATCATAGTCGATATGTAGTTTCGGGAGTTGCTTAACTGCCTCAGCTGCCACACGCCGCACCTCTGTATATCGTTTCGTAAAAACGCGCATCGGTTCTGCTGCCACCACAATACGATTCGCCTGTACCGGCATTTTCGGCATGATTGGTTTGACGAGTTCCTGCATCTTCTTGACATCGGCGACTATCTCGTATTCGACCTCTTCCTCAGGTTGGGCTTGTTCCAAGAAGATGAGCTTCTGTTTTTCGATGGATTGGAAGACGGGCACTTCTTTGATGTTCTCTTTCAGATAATCTTCCTGATTCATGGTGTTCACGACTGCCTTGTAGGAGACATTGTCGGAGCAGGTCTCCTTGAAGGTCTCGAACAGAACCTTGTAATGCGAAAATGCCGCCTCATCATCGAAGCAAACGATATTTTCTCGCTGGATGCCACAAAACGCCGATGCCGACATATTCGCACTTCCGGTGATGACTCGGACACGCTTATGGTCAGCGCTCTCCAAGATAAAGATTTTCTCGTGCGATTTCGTGTCCCGCGACACATACAGCTGCAATGTCCCGTCATCGAGCCGGTTCGCAAGGTTTCCTGCCGACTTGGATTTTGTGAGCCGCTGGATGCTGTCGATTTGTACCGACATGATGGCAGCGATGTCGCTGGCGATGATTTTCTCGCAGCCGAACACGACTTCCGCATACGAGAACTTGTTGATGACCCTATTCACGAACTCGATACCGGAGGAGAAAGTGATAGCATAAAGCCTGTCAAAACCATCAAACAATTCTTCCCAATTTGTTTCAACCGTGTCGGCATATACCGCCTTCACAACACTCAGCGCCTGCGTGGAGATGTTCGCCTTTGCCTTTGTGGTCTTGTTTGCCACAAGTTTGAAAGGTTTATCCGTCTGCCCCGCACCATCTCCCGTATCCTCGCCGGGGTCCAGGAGTTCTTCCGGACCTTCTTCGGTGTATTCGGGACTTTCTGATGCCATCATATCCATAAGCGACATCTGGTTTTCCAAGTCGCTTACTTTTCTTCTTGCCATTTTTACCTATCCTTCCTTAACAGATTTGGGGCATTTCTCTTGGTTTGGTATTAGTGCGAGCAGTTAATCATTCATTCATCGGTTAATGTCTTTCCGGGTTAAGCCTGATTTACGCCGATTTCAGGGTATTCCTATTTTGATTCTACCACTTTTGCAGTCCCATTGTCCGGTCTTCAAACCATTCAGAGCAAGTATTATCCGCCTTAGCCGGATTTTGTTCGTGATTTCTTGTATGCTCTTCGCGTTTCGTTTAATTCTGTATTGTTTCATGAACGCTAAGGTGTTTGCTCAATCGTCCAAAAATTCAGCCCTGCATCGCTCTTTTTCTCCTCATGTTCTCATTGTATGCAAATCGCACAGACGCGCAACTGCTCTGTAATTTGTACCTTGCGAGTAATATCTGTGACTATTTGTACTTTTTTGATATTTTTTGTGATTTTATGCTTGTGCTGTCATGCGAGTCGTGTTATTATAGTATCAGAAAGTTACAAATAGTTTCATCAAGTATCATTAAGTTACAAAGAAAGGAAAAGCACTATGATTTATGTTAGCCTGCACTTCCCCGTCATTCTTCGCAAGCAGCTGCCGGAGATTGCCAAGCAGATGGATGTTCCCGAAAAGGAATTGAAAGACCTTTTGGTCAACCGTTCCTTCTACGCCGTAAAAGACGGCAAACCCGGCGTCTATGCTATGCCGGAAAACCTTGAAGGAATTTCCGTATTTTTCTCCGGCTTCCAGCTTCCCCGCTTTGGTTCCGAGGCCGTCATCGAATATGCAAAGACCAAGGGTGTTGAGGTTCTTTTTATCAAGGAAATCAAGCTGGGCTATGAATTATTCACCTCATATCCGCAGCAGACTTTCGATGATGTTGCTTGCCTTGCTCACCGTGTGGAAATGCGGGATTCCCGTACTTTCCGTCTTGAAGCTATCCATGCTCCGGAAGTCATTATGATGAATGAGCTTCGGATGCTGCAGGAGGCAGTAGAGGTATTGGAGAGCAATGACCTTTGCGGCAAACACCTTTCTGACAATGGCCGTATCCTCAAAAGCCTCCGTGATATCGGCTGGTCACTCATTGATGGTTCAGAACGGAAATCCGTAGAGAACAATGAGGAAGAAGACAAACTCGGGTACAACCCTTCTCAGCTCGCCGTTCTTGTCAAAAGAGCAATCGGAACAGATACACAGGAGAAGTTTGCTTCCAGAGCGGGTCTTGCCCGCGCCTATCTCGGCAGACTCGCAAACGGCAAGTCCACTTCCGTCCCTACCGAAACTACCCTGAAAAAGATTGCGAAGGCAACGAAGGAAGTGACGGAGAACGAGCTCCGTCTTGCTTGCGGGTATGCTTCCCTGCCGAGCGATGAGAGAGAGGTCAATACGAAGCGCCGCGCAGCTCTCTCCGATACGGATTGGGCCAAGGACAATGTAAAGTCATTCCTTGACTTTCTGAAAAAAATGATTCCGCTAATCGAGCCTCTTTCCTCTCTGAATATCCTGCAGACTTCTTATGAAACCATCTTCTTTGATGATGATGACAAGATTTACATGGAAGCCATCGGTGAGCGCAGCGAGTACCATGCTGACGGAACAGCAGCTAATGTAATTCTGCCTGTTCGTGTTCGTTGGTTCAGCTACGACCGTATGCAGGTTCAGGCCATGTACTTTGCGCTTATCGGTCATATGAGCGCAGATAACGAGTTCTATGTGACCGGGTATCTGACCTCTGTGAAAGACCTTTACGCTAGTGTTCCCGCCCTTCGTGATAAAGTTTACCGTGCCGTTGACGCCAATCTGCCCGATGGTATTGATATTATGGAGTTTCCTGTGTTCTACAGCACCACCCATGTGAAAGCGGCCTTCGACAAGGTAAAGCAGGAAATCATCGACAAGTGCAACAGCTATCTCGACAACTGCGTAAAGGTTCGTATCGACGGATACGGTTTCTTCACGGATGCGCTGGATGAGGATACCTTCAAGAAGTTCCTGAAAAACCATGAGGCTGTGATGACGAACGATACAGTCCCTGAAGAAATCAAGGATTTTTACGAGAATGTCGTTGTGAGCAACGGCAATGTAAAAGATTTCCTCGTGGAGGATTCCGATTATGATACGGTTGCTTCTGTCATTGCCTATGTTGCAAACGCTGAGCATAAGGACACCTATCACTGCGATGCAGTGGACGGGTTCAACAACACTCCCGACAGCACAAGCACAGAATCCTGTGTCCTTTCCTCCGATATCGGAACCGATATGTTCACGGAACATTTCGGGTTGAACCGGGATGATGTCTGCGCCGACCTGAAAACCTATGCTGCAGAGCTTGGCCTTCCCTATGGCCGCGTTTCCTGCTACATGATGGTTGAAGATAAAGATGCCGATGGATGCGGCGTCCGTGTCTGATATTCTCTGATTTCGTACAATGCAAAAGCCCCCACCTAAAAAGGTGAGGGCTTCTTTTTGCCTTGAATTCTCGCTATGTTAGCAGGCGCTTATGCCTGCGTCGCCTCTGCTTTCTTCCCATTGTACAGGGCGGCGACCATATTGACCGCCTCATCCATCGAGCGGCACTGGTAGCTGATGACCGTACCGTTTCCGACCAGCATGTTTCCGCTGCGCCAGAATGCCTTCGAATCGGTTGTGTAAATGATGCTGTTCTCAATACGCAACTCCACGCCGCTGTTTGTCATGACCGTTTGCATATTGTACCTCCTAAAACCTTCGACCGCCGTACAGTCCCACGACCGTACCTAGCGCTTCTTCTTTGGACTGACAGTTGTAGCTGATGACCTTGCCGCTGCATGTCAGCATTTTCCCGCATAGGTTGTAGGTCTTGCCATCAGATGCAATCAGGAGATTGCCGCAACAGTTCAACGTCACGCCTGATTTTGTGTATACTACCATGTTCTCACCGCCTTTACAGATTTTGGTTGTTTTGCATTGCTTCCCTGCAGCCCGCCGTACTTTGCTAGGACTATACACAAGGCGTCTCGGATAGTCTCAGCATGGCCATAGACATGCCCATCGTCACCAATGACTTTAGACCCCTGCATCCAGTATGAGGTATCATCTGAGGCGAAAACTGTTTTGCCGTTGAGAACCAGCGTTACGCCGGATGCCGTTTCGATTTTTGCTATGCTCATATTCGTTCTGCCGCTTTCCTGTGCCGTTCTTCTTTTCTTGCTCGGCTCAGCCAAAATCAACACTATGCCGCCCGGCTGATAAACCGTTTCCGTAAGCCTTGTTCACGGCCTTTTTGAGTTCTTCAGGAAACTCTTTTTCTTCTATTTCGTTCTTTCTGAATGCTTCCGCTAACGCCTTGTACAAATCGTATGTTTCTTTTGCGGGATTGAACGGTGCGGTTTTGTAATATTCCGTCACAAACCATTTCTTACCGTCGATGCTTGTCAGATAAAATCTGGTGTTTGGAATTGGAATGCTCCCCATCATGTGAATCACCATCCCCCGCGTGACAAGCGAACCCATTCCGTTCTCGTGCTACGCCGAGACCGAGTATGAGTATACAATTCTTGGTATGCCTTGCGCTCCTGCTCTTCCCTTAATGCTTGCTTTTCCTCCAGTTCCCTGACTGTGGCGATGAGCTTGTCTTCTTTGCCTTCCGCTTCGCCTCTGGCAAGCTGTTTTTTCAGCTTCGCCAATACGCTGGTATCTGCTCTTCCGTTCCTTTTCAATGTAGAGCAAGCCATTGGCTACTGCGTCAAGAAACTCCTGCATCTCGGATTCCGGGATGGATTCTTGGCTTTCTTTGCTTTTGGATATACAGCAATAACCGTTATCGTCGTAATGGATGAAATAGGGAGAGTTCGGAACCTGTTGTACTCGCATAGCGATATCCTACCTTCCGTTCTGAAAGACGATTCGCCGGGAGTGTTTCCCGTTGCCCGCTGCTCGCCGCGTGGAGGCTGTCTTTTTGAGCAGCTGCGCGGACAAAACCGCGCTTTTGAGTTACATCTCCGCATTGAACAGATTGCGGAGCTTATAGGTAATATCCTCGCTGTTACCGACGATAGCTGCCGCCTCATTGATTGATGCAAGTTCCGAGAGACTGTCAGCGGCGTAGTTGTAGCTGATGGTATAAATCGGGATATCCATACCGGCAATGATGTTCTTCGTATCGGAGAAGTCATAACCGGTATTGTTGTCACCGTCCGTGAGCACAAAGATGATGGGCGTGCAATTCCCACCCAGTTCCTGAGATTTTTTGTAGATGCGGTCCATAGCAACGCAAAGACCGTTATACATAGCGGTATTGCCGTTCGCGTCGAGGGAATTTACAGCACCCTTGTACAAAGTTTTTTGAGTCAGAGAGAACTGGTCAATAGGCAGGTATTCTCTGACATCCGAATCGAAGCCAATGATGCCGATATAGTTGTCGTCATTGATATACTGGATGGTGTTAATCATGGCTGTTTTCAGTGCATTGATAGGTTCTCCGCGCATCGACCCTGAAGTATCGACAACGAACTCCGCCACAATAGGAATACCGGAATCTTTCTCTTCCTTCCAGACACTTTGAGCCTGTGCGATGGTATTGCCATCGTATGACTTGCCTGTATAAGCATAGTCGTCGAGGCCATTGAACCCGTCCTTCGTCGCCTCTGCCTGGTTCTGAGCGCAGAAGGAAACGAAGGCAGCAATAACTTCCTTCTTCTCCGCAGAGACATTCCCGATGGAATACAGAGGATTATCGTGCCGGACACCGAACGGGATGAACTCGTAGTTGCGCTGTAATGTCGGGTCATTCTGGTAGGACTGATACTCCATCACGACACCGTCCACGATGCCCTTGTCTGCCGACTGGACCATTTGCTGGGTGGTGAAGGATACGAGCGGCACGTTCGCTTGAAATTTCTGAAAATTCTCGACAGCAGCTACATCGACAATCGTATCGCTGCCGCTGCTCGCAAGGGCCGCAAGCAGGAAGTTGAGACCCGTTGCACTCGTGTAGGGGTTCGAATATCCCATCATGAGTTTGCCATCGATGGTTGCATTCAGAACGGAAGAAACAGACGCTTCACCGTATTCAGAGCGAAGCATATCCCCTGTTTTCTTTGATACGAGAATACCCGCCACATTGCCGGCCAGACGGTCAGCCTCAACGGTCAACTCTACACCCTCGTTCTTCACCAGCTCGCCAAAAAGCGTATTTGAGGGGGTATAGCACTCCGGCTGATACTTTCCCGTCGAAATGTACTCAGCCGCTGTGCCGGACGGAACGGAGCGCAGAGAGACGCTCATAGTCTTGTCTCCGGAAGTCTTATTGTGCTGGGCGTTGAACTTCTTTGCCATGCTGGTCAGGAAAGAATCAGAGCCGGATTCTGCTGCTTTTTCGCCGGAAGAGAAGATTTCAATGTTGACATCACCGTTCCCATCCACCACAAACGGGTAGGAGGAGTCGATATCCGGCAACTCATCTTTCGCGTCCAAAAACTCCGATACATCAAGCTGCTGCGGGTTCACAGATACTTCCTGTACCCCGATGCGTTTCATCTTTCCGCTTAAATCCGCATACGCCTGTTCTGTTGTCATGGTATTGGTGCTGATATTCGAGTCCCGCATCACCGTCTGGGAGAACACCGCCAATACCACGCCAACGACCGCTAAGGTCGCTACTATCGGGAACACACCTTTTCTTGCCATGGTCAATTACCTCCATTTAGAGTGTCGTATCGTTTCAAAGCCTCGCGGCTGATTTCCTCGTCCTGTTCAAGGTCTTGATTCGTCTTAGTGATGACATCATCAAGTCTTGACATCGCCAAGACCACATCGGTATCCCACGGATTCTGTGCTGAGCGCTGATTGAGTGCAAAGGCAAGAGAATCTAAGCGCAGGATAAGACGCTCATTATCATAGACCACATTGTTTATCGTCTTGATGATACCGGCGTATATCTCCTGCTTCTTTTTAGCGGTATCGGTATCTCCGAACGAGATAATGCCTTGTTGGAAAGCTTTGTATTCTGTCTCATCGAACATCGATGCCGAGCGGATAGCGTCATCCAGCCGGTCATAAAATATCCGTTCTGCCGATGCCAACAGCGTCAGGCACTTTGCCTGCTCTCCGGAAGTCTTGTTGTCCTGCGTCATGCTGTAGGCTACCGCCATCTTTTGTCCGAATCGCTTGACCTGATACAGCATCTGGTCGGCTTGGTCTGAGAACACTGCTTTCGTTTTTACGGTCGCGTTAATTTTCTCCGCATAGACTTCTTCTCGGTTCATGGGCTTATCCTGCGCAGGCTTTTCCGATTCCCGCCGCTTCTCCCTGTACCGGAATACAAAGTACCCGCACAGGAGCAGGAACAGGACCGGTGCCGCGTATTTTGCCAGAAGCACAAAGAACAGCGAAGCGCCGTGCATATACTCAATCGCGTAGTAGGTATGAATATACGCCTCGACCATATACACGGCAGCTGCTGCTATGATAAGTACGCATATACAAAACATCTCTGCCCCTCACCCTTTCTTTCTCATGCAATCCTCGCACACGGTTCGGAAACAATCTGCGGACGGTCTCTCGTGTTTCGGAAGCGGCTTTACCGCCTGTATATGCAGTTTCGCGCCCTGTTCCGGGGTCCTGCCGCAGACAACGCACCGGAACCTGTCACGCTGCAAAACCTCATACTTGATTTACGAGGATGCCTGCCTCCGCTCGTTTTCCCGCTGCTGGCGTTCCCGCTCGTGCTCCTTAGCGAGTCTTACGAATTCCTTAGCTTCTGCCATCGAATAAGTCTTAGACTCCTCCATCGGCTTGCCTTTATGCGGCGTATACTGCTTCACCGCAATGAAGGTCGTCTCGGTAACGGGAGTGCCGAACACCGCCGCATTGACCAGTTTCTCCTCATAGTGCTTATACAGCCAGAAAGGGATTCTTCTCCCGCAATCATCGTCCTTCTCGGTCCAGTTGGGGATGCTTTTGAGTTCTTCCTTATATGCCGCAAACTGAATCACATTCGACTGTGCCCATCCGAAAACCTCTTCAAACTGGGGAATCTTTTTCCGGACTGTGCCCATGAACAGCTTATCGAGGGAAGCACCCCTATACTCTTCAAGTGATTCAAGCGGGTATTCGAGACGAATTTCCTCGTCCACATCATAGAACTCATATCCCTGATTGACTTCCTCAATGCCCGCCAGTATCTCGCTGGTATTGCGCACATCCTTCTTGGCAGCAGAGACGACGAGAAGCCATATACCGGCCAAAACAGCCAATGCGACAACAATTACCACGGCAATCGTCACCGGCGACATTACTGCTATCTGGTCCTCTACCCAAAACGAAAACTCCTCCGGCATATCAATCAGCCAGTCTATGAAATCCATCGGTTTACCGTACATCTATGATTCCTCCAAAATTCCAGACACTGTCTGGAAAATCTCCGCGGACAACACCGCTATGACTGCCCTTGATTTTCATTATCTGCAATTCGCACGAATCGGCAACTTTTTCGCGTAAAAACAAAAAAGCAGCCATCCGAGATGGATGACTGCAAAAAATATCAGTGAATTTCGGAAAAATGTTGCAAACGACCTTGCAAAACCTTGGAAAAATGTCGCAGTGCTTAGAAATGTGCCTGGTCAATGCTGTTTTTCGTTAGAGTACGGAGATGACAGAAGAGCGTTCGTGTCGAGCACATAAAATTTTTCTGAGATTCGCACCTATCGTTTCAGGTGTTTTCTCGGATGGTATCGAGGATGACCTTCTTTGTGCCGCGCACCGAACAACCATTATCCTCAAATGCCGAAAACAGCGTTTGTACGAATTTCTCATTCTCTTCTTTCGAAATGTCCGGCATCCAGAAAGAGTAGTCATCATCGCCGTACCTGAAGACGATACCTTCAATTTTTGGGTTCTTGCTCATAGTGTCTCCTTTCTTTCCGTTCTGAGTATTCATTTAGCATACACGCTCGCAGCCATTACTCCAACAGTGATAATACCGGTCACGAACAGAAGCATGCAGACGAACATAACGCCGAATGAAAGCGTGAGGTATGAGATTTGTTCGACCATGCTCAGCAGATGAATTTTGTCCGTTAATTTGTCAATTTCATCTACATCCTCCAACTGCTTTTGACGCTCTCCCCCCATGACCAATGCCTCATAAGCACCGCCGAAACTGAATTCATCGTCCGACAGCGGCTTGCTTTTGGTCTGCATCATGAGGTCAATCAGTTTTTCTTCGAGTTCCGCTTCCTTTGCGCATTTTTCCGCATCTTTCTCATCCAGCATCTTGCCCGATAGCTTGTAGCAAATGAACGATGCAATGCAAAGCAGCGCTGCACTGACAAGCGAGAAAATCATGATTCCACCTCAAGAGGAAGCTGCTCAAACGGCAGCGTCAAGTAATCATACAGGGATTCGGCGGTAGGCATGTCGTAGCGCATCCGGCGACCATCTTCGAGGTCGAACCAGATACATTTGCGAACATCCTCATACAGCCACCACTCAATGGTGTCCGCCTTGTCATCCAGTTCTTCTTTGAGGATGCGGAGCAATGCAGCAAGATACAGATTGTGAATCCTCCCACGACTGAAGTCATGGGCTTCCCGCCCTTTTTATGGGTAGCGGCGTTCTAACGAAAGATACGGTAATCCCTCAGCTCAAGCGTCCAGACGGAAGCCATCACCGCAAGAAAACTAATAACTCAGTTAGCATCTGTACATCTTACGCTGCCTGTGTGCCGAGTTTTTTTAGCTCAGGATACAGAACTTTAAGCGTGGCAAGTGTAACTTGGATTCTACGCTCAGCATTCGGAACATTGCTCGAAAGCTGAGACCTCACCATCGCTGGCAAGGGTTTTAGCAACTCTCTGACAAAGTAGCGAGCGCCAATATTGTAGCTCGCACTTAGGTCGCAGTTGTATTGTTTGCCGTTTGCAAAAGTTGCAAGGGCATGATTGGTTTCATCCCGCTTCAGGGCACCACTGCCATCAAAGGCAAGTTTGCTTGTGCCCCAAGCACAGATATGCGAAATACGGATGCCGCAGCGGTGTGCTTTATGCTCCGCAATGTGCTGGATGCCGTTCTTTCGCCACATCTGAATCTTCTGCTTTTTGGAAGATGCCTTCTTACCCTTGAAGTCCAAGTGCTCGAAAACAATTACATCAGCAGAATAGAGAACCGCAAATTCTACAATGGCAGAGGCAATCTTTTTGGACAACTCATCATTGATGCGTTTGGCATATGCCCAAAAATTATGTGCCTCGCGAGAACCGTGCAGTCTTTGAAACTTCTTAATGCGATTGAGCACATGATACAGATGGTCTTTGTCACTTGCAAAATTGATAAACTTTCTTGCAAGGATAGTTCCATCTGCGGTCATGATACAGCAAGTTGCGTCTGTATTAAGACCCAAATCGACTGCACAGATTCGTTGCTTTTTGATAGGCGTTTTACTAAGGGGTATATTTTCCTCAAACGAAAAGCGCAGACTGTATTTACCGAAACGCTTTTCGAGTACAGGCGCAGAGGCGCAGGCGTGCATCCAATATTTGCGCAGGTAGGCAATATCGGTTTTACGCAAAGTGACAGTAGCCCACACCCAGTCGTTCTTATGATAGACTTTCAGGTGAACCGTATGTTTGTCATTTAGAGCTGTAATCTCATTTTGAGAATTCTTTAACTGAGCAGCCTGACGTTTTTCCTTCTCGATTTTCTTTTCTTCCGGCGTGAGCTTGTCCTTGGCTTTCGGATTCTTTGGAACTTTCACTTTTTCGGGTGCGCCTTCCACCTCGAACATATCATCGCGGAAGAATGTAGGAAATGCTTTTCTATCAATCTGAAGCGTAGGCGCAGCCGTCTGCTTGTCGGTGTTTTCCCAATTAGCAAGATTGCTGCGGGAACTGCTCACTGCACCGATAGCAGCTGTAATGGTTGCACGGCGCAAGTACGAAGGATACTTACGGAACTTTTTATCGAATTCCGGATATTTGGCTTCACGGTTTTTATTGCCATGAACCAACTTTTCAATATAGCGTCGCTGCTCCAAAGCTCCGGTGGTTATGCTTTTTACAGCATCCCAGTTCTCGTTGACAATACCAATCAGGTAGGAGAGTGCTTCCCGATATACACGAACCGTATCGTTAAGGTTGACACTGCAGTTGACAATTCTGACTTGATAGCTGGATGTAATATTCAAAGCACTCACCTCCTTTAAAGTATTCTACAATTCTATTGTATGCAATTCGCACATATGTGCAATATCCGAGTTGGAATAAACAGGAAAACTGTATTTTCCGATATTTGACCAAAGAAACGAGCTTACCCCGCCTAAGCTTTGAAGCAATAGACGGGGTGTGCTCTTCATTTCCCATCAAGAGAAAAGCCGCCTAACTCATGACTGAAGTCGCAAGCTTGCGGCGGCTGACTCGTCAGCATCGAACACTACTGCTGAGTCGCAGATTTTGTCGAGCGCATGGTCAAACGCTGCGATTTTCCGGTCTTGTTCTTGGATGTCGGCAATCGTTTTGCAAAAAAGTTCCTTGGAAATCATTGTTTTCCTCTCCCATACAAAAAAAAGAGCCTCACCATTAGCAGGTGAGACTCAGCATATCAGTAGCGATAATATCTCGGCACGATTTTGCCCTTGTCGTTATCCATCATCATGGCGGCAAAGGTTTCCATCCCGACGGGGACGAACTCGGCGGTATAGTCGAGCGTGGTGTCGAGTTCTTTGGCGACATCCGACATTGCCTGCAGGAACGCAGCAAACGCCGGGACCTCCTTGTCGGTCAGCGTCACGCCGGTGCAGATGGATAGGTAATCATCCCCCACATCCGCAACATCGTCCTCTTCTCTGCCAAAGACGCCATGCACGGACTCGATAGCGGCAAGCATCTTATCTACCTGTGCGGCATTGAACGGCGTATCGGGTTCGAGCGACATCTCGAAGGTGTTACAGAACCATTTATGGATATCCTTAACCGCCGATTCCGGCACATAGTCGGGGTTGTCGCAGAGTTCCTTGCCATCAAAGGACAGCATGACAACATTGCTCTCCACATCGTAGTATTCGAGGCCCTTGTACCGAACCGCCTCGCAGCCGTATTCCTGCAGCACATCGCTCCAGAAATTGTAGCCGTAGAAGTTCTCGGTGCTGAAAAAGTGAATCATCTCATAGGAAAGGAGCACCTCAACATCCACATCCGTCACCAGCCGGTCAAGGATTGCGGCCATTTCCGGCGTGTGCTGCCAGTCGGTATCAAGACCTTTCAGACCCACGCCGCCGGTCTTATCCTGAACAAACAATACCGTCTTGCCATCGACCTTGATGTTCAGCTTATGCATCGACAGAGATTCAATGCTGGCGGAATTGATAAACTGAAGCAGATAATGTGCGAGGCAGCTGCGGATATCGTCCGCGTTGCTGTCCCCTTTCCGAATCGTGATGCGCTCAATGGCGACCAACTCAGTGCTCATGGTGTTCTCCTTTTTCTGTAAGCGGCAAGACTTATCCTGCGCAGCCAATGTTATAAATTTATTCGATGTTAGGTGATATTAAATCGCTTGCAAGTAGCTGACAGCCAATTTGACAAGCACATACACGCCCGCGAGGTTTTCTGCGATTTTGCAGAGGTATGTCATGATGGTGAACTTCGTCAGTCCTCTCCGCTTGAGCCTGAACATCGCCACGGTGGACGCAGTAAGAAGGAACGCGATAGACATCATAGCCTGAACGCTGACCAGTATAAAGACATTAAGGCTGAACTGCACCATGTACTGCGCCTGCACATCTTCGATGCTTTGAAGGCGTAAGGCGAGCTCCTCGAAAACAAACGCAATTCCGGTACAAATCGCAATTACGAGAAGAGTCTGATTCAACACATCATCGATGATAGAAGACGGCTTCCCGCTCTCAAATTGGCGGATAACCGCCGTCGTTTTCTTACCGAACTTGTAATCGTACACAGCGTTTCCCGCAAACAGCGCAGCCGACGACAGCATCAGTCCCGCCGTACAGACATTGACTATATCCATAGCAGTCCCTTGTCATTTGTTCAGAACGAGAACTTGCACTCACGACGTTCGCGGCCGTTCCCGCCCCAGTAGTGACGCCAGCGCGGTGCTTTCCCGTCTCCCTCATTCTTGTACTTCTCTGCCACATGGTCGCCTACCGTAAAGACCTTAACATTGACCCTCTGTGCCTTGCCCTTGAACATAAACGGCTGACGGTCCTCTTTCTTGATAGGATTGAGGTGTACATCAGAGCCCTTACTCGCGAGGTAGTAGGCGCAGAGCATCGCAAGGCGAACATACGGTGTGCCCTCGTTGTAGACGGGAGGAATCTCCTCCATCGTATCGGGGACCGCCACATCGGTGGTAGAGCGCTGATTCGCAGCTTTCTCAATATACTGCTTTGTGCTCCGAGTTGCTTCCGTCAGCGTCTGTCCCTCCTTAATCCAGGCAGGCAGAGACAGGAACGCATAGTTCTCCTTCTCATTCACAACGCCACCGACCAACACGATGCCGATAAACGTATCCTTGGTCTTGGGCTCGAACTCGATATGTACGAACATACCGCAGTAATCCTTGCTGTCATACAGCGGCAGATAGAAGTCCTTGAATGCGAGGCGTTCGAGAATCTCGTGGTGGATGACGATGTCGTCCGTATCCATCAGCAGTTCCTGAAAATCCTTGTCGAAGTCATAGACGACCTTCTCCCGAGCCCAGTTCCCGATGGTGTAGATGGGGAAAACCTGTCCAGCCAACTCCTTATCAAGGCCCGGCTGACGCATCTTCTGCGCGACACGGACACACTGCATCATGGCTTCTTTCGTGTACTCGTCAAGAGTCTTGCCTGCCGGGTCCTGAAAGTCGAAGCCGATACGGTTCGAGCGGGTAACGACGTTTGCAACCAATGCGATTCTCAGCTGCTCGTTAGTCATAGTATTTCCTCCGTAATTTATGATATATTGATTTTCTATTTGAAAGCTGTTCGCCAGCAAAAGCTGTTGCCCACTGTCCGCCCCGTGGAGGCCGCTTTGAAAAGACAGTTAGCGGATTTCTCCGCCGTTACGCCTTGATATTCAGGTGTTCGTTGATTTCTCGCTCAGTCTTGCCCTTAGTGAGGAAGACAGGTTTTACCTTGAACTCCTTTTCCTTAACAATGCGTTCCAGGCATTCCCATCCCTCGCTATCCGACAACTCGAAACCATACGGGTCGATGTTCAGGAACAGCCAGATTGGTTCTGCTTGCGGTTCGCCGCACATCATCCAGACTTTCAGAATTTTCGTAATAGCGGCAATGCCTTTCTTCCACGAGACCGCCATCACGCGGCTAACATCGAAAACCAGAAGCCGGGGTTCCTGCGAATCCTCGACATCGACCTTGACGGTATGTGCAAGGACAAATCCTTCAGGAGTGGACTTATATTGCTTGACCGCCATCTGTACTTGTCCTGGGATGAGCCTGTCGTGGTCTAAAACAAGCGCTGCATAGCTGCCGGTAACATCGAACAGGATGATTGCATCGGTACTTTTCTTCAGAATCCTGGCAAGCTGCTGCTTGCACCACGATGCGTTGATGACCTCGCTTTTGCCTGTCACCAGCGTATACCAAGCGTTAGTTTTTATTATCGGTTGCATATTCTCCTCGCGCTTTGGGTTATTTTTCAAATTATAACAACCTTTGCAACTAATTGTATTTGTGCTATAATAACATCACAATAAAATGTCGTTGTAAATGAGGTGGGCGCTTTGCAAATTACTTCCTGCTATCATACGCTACACCTATGTTTCATGTAGAGGCAGTCGTTTGCCTGACACACGAGGCGTGACAGGCAAAAATATATAGCCCGAAAACCATGATGAACAGGAGGTACCCAGATGAGTGAAATCACGTTGAACAGCCTTCCCAAGACCTTGGACGAGCTGAAGGCTATGCCCCAGGCTGCGCTGACTGTGCCGGAGGAAGTGGCCGCTTTGACAGTGGCGGCGCTGGCGCTGTACCCGGAAAACCCTGCCGAGACCGAGAAAATGCTGGATTTCCTGCGCGGTCCGCGTCCCTTGAACGGCATCGACAAACAGTTTATCCGCGACCGTTTTCGCGGCAAGGAATACCTGATGCGTTCCTACCTTGTCGGTTCCACACCGGAAAACAACTACACACCTGTGCAGCCGTACCGAGTCGCCGTTTCGGAAAACACTTACAGCCGGACGCAGTTTGTTGACGGGTACCTGACCTTATATGTGGCTTGCAGCGGCGCTGACAGCCCGCGCCCTCTAAAGCTACGCAACAAACCATCCACAGGGCAGTGGTTTTTGTGGGAGCAGCAGCTTTTGACCGGCATCCGTATTCCGCAGGTAGCTGACCCCTGGGCATAACTCCCCGCCCTGCGACCTTACAGTTTTCCTGACAGTTAAATCGCTCTCGACCCATGGACAGGTCGAGGGCGATTTTTAGTTGTGCATTGCGACGCATAAAAAAGGAATCTCACTTGAGTGAACCTCCCCACCTAAGCCTTTCAGCTATAGATGGGGAGATTCACATGATAACAACCCATGATGTTTTCCTCCTTATTCAGTATTACTTCCGTTCTGGACAAATTATAGCCGGGTGCAGTCCCCCGTTACCCGCCGCTCACCGCTCGCTTGTGAAGGCTGTTGTCCTTAAGCGACAAAGCCTGAGAAATTGCTCAAAAGAAAAACCGTGACCACGAACACGCAGCCACGGTATAAAAACTGCCAGCCAAAGGCGGTGACCGGCAGGATAGGATGTACAAGCGGGCAGACATGATGGCATATGCAAAAAATCGCACTTAGAAAGGAAGGTTTTCTGTTCGGCGGGAAAGAGAAAGAGGTTCGAGAACCCGCCAGACCCATTTCCGCTTGTACAATTCTTATTCTATGCAATTCGCACAAACACGCAAGCAAAAAAAGCAAAAAGAAATCCCCTCGCACCGAATGACCGGTACAAGGGGTTCTCACTTTGATAGAAAGAAGGAAGCTGCATCTCTGCAGCGCAGCACATTCAAGTGCCGCAACCGTCATTGACGGGTCGAAGGTTTTGGTGTTTACTCCGCACCGGCTTACAAGGTCATCATCGATGACACCGTCGAGTCTATACCTCCTGCCTTCTATAATGTATTATACCACAAATCGCACTTTTTTGCAAGTTTTTCCTCAAAATTAGGCTCACTTTGTATGCAGCTACGCCTCAGCAGCTACGCTTTGACTTTCCCGCTTCCCTGAGTTCCGGCAGCTACGCAATTTTCGGAGAAGATGCAGTTTTTGCCCGTTATTCCTGTAACTCAATTCCAAAAAGTGTCCGTATTTCCAACTTTTTGGGAATGAGATGGACCAAATCCCTCAACTCATTTGCAGTTTGCCCTTTGCCTTTCCTGTATGGAAAAAGCACCCGAAATGTGCTATAATTAAGGCAAAGAAATTCGTCCAGAGCGGAGATACACACGTCAATAACCCACGACTAAAGTCGCGGGCTTGCTCCGGCAAGTCCGTGCTTTAGAAGTGTCCGCAAGGATATGTTGACTACCCTTTGCACATTAAGTTGTGCCCCGTTATAAGCGAATAGACAGTTACCGTACGGTGTAAATCCTAGCCGTGCGCTCTAAGACAACAACACATCACGTAAAGCTGAGGCAAAGCCGACAGGTGTGGCTGTACCAAGCCGTTTATAACCTTGGGGAAGGATTTTTACCCTCTTCGGAGGAGAGAACAGCTTTTTATTGGCTGCTAATTTATCGAAAGGAGCATGGTATCATGCAATATGTGTATGTACTTAACAAGCACGGCGAGCCCTTGATGCCGTGCTCACCCGGAAAGGCTCGTCTGCTGTTAAAGCAGCAAAAAGCATGCGTTGTAAAGCGCACACCGTTTACTATTAAGCTCTTGTACGGCAGTGCAGGATACAAACAGCCCATCACTCTCGGTGTTGATGCTGGCAGCAAGCATGTCGGCTTGTCTGCATCTACAGAAAAGCGCGAACTCTACCGCGAAGAGTTTACTCCTCGCAACGATGTGGTAGATTTGCTTTCCACGCGCAGACAGAACCGTCGTTCAAGGCGCAATCGCAAGACTCGTTACCGTGCGCCAAGATTTGATAACCGCGTTCACAGCAAGCATAAAGGGTGGCTCGCTCCTTCAGTAGAAGTAAAGATTCAAGAGCATATTACTGTTATTAAGCGTATCTGCCGAATTTTGCCTATCACTCTTGTAAGAGTGGAAACCGCAGAATTTGACACACAGCGCCTGAAAGCAATGCTTAAAGGAAAGCCTCTGCCTGTAGGGACAGACTATCAGCTTGGCGAGATGTACGACGAATACAACGTTCGCCAGTACGTTCTGAAACGTGACAACTATACATGCCAATGCTGCGGTGCCCACCCGACAGAAAAGAAGCCAGTTCGGCTGCACGTTCATCATCTGGAGAGCCGTCATGTTGGAGGCAATGCTCCTAACAACCTGATTACCTTATGCGTGGCATGCCATAAGGCACTCCACGAGGGAAAAATCACATTGGACAAAGGCAAAAAGCGCGGCAAGCCGCTGCGCGACGCCGCCTTCATGGGCATCATGCGCAACACGCTGCTCGCACGACTGAAGGATGAACTGAACATTCCTGTCAAACAGACCTACGGGTACATCACCAAGCTGTTGCGGGAGAAGAACAAAATTCCCAAAAGCCATGTGAACGATGCCCGCTGTATTGCCAAGGCTCCAAATGCAAAACCGTGCGACACGATGCTCTATACGCGGGCATTGCGTCATCACAACCGGCAAATTCATAAGGCGAAAATCCTCAATGGCGGCATCCGCAAGAAGAATCAGGCTCCGTACCTGGTGAAAGGTTTCCGCCTTTGGGACAAGGTCCGATACAACGGCGAGGAATGTTTCATTACCGGCAGACGCTCAAGTGGGTATTTTGCCCTCAAAAAATACGATGGAACTGTTATCTCGAATAGCGCAAGCTACAAAAAACTAATGTTGCTGGAAGCAGCGACAAATTATATCACGGAAAGGAGCTAAGGGCGCATTCCTCCCACGACTAAAGTCGCGGGTTTCCTGCGCCAAACTCATGACTATCGGAGACATTCTCGTTAATACCAACCGGGCAAACCTCAATAATCTGCTACCGTTATCGGAAGTGAAAACCAAAAAGGATTTCGCCAAATTCAAGAAGAAGGGCTATACCGTCGGCATGACTGCCGGGGAATTTCAGGAGAAATACCCGCTTCTTCCCATTGAGAACATTTATGCCTCATACAACATCCTGTCCTCGCTCTATTATTGCGAGCCTCAAAATCCTACCATCCCGATTGTCTTGAATCTTCAGATTTACGGCGACAAGCGCCTATCTGTTGCAAACGAATCGGATGAAGCATTTCAAAATCGGATTCTCTCGATAGCAAAAGCGATTTCTGAGGGGAATGTCAAGCGGATTCGGTCGTATCTCTTTTCTCTCGAAGACAGTTTCAGGGTTTCGGTGCTCTCACAGTATATCAAGAACGCAGAGCCCTCACCTGAACTGTACAACCTCTTTATGGATTATTACAAATCTACCGATTATGGATTCCAGAATCTCAGCGAAGCCGATATACGCAAAGTCCTGTCCGGTAAATCTGAGGAGCAGAAGAAGAAAACTGCTGAAAAGCTTCGGAAATTCCCGGATACGGTTACCGTTTATCGCGGAGAGGGCAGCAAATCAACGCCGTATACGCAGTCTTTCTCTTGGACGGTCAGCTACAAGGCAGCTTGTTTCTTTGCCTGCAGGTTGCCGAGCGCTGAAGACAGCACTATCGTATCGGCAGAGGTATCGAAGGATGATATCATTGAGTTCTTCCCCGAAAGAAATGAGGCGGAAGTTGTCATTTTACCATCTGCCGTGAAATCTGTAAAAGTCGATACTCTGTATGGCTTAGAATCTGTCGAAGAAGAAATTCTCGAAATCATGCCCCTGTACCAAGCCGGCCGCGAAGAGATTCGGCATCTGTATGCAGTTCATGGCAAACTCGATGCAAATGAGTCCGGGCACGATGCCCTGCACACGCTGCGTGTACTATTCAACGCGCTGCTTCTCGTTGAGATGGATGGCATTATGCTTTCCGAAGAAGAAACGCAGATGCTGATGGATGCTGTCATTTACCACGACATCGGCCGTACGAACGATTTCGTTGACGATAGCCATGGCAAGGCATCCCGCGATATTTATGCTGCTGACCGCAAACCCGAAAATCCCGGTACTGGATTTCTCATCGAGTATCATTGCCTTGATGATGCTGTCGCTCGCAGAGATTTAGAGGCTCTTTCTTTGCCGAACGTTGACCGCATCTGGCTGCTGTATACGATTCTCAAAGATGCCGATGCGCTTGACCGGGTCCGGTTCGGGCTCAGATACCTTAATCCTAAATACCTGCGCAACGATACAGCGCATAAAATTCTGCCCGTAGCACAGCTTTGCTTAGAGCACCTAACATTTTAAGGAGTATACATGGCTATTACCTGAAAAAGGATGATGGTGAAGATAGTACGCTCCACATCTTCGACAAGTCGAAGTACGATGCGTCCAGCAAAAGCATCAACGGCTTTGTCCGCAAACTTCCTGCCGGACAAAAAGCGAGCGAACGGTCTCTGAAAATTGCAGAAAGCTACGGCTTCGAGTTGCATGAGGATGAGACCCATGTTATGCCGTTCGTGCGCAGACAGTGGCTCAAAAAGAAAACCGAAGAATGATACAAACCAATCCGGTATTCCGACACAGCAAGAGGAGCGTCCGCCAAAGCAGACGCTCCTCTTTGTGTTTCTTGTGCTTTTTGTAAGCTTGCGGCTTACTTGCCGCTGTTGTTCAGGCGCGGGATGGTCTCAGTCTTCGTTTCATTGCAAACCTTGCAAGTATAGGTCTTGACGCCTTCTTTTTCAGCCGTAGGCTCAGTAGTCACAACACCGTTATCCCAAGTATGGTCTTTTTTGGGCGTGAAATCGAAAGTGCTGCTCACATCACCGCAGACGGTGCAGTAGATTTCGGTACGGCCCTCTTCCTTGCAGGTAGGCTCTATGACACGCTTAGCGGCACGATGACCGGTGGAGTGTACAATGTTGTCCTTGTAGGAGAGGCTGTCATCCTGATTGCACTTATGCATCGTGTAGCCGTCTTCGGTACAAGTCGGCGGAACAACGGTAACGGTGAAGGTGTACTTGGTGGGCAGGACCTTTTCGGTCTTGGTCGCATCGCAGTTCTTGCAATGCAGGGTCTTTTCACCGGACTCGTCATAAGTAGGCGGGGTAGTGATGACACCCTCGTTCCAGATGTGACCAGTACCGCCGTAGTCGTAGGTCATGGTATGGGAAGCATCGCGCTTGCAGTGCATCAGCATGGTGCCCTTCTCGGTGCAGCTGGCCTTTTTCAGGCATTCGGTGTGCTCGGTGTCCCAATCATGGTAGCCGATAGCAGGCACAGGCATCAACACTCTTTCGTTGCACCCCTCGTAGCTGCAGTACATCCAACGCTTGCCTTCAGTTTCGCAATAAGGTCCCTCGATGATTTCGCCAAGGCGCGTGTAATCGTGGTTATGTACCTTAGCAATATCTTCGGTCTTTCTTGCTTGGCAAACGCTGCAGGTGAAGGTTTTGATGCCCGTTTCGGTGGCAGTGGGCTCCTTGGTGATGACGCCTTCATCCCACTGATGCTCGCCAGTGGCAGGCAGGTCTTTCACATGCTGCTTATCGTTGCAGCGCTCACAGACATTGTCTACGCTGCCAAGAGCACCACAGGTAGCCGGAGTAGTGACTTCTTTGTACTGATGGCCCAGCGCAGGAACAGGCGTATCCTTGTACGTCTTTGCGGGATTCTCGTTGCAGGTGTGCAGCGTGTAGCCGTCCTCGGTGCAGGTAGGAGGAACGACAGTTTCGGTGAAGGTATAGCCCAATGCAGGAATTACTTCCTTATGCACATGGGTCTTGTCATTCTGGCAGGTGTAGGTGCGCTCGCCATCTTCTTCGTAAGTTGCTTCCTTGGTAACAACACCATCGTCCCAAGCATGTCCCGTCGCAGGAACAACTTCCGTATAGGTATGGGTTGCATCGTTCAGGCAGGTGAAGGTCTTGACGCCGTCCTCGGTGCAGGTAGGAGCCTTCGTGACAGTACCATCATCCCACTTGTGGCCCAGAGCCGCGATTTCTTCGGTCTTGGTCTCTGTGCAGCCGGTATTCTGGCACTTGTAGGTCTTTACACCGACAGCCTCACAGGTAGCGGGCGTGGTGACAGTGCCATCATCCCACTTATGACCCAGCGCGGCAATCTCCTCGGTCTTTGTCTCGGAGCAGCCATTACGGGTGCAGGTATAGGTCTTAACACCGGCCTTCGTGCAGGTCGCTGCCGTTGTGACTGTACCAGCGTCCCAAGCATGGCCCAGCGCATTCGTATAATCGCGTTTCTCGGTCAGAGCGGAATCCTGGTCGCAAATGTAAACGGTGTACCCCTGCTCGGTGCAGGTAGGCGCTACCGTATTGCCCTTATGCCAGGTCTTCTCGACCATCGGAATATCTTCCGTGTATGTAGTGCCGCAGGAGGTGCAGGTAAAGGTCTTGACACCCTTCTCATAGATGGTAGCAGGCTTCGTGACCTTACCAGCATCGTAGGCGTGCGGCAGCTTTGCCTTGTAATCGCCCTTATAGGTCAGACCGGGAACTTCGTTGCACTCATAGATAGTATAGCCCTCAGAGGTGCAGGTCGGAGCAACAACACTCTGAATATGATAGGTCTTGTTAAGAGACGGGATTTCCTCTGTGCGCGTCTCATCGCAATCCTTACACTTGAAGGTCTTGATACCGGTCTCGGTATAAGTAGCAGCCTTCGTTACTGTACCGCCATCCCAGCTGTGTCCCTTAGCCGGAACGAAGTGGTCGTTATAGTTCATGCCGCCCCACTCATGGCAGATATGCTCATCATAGCCTTGTGTAGTGCAGGTAGCGTCATGATGGCGCACCGTGAAGGTGTATTTGACCTGAGGCTTTGCGGTAGGGGCCGGAGTAGCTGCCGGAGCCGGTGCGGGTGCTTTTGTCGCGGCCGGTTTGGAAGTTCCGCCGGAAGTCGAAGTGCCGGTGCTCGGCTTCTCCGTCTTAGTCGGCTCGCTGGTGGTGTTGTCCTTCTTATCAGTGTTCTCAGCGGGCGTGGCGGTCGGTGCAGGCGTAGCGGTCGGTGCAGGTGTGGCAGTTACTTCTGGTGTTTCTGGAACCGCAGCCTGACTTTGGCTCGTGGTCACATCCGAACTCGTCGTATCGTTGGTGTTTTTCTTTTTCTTGCAGCCGGTCAAAGAAACCGCAACCGTAGCAGCCAGTGCTACAGCAACGATTCTTTTCGCTGTGCTAACTCTCCTTTTCATGATATACCTCCTTGAACTTTGAGGGATAGTTCTGTAAGTATATTATATCACATTATGTATTTGTTGGAGTCAATTTCAGAAGAATTTACAACTTCCTGATAATGTTCTCCTCTTTGCATAATCAGTACACCCCGAAACTGTGCATATTATCTAGTACACATGGCTAACTCTTAGTCCTTGGCACAAGCCATTGATTATATGCCAACAACAAAAGCGCCCACTTTTTTGTAAGCGCTCTTTTTGTGTTTTGTTTGGTTTTTGCTAAGACGGGAAATATCCTTTACTTTCTTGCTGAAAATTTCCAAAAAGAAATCTTAGTCGATGCCAAGTACCATTTTCAGGTTACCGTTAAAGGAATCCGCAATGCTGTGTACGGTACGATACTGACCCGTATACCTCATGCATTGCTCATGCGTCAGTATGGGTTTCTCATACTCAATACGGTCGATGCGGATATCCACGGTTCGCTTATTGTTGCAGTAGTCGTCTGGGCTATCTGTCAGGATATAGGGCCCGTAGATAACAGTGCCATAGGCATAAATGCCGCTCTCATGCGCCGGGTCCTGCTTGCCAACATGCAGCATCACGATGTCCCCAATCTGCATGTCACGGGTAGCAAGGAACGGCTCCACATGCCCGGGTCCTTTGACCTTGTCGAACAGGTTCCAATTCCGGAGCTTGATGGGCTCAATATAAAATGTCACTATGGCACCTCTGATACGTCAGTTGTTTTCGCGTACCCACTTCACATATCTTCTGGCAATGCTCAGCGGATGGTCTGGAAATCGCTCATCGAATATATCGCGTTCCGAGAAGTTCATGAGGAAGCCTTCCCTGTATTCGGAATCATAGGGGTCTTCAAAGAACATCTTCATGATTTCTTTTGCAGTGAAATGCTTGTCGGGGTGTTTCTCTTTTACGACGTTCTGGAACACTGCAAATGCGAAGCTGTCCCGCGCCCCTGTCATGCCTTCCTCGGTGAAGCTGCCGTTAACGAAATAGTCATCCTCGCCGACATTCACATTCAGGTTCAACAGATACGACACCTCCGGTTTCGGCAGGCCTTGCACCGTCTCCTGAATTTTCCGGATAGCGTAGATGTATTTGTGCCCCTTCGCGGTCAACCCGTTCTTGCATTCCAAAAGACCCATATTCTCCATCAGGGACAAGCGCACATCTTTGACGGTATCCTCAACAGAATCGTAGTCCATCGCTTCTTCCGGTGCCACAATCCAGGCAAAAATCAAGCCGAAGCACTCGTCATTGCGAATACCGCATCCGACATTAGGTTTCGGAACCGTATCGGGCAGAGGCTTGTTGAGGTCACCGTATTCGTCCGGTTTTACCTTGAGTTCAAATGCTTTGAAATTTTGTTCAGACATTTCCTGTACCTCCTGCCTCAATCAGTGTATGTGCATTTTGGGGGCTCAGTCGATTTCGCCCATCTCGCGCAGCTTATTCTCTGCATCACTGAAGATTTTATCGTAGTCGTCAGGATATGTCAATGTCACCAAGACATCTCCGGTTTTTTCATCAAGATAATTGATGGTAACTTTCGGCTTCTCAACGCCATTTAGGGCCGGATACCCTTCAGCGCTGATACCGAACAGCATCGCCTCCGTTGTATAGGGCGATTCGTAGTCGTCGGCATCCATGTTCACGATAAGCAAAAAACCTTAACTGCCAAAATATTTTCAGATAATCTACCGGTTTTCGCTGAAAGTCCAAATTATGGGACATGCCAAGGAGTATAATAAAGACAGACTAAAAAGCAAAGAGCCTCCAAGCCTGTCCGAAAACCACTATCTTACTCATTATCGCCGTTTTCATCGTCTGCTGCAAGGTATGCCGGGCAAGACTGCCGCAGTCAGAGCCATACGGACGAATGTCAGAACGGAACACAAAGAATAAACCACTCTCTCGAAAGGAGCGCTTATCATGAACATCCCTCAAATTCCTACCGGACGCAACAGCTACTATGACCTTGGTCCCACAAAACAGTTCGATGTCGAAACCATCCGCGAGGCTCTGCGCCTCTATGAAGACAACCTGGCTGAGAAGTTTGAGACCGCAAAACCCAACAGCATTGAGCGCATCGAGATGGGCGCAAAAAAGGTATCTGCGCAGACCCTCATCGCAAGACTTAGCAGACACCTACCCCTGTACGCAGACTGAAAGGACTCTTATTAAGATATGACCAATACCGAAATCATCGCAACTATGAGCCGCTGTGTTTGCGGCACTCGTATCCAGTGGACCCAAAACATCGACAACAGCACGCATCGAGGCGTGGTGGACGAGTTCCACCCGGAAAACGGTGCCGAGGACGCATATCTCGCCGTCATCGAGCCGGGACGCTATATCCCGGTTCTTGGTGCCAGCGAAATACAAAAAATATCGATTTTGGAGGACAGACATCATGACGCCTAACTACATTCAGAAAAAACCAGAAATGACCCGTATTGCCGATGCTTTCTCCGGGTATATCCACCGGCATCCAAACTTAGGCCTTGTCTGGTCTGAGAAAACGGGTATGTCCTCATGACGTTGACATTCTCCCCACGGCTAAAGCAGGGGGGAGAATGTCAATTTCTAACTCTCGTTTCTAAGCCGTCCATGTTGAGACCCTTGTACCCAACGATATAGTAGTTTCCATCGTCATCAACCTCTACGCGGGAAAGCACCCAGCATGGTTTGTTGCAATTATCCGCCAGCAAACACTCGATGTCAGAGCCAGAGGTGTACTCATGAAAATCATCCTCGTATCTGCCGCTGGTGTTCAGATGTAACCGGCTCGTCCCGGCAATCGGGCGTTGGAGGTGGTTCAGGTCGTCAACTGCTTTTAAGAGAAGCTTTGACGCGTTCGTGAGCTCATTCCATCGTTGCACATCGTCCGGGTCATCCCTGTCGCAGTCGATATTTTCCAGAGTCAGATTATCATAGTAGCCGGATTGTACCAACAGGTGCTTGACCTCGCCTAGAGCATCATCCATTCGTTTTTGATATTCATTGAGGTCCATGGAGAGCCCTCCTTAATTTGCTTGGGTTTGATGCGCTATCTGGTTTCGTTGAATACATTATACCATATTAGGAATCCCATTGTCCTGACTTCCAAGAGATTTTTTGCTTGCTTTTTAGCTTCAGCCAGAACGGAAAAAGGACCCCTGCCACGAAAGCAGAGGCCCTTCTCTTAAACTATTCCAATTTCGTTGAGCAACTTGACCTTGTCTTCGCTCTGTTTGCCTTGATGCAGTATAAGCGTCTGATTCCGAATCCACCACTGGGACTGCGAACCTGTCGGCAAAGTTATGGACGCTTCTTTGAGCGGAAGTTCTC